ATATCTTAGATAGGAAGGAAAATGGTAGAAGAACAAGTAATTGAATTGTACCGTAATCCCGATGCAAAGGTTAGGGATATAGTCAACCAGACAAATACTTCTATTGGAGAGATTTACCGTATTCTGATATAGCAGAAATCACAGGATATACACCGAGGAATATCAGATACATATTGAAGAAGTATGGGTATGATTTATCGAGGAAATCAGCCCCTCCTTAGCCCAATATGCCAAAACAACATAAATCACCAGAACTCAGACATGCCTTGATGCTCTGGCACAGCATCGTGAACCGCTGCAAAAATAGCAAGTAGTATGTAGAGCATGGAATCAAGAATCTACTGTCCAAGGACGAATTCATCGATTGGGCTGTCCTAGAGGTCAAAAAGTTCACAACTAAGTTCCCAAATGCCTCTCCCTCTGTTGATCGTCTTGATCCAATGGATCACTACAAGATGAACAACATCAGAATGATTAGCTACCGCAGAAATACCTATCGTGCCCTTCTAGGCAGGATAGGCGATGACTTAGATATGGACAATTTCATTGGGGCTGTGTTGGATGTGTGCCGAGACAACGAATATGATGCCAACGAGGTACTCCGCTCCATTTCGGATGTGTGCCGAGACAACGAATATGATGCCAACGAGGTACTCCGCTCCATTTCGGATGCTTTGCAAAATGGCTGTCTATCAGTGGTGTAGACATGCCGAAAGCTAATGACTTATCTGGTAAAATCTTTGACAAGTTAAAGATACTCAGGTACACTGGCTCTCGTTCTGTTTCTGGGAAAATGCGTTGATTCTACCTAGCTAAATGCAAATGCGGCAGACAGGTGGAAGTATTAGGCTCTAGTGTCTCAGAGGGTCGATGCCGATCATGTGGTTGCCTGAGAAAAAGAATCGGCTCTAAGAACCCTAAATGGACCGGATATGGCGAGATTAGTGGCGAAAGATGGGCTGATATCCAGGCCAAGGCAAAAGCCGGAACGCAGGGATATGCCAGAAGAAAAAACATAGCTTTCTCTTTGACAATCAAGCAGGCTTGGAATCTATTCCTGAAGCAAGGACGAAAGTGTGCCTTGTCTGGAATAGATTTGTCATTTGAGCGGGCAAACCCAACAGCCTCTTTGGATCGCATTGACAGCACGGAGGGATATGTGTTATCGAATGTGCAGTGGATTCATAAAGACCTGAACCTGATGAAGCAATCCTTAGCCCAGGCTACTTTCATAGAATGGTGTCATAAGGTTGCTAATCATCAAGGGGGCTAAATGTCAAGCAAGTACATAATCGTGGCGGGCGGCGTCATTTCTGGAACAGGTAAAGGCGTTACTGCCGCCTCGATAGGTCTTCTGCTCAGGCTTCGTGGATTCAACGTCGAGATCATTAAGCTCGATCCCTATCTCAACATCAACGCCGGAATTCTAGCTCCCTCTCAGCACGGCGAATGTTTCCTTTGCGACGACGGGACTGAATGTGACCTCGATCTAGGTCATTATGAACGCATTGCCGACATTCAAGTAAGCAAGGATAATATCGTAACCCAAGGCATCATCAACAAGGAAATCAATGAGGAGCAGGAGAAAGGCAAGTACCTAGGCCAGACCATCCAGGTCATCCCTCACGTTACAAACAAGATCATCGAGCGTCTAGAACATCTGGGGAAGAAGGCCGATGTCGTCATTGCCGAGATAGGTGGCACGGTCGGCGATATTGAAAGTTCTGCTTTTTACAAAGCCGTGACGCAGTTCAAGGTGAAGCACGGTGCCGACTGCATGATAGTCATGGTCGCCCCGATCCTCTGGGTGCCTACCATCAAGGAATGGAAGACCAAGCCCCTCCAACGCAGTGTCATCGATCTACAATCCTACGGCGTCGTGCCCGATCTACTCTTCTGCCGTGTCGAGCGGGAAGTTCCAGAGAAAATTTTACAGAAGGTATCTGATCTCACCTATGTCCCTCGCTCGCTCGTTTTCGACGCCCCCGACGTGAAATCAGTTTACCAAGTACCGATTGAGTTCTACAACCGACAGGTCGATGACATCATTTCCGATAAACTCAGGCTGAAGAGGACCGGCTGCCGCATCAAGAAGTACCGTGAGCTAGTCGAGGCGTACATGAGCGGCGAAATGCTGCTGGTCAACATCGGTATCTTCGGCAAGTACGACAACTGCGACGAAGCCTATATCTCTCTGAAAGAAGCCCTCTACCATGCAGGTATTGCCAATGGCGTGAAGGTCGAGATACGCTGGGTCAAGGCTCAAGAGGTAGAAACCTCCAAGCATCTCGCCAAGTTTTTCGAGGGGCTGCATGGCGTCATCATTCCTGGCGGTTTCGATTCTCGTGGGATCGAGGGCAAGATCAGGGCAATCAAGTACGTTCGAGAAAACAAGATTCCGTTTTTAGGAATCTGCTTGGGCCTCCAGTGTGCCGTGATCGAGTACGCCCGCAACGTCTGTAATCTAGAAGACGCCAACAGTACGGAATTCAATAAGACCACGAAGCATCCGGTCGTGCATCACATTGAAGGTCAGGAGAACCTAGTCAAGCTCTGTGGGACCATGCGGCTTGGTGGCTATGATTGCGAGTTGTCAAAGGGGTCTCAGGCTCATGAGCTATATGAAGGCAAGATGGCTAGGGAGCGGCATCGTCACCGCTACGAGGTAAATCCTGAATATCAGGAGACGCTGGAAGCCAAAGGGTTCAAAACTACAGGTGTCAATCCGCAGACGGGGTTGATTGAGATCATGGAGATGGGGCAGGATGCCCACCCTTACTTCATTGGTACACAGTCACATCCTGAATTTCGCAGTCGTCTCTTGCAGCCGTCGCCTCTTTTCAAGGGTCTAATTGCTGCTGCCAAAAAGAATTGCCAGAGTTGTTGAAAATGTTACAATGCTCAAAGTGATATCTGGGTTTCTTCTCAAGGAGGAGAGGAACATGAGCGTTATTATAGAGAAGATCGAGCAGCAATGCAGGTGGATCGGTACGAAGGGTGATGTCTACCTGGCAGCTTGTTGTATAGGCCAGCGATTGGCACGTTCAAGGTGGTGTTCGGCCAGATCAGCTTTGCACAAGCCAAAGCTTATGTAGCCAGTCAAGGCACGTACACAATCGGGCGGTTTGGCTACGAGAGCGAAATCGATGAGCCAATCAAGCACCGGTTGCGGGAACCGGCACCAAAGAAGCCCGACGCCGACAACAACGCCACTCTCACGAAGGAGCAACAGCGTGAGATCGATAAGCGTGTTTGGTTCCATCGGCGACGTGTAGCAAAAGAGATGGTCGCACACAACATCAAGTGCGATGCTACCAGGGACTACCTCGCACGCAGGGACCGCTGGATAGCCCGTCTACAGAGCATCATGTTCAGTCTCCCCGCTGATTGCGTCACGATGGAGGCCGTTGTTGAGGCATTCGGCAGGAAGAGAAAGCACGTCCTCTATGCGGCGATGGACTTGTATTCGATCAAGCCCTGCGAGGCAGGCATACGAGAGTATCTATACAAGGTTGCATAGACGGCCCGCCGAAGGCGGGCCGTCTTGTTTATGCTGGTGCTGGTTGGGACGGCGGTTGTCCTGGTGCCGCATTCGGGTTTGGCGGTGCAGTATTTGGATCGGGGGCCGGTGGTTGTTGCTGTGTGTTTGGATTGGGCTGTGGTTGTTGGGCCTGATCTTGCTGGCCTTCTGGCGGTGCGGTGGTTGGCGGTTCTTCTGGCGTCGGCTCGGCGGATGCAAGGGTATTGACTGGTACTTTCATTCTACCAAGCAAGCCTTCTAGCTCCGAGATGGACCCGTTTACCACATCTAGCGGCTCGAATTGGCTTTCGCCGTCAACTACATTCATCAGGGCAGTCCCGACTTTCTGAAGCACAGGTAGGTACTTCTCGTTTGATTTCTGCCATCGTGAGTGGAGAATCTTACGAATCTGATCGCTAGTTCCCTCCATACGACGCATCATTTGCCGTTGACCCATTGCCTTTCCGTTCTGGGAAAGGTCTTGTAGGGATGTCAAGATGTCTCCCACCTTCTCGCCCAGGTAGTTTCTGTTCTCGGTGAACAGGTATTCCTCGAAATCTAGTCTTATCATGGAAGTATCTAGTAAAAACGCCATAAATACACAGGTTGCTCGATCAATCCAAATCTGCTAGAATACACTATAATAGTAACAAGAGGACAACATGTGTGGAATCGCTGGCTACATAGGCACAAGTACAAACCCTGACACTTCTTACAAGATCATGTCTAAGGTCTTCGAGGAGCTAGAGTCTAGGGGCCGTGATGCTGCCGGTTTCTGGGGTAGCGGTGAAGACCAACGGGTGATCTATCAGAAGCAACCGATTCGCTCCTCGCAGATGGTGCATTCGCAAGAGTGGCGTAAGCTCAAGGAGTTCAAGCCTAACATATTGCTTACACACGCCAGGGGAGCTTCACAAGGACCGCCGCAGATCAACAAAAACAATCATCCATTTACATCTACCGACTACCGTGTGGGCATGGTTCACAATGGCAAAGTCCCACAGGGCCAGTATGAGTGTCTAACCAAGAAGTTCCAGGTGACTTCGGAGTGCGATTCGGAGGTCATTCTAAGGATATTTGAGGCTGGCGAGGATCATATAAAGGAAGAGGTAGAGGCCACGTTTCCCGGTGTTGATCGGGCAATAGCTTCCAGGTTGTTTGGACTGAAAGATGTGTGGTCTTACATCGACGGGTCGATGGCTGTGGCTATCGGCGAGATACTAGATGCCGGGCATCGGCGAATTTGGTTCTTCCGCAACGCTCATCGCCCCTTGTGGTTTGCCGACATGAGGCAGGAGTTGGGGCAGATATTCTTTGTTTCGACCCCCGACATATGGTATCGTTCTGTTTACAAGCTCAACATTCGCAACATATTCAACCAGAAGATCAAGCTCATCGAACTTCCAGAGAATGAGATATGGATGATGGATATATCTCCCAAGTTTCCCATCGTCATCGATGAGAACGTGCAGAAGTTCGAGATCGAAACTAGCGATTCAAGCGTAACCTGGGAACATTCAGAAGACGACCGCAACGAGGTCAAAGAACGACGGAAAACAATTGAGGTTATTACCTCGCTGAATGACAAGGATGAGCTAGATCACTTAAGAGCTACTCGGCCCAGCCAGGAAGTGAATTACGAAGAAGAGAACACGATAGCAGCCTGCCAGGAGAACTTCGAGATGTTGATGCAGAACATGCGTCAGTTGTTGTCGAATCTTGACATAGTGGTATCGAATCAGGTTCGAGAAGGCTCGATGTCTGGAAAGGATTTTGAAGAACTAGTTTGCTCTTTGGAGCAAACAAAGAGTGATCTAATGGGCACATTTAGCATCCTCGAAGGCAGATAATGGAAGACTTTGAAGTAGATGATATAGTAGAAGATTTCGAGAAACGAGACAAGCGAAAGAAGAAGCTGAAGTCCAAGAAGAAAGGCAACCGTACTGAGCTTGGGCTGGTCAAGTTGTTGAATAGTCGTTTCGCCGATCTGTTAGCCAAGCACCCTGAGTGGGGCCTGTTCTCACGCTCTGTAGGTTCCGGCAACCGCTGGGGCCAGGGCGTACACCTGCCTAAACACGCCAAGGATACTTTCACTGGCGATTTGACTTGTCCCACGAGCTTCAAGTTCGTGATAGAGTCAAAGGGCGGCTATAATGACGTGGATTTGTGTGGTGCCTTTGAGGATGGCGACACCACCATAAACAGCTTCTTGAAACAAGTGAGTGATGACGCCGAGAGGTCGTCTCGTAAGCCAATGGTGGTCTGGAAGAAGGACCGTAAGTCTCATCTAGCGATTATCAAAGGCGAGGATTTGCCGTTGGCAGTTACGGAGGCTGACTACCCGTATTTCATGCGGTATCGGGAGTGGGTGGTTCTTCCTTTGGAGGTTCTTCTGAAGAAGCACGACGCATTCTTTTTCGACCAGCCCGGCGTAGACGGTTGAGTAACGCCTGCGACTTGTTCATCTCGACGCTCTTCGTGAAGACTTCATTGTCGAAGTGCTTCTTCGACACCTTCTCCTCCTTGGGTTCGAGGTTATCGGTGTAGCGGATAATGTAGATGGGCTTCCAGTACGTTTCTCCTGGCCGGATGGTCTTGAGTTCGTTCTTTGACTCTTTGATGAAGCACGGTCGCTCTTTGTAGGTGTGAGTGGCTTCCATTTCTGGCCTTCGACATCGGGGTTACAGGACACGCCTCCATTGTAGTGCAAAAGGACTGTGTGTAAAGTGTTTGGAAAAAATCGAAACCGGAAATAAATTTGCCGTCTATAGATAGATAAGGAATGCACTTGCCACGGACGGGAAACAAGTAGCAAGAGACCCCAGCATCCTTTGTTGCTCTGCCGGGGTCTTCTTTTTTATCGTTCTTCGGCAGTGAAAGCCCCTACATTGTAGCCCTTTAGGGTAGGGGATGAAACCGCTCATAGGACAGGACCAAGGATGGTATCACCTATTGCGAGCGTTATTGCAGACCTGTAAAACCACGTCGCTTTAGTTCTTCGGAACTAAAGGAGCGACAGGGATGAAGCGAGAAGCCCCGACCCTTTAGGGTCGGGGTAGTTCACTCACGTTGTTTTGCCACTTCTTTGTCGATCTGTACCTTCTAGTGGATCAGAAAATCTAGATCACTGGCTTTCTTTGGATGCACGACCGTTGATCTCCGCATGTTCTTGAACTCAAGTAAAATGGTGTGTGTAGCCACGTCGCTCGATTCGTAATCGAATTTCAGGTCGTGGGCCACAACCTGGAGACCGGAGAATCTGTAACGGTACAACGGCGTTCCCAGACTATTTACAATGATCAATTTCAGTTCCTCGTGTTTCTTGGCATTTTCTTCGAGTAGGTACTGAACCCAATCGTGGGCGGTGCCGTCAGTGGTATCGTAGATTTGTAGTTCTAGAGACTTCCAGGCGTAGTTGATTTCTACATTCCTGAAGAAGTATTGGAGTTCAGGACGGGATTTCGGAGTCAGCAAGAACCGGAACGAGCGGGGCCAGACATAGTTGGCTTTGAATCCTGGGTGATCCTGCATCCCTATTGAGATGCGTTTCTCTTCATTCAGATTTGTCTTTACTGTGTTCTCTCCTTTTTTCGGCGGCTCTATATGGACTTCTTTGAGGTTGGCCTTTTTTATTTGTTCGGCGTCTCTATGCTCCCTCTCTTGTTGCCATTTGAGCTTGCGTCTTTTTTCGGCTTTGTCCATGTCTAGCCAGTAATTTTTCATCGTCATATAATGCCTTTCTGTAGTTGAACATGATTTCCATTCCAAGTGTTGATGAAGAGAAGTATTCTGGGTCTAGCATAGAAACTTTGGTGTGCTTGGCGTCTTGTAGCAAGACAGACTTCCGGATTTTACCTTCTTTGTCGTAACAAGTGATTGTGATGTCTGCTAGTTGTGGGTATTTGTAGGAGCTTGATAGCCAGCGGGAGAAGGGCGTGAAGAAGGGGGAGCCATCGTTGATAATCAGTAGTTCGACATCGCTTTGGGAAGCTAGTTTTTCAGGTAAGTTATATGGGTGGACAGGAATGGAGAAGCAAATACGACCGTCGTTGATCGTAGCGAACCAATTGAAATCCTTATCAGACGGGGCGGCGGTTGGCTGGACGTATTGACGTAGATGCCTCAGCATTACTACGGTGAAATACTTTGCCGGTGAGCAATCACATTTTCTAGCTCGATTGAGGCAATCGACAATGCATTCGTTGCACCCTCCAGAACATATTTCAATCGGCGGCTTATGGTTTTCTAGGACGATGCCTAATAGACATCGCAACACACCTTCCAATTTGGCTATTGCAGTTTCATCTGGGCATTCTATGTATTGATCGAGTGCCGCTCTGAAAGCCTCTGGGCTTTGCAGGATGTTGAAATAGTAGTCGCCTAGCCAGGAATTTCTCATTGGTCTAACCTCCTCTGTCATCGTGGCACGTTACTAGTAAATCTGCAACTGCTGCTTGTCGGAAATGTATGTATTTCCGCCGAACTCCATTTCAAACCAGACATTATAGATTCCGCAGTCTAGCTCCGAAGTATCAAAGAAGTAGAACCCTCGGCCCTTATCTCTATAGTCCACAGATTCTCTGTCAACTATAAGTCTTAAATCTTGCTCCTCTGGCAAACAGGGTCCACACGCCTGTTCTATTGAAATTCTCAAGGGAGATGCTATGGCGAGATTTTCATAATACTTCGCCAGATTGGAGCCAGTCGGTACGTTGGGTTCTACTTCAATGATTAGGTGACGCTTGGAACCTATCTTGAGTTTGTTTGGTCGGAACCGGAAGTTAAAGTCATATACTATGGGCGAAGGAGATGAATACCACAGGTTGGAGTAGACATTGAAACCGGCGTTGATGGTGATCTTCGGGTGAGTTGCTTCGACGTTCACCGTCCATACGTCTGTATACTTGCCTATGCCGTACCTGCCGTCCAGCGTTAGAACCGCACTGTACTTGCCAGTTTCATCATGAGTTACAAGAGAACCATCGATAGTCTCTACCAAACGAAGTCCCTTTGGGTTCTCCTCAGTGATTTCTTCTTTGTCGAAGAAGTAGATTTCTACTTTCTCGACTTTGATCACATCGGCGAAGTTATTGGAGTTGTAGAAGAACTGTCTCAGTGTGAGCGTGTCTCCTGCAACTGCATTTTGGTTTCTCTCTTTGGTTGCCATGTCTTATCTTGCCTTCGACTTAGCCTTTCTGCGAGCAGCTTCCATAGCCTCGTTTTCACGCTGCTTCTGCTTGATGAAACGCTCGATCATCCACTTGCGTTCGTTGATCGGCATCACCATGCAGTCGTCTCTGCTCAGGTGTAGATGATACTGGAAGAAGAATATCTCCTCCATCAATGACTGCCAAAGCTCTATGCTTGGGTCGTATTCTGGGTCGTCTTCCTTGCCCTTGGGAAGAAAAAATTTGCTTCGAGCGGTAATTCTAGCTCGAACTCTTCCATGTTGAACGGACTGATGATACTCACCTTGGTATCCACACCGAACGGAGGCTCGTTGACACAGTTCCTCAAGTGAGCTACGTCGCCGATAGGTAGGTGACGCAAGAGTTCTTGTATTTCACTCTTGTCCGTCAGACCTTCGATGTCGTTCAATAGCAAGGCGGTCCTGTAGATCAGGGTGTCGTCGGAATTGTTGCCGACATCGAACTTCGCCTTGTGATCTCGGTACTCCTGAATCCTCTGCTCGTCAGCACCAGTCGGCAGTCTGTAGGTGAAGTTGTAGCCGGTGGTCGGCAGTGTTCCTTGCAGGCTTTGTGGGCCGAAGTTCAAAGGACACTGTTCGAGGAACAACGTAGCTAGGTTGATCGTCGTGGTGAACTGTTTGTCGGTGAACGGACACTTGACCTCGACATCGTAATCCGGGCTATACGAAATACCACGGAGGAAAATGAGAAGGTAGGTTCTGTCAGCCGTCAAGAAGTTGGATGAATCAAACCCTTCCTTGATACAACGGTTGAAGATCATGTTCACAGCCTGCCCCTTCTTCACGAATCTGGGGGTAGCCAAAATCTGTTCTTCTTCTCCAGTCATCGGTCTAACGTGGATAATGCCGTCAGTAGGCCCGTCATCGCCGTTATAGAACACGCCCTTAGACGGGAGTTTGAGTTCTTCCCAGGTTACGTGATGTTGCTTGGCGTTGTTAATCAACTCTTCTAATCTAGCACTACCAGTTACACGCATGGTGGTGTTTGGTGGTGCTACAGGAGTTGGTCTCCTGGTGGGAGACATTTTGGATTCCTTCTGGGTTGTGCCGAAGTCGGCATTCTGAGCCTGGGGGTTTCTGTTCTTGGCTAGAGCAGCCTGGAACTCTGGAGGCATATTGCCCTGGATTTGGAATCCACCGCCTGGGTGATCTACTGCTTCGCCTACCTCGGTAGCGGCGGCTTCACGAATGTTTTGTGCGGCCTGCAATGCCTCTTGCCCTTCATTGGATACCTCTGAAGGTGCTATGCTCTTTCGTTGTGGACGAAATGTTTTCTCATCGGCCATATTATTCTCCTCTTTCTTGAATTTCGTTAGATCAGACTAATCTAACATAGTATGCTTGTGTTAAATCTGGACAACGTAGAGGAACTCGTATTCCGAAACAAGGAGGTAAGAAAACTCCTACCTGAGTTCCGTCCGATGTTCGACCAGTGGAAGCTATCGCAAATGCTCCCTTCCTTGAAGAACATGGGTCGTCGTTCGGTACTGGATTTTCTGAATAGTGTAGAAAGCAGTCACGAAAAAATCCTGGCTAGTTTTTTTGGTGATGAAGTTACCGTAGATCGGATGAACTACAACATCGTTAGTAATCAAGTATTCTCGCTAGATTTTGCTGAGGAAAACCTAAATGATGGGGATGAGCGGTTTCCTAACTTCAGCTTAGACAGGGATAGGGAACGAATCTATATAGTGTGGTGGAGGTAATTTTTTGGAGAAAATTACTAAAGAGCAGGCGACGTACATAGCCGGGGGTAATAGATGGCGAAGGTTACGTCAGCGTTTTGAAGAGGAAGGCCAAGAGTTGGAGGTGCGGATATTACTACACAACAGTGGTAGTGGTGGTTAACACACACACACACACACAAGCCTCTTGTCGAGGCACTTCTATCAATGACCGGTCTTGGTTCGGTGTGTTTCCAGAAAGGTAAGAAGCACAAGCCAGCTTGGAGATGGACTCTACAGGCCAAACAAGTTGAGGCCCTTCTATCAGAAATCATCCCCTGCCTGATCTGTAAAAACAACAGGCCAAACTAGTATTGGATTACACAGGTAAGTGCAAATGGCCCGGTCGATTAGGCTTGTCCCTAGCCGACTTAGAGCTAAGAGAATCATACTACCAAAAAGCTAGATTGCTCAATGAAAAAGGAGTTGCGTAATGGACATTACATTGCTGCTGCTTTTCTGTTTTGCCGTTATAGGGATGACACATATCATTGTGGACAGCACGCTTTTCGAGCCTGTACGCACCTACTTACAAGGGTGTATACCGTGGCTGGGCAAGTTGGTGGGCTGTTACCAATGTTGCGGTTTCTGGTGCGGGGCCTTCCTGGGGTTGACCGTGTTGAGTTGGAATCCCTTTGTTATCTTTGCTGCTGGATGTGCAGGTAGCTTCCTGGCTACTCTAGGGGCCAACTACCTTACATACTTGGAGGCCAACGCATTGGTCAGCGTGGGCGAACCTACAGAAAAGGCAAGTGATGAGTAACTTCTATAAACTACACTGCGAGATATGTAATTGGACATTGGTGACAGATAATGCCGCCGACGTAGATGGCCTCTATGTTTACCTAAGATCAAAAATACAGACCAAAATATCTCACATCGACCCTGAGACGAAGAAGCTAGCTGAATCCAAGTTCATGGACCAAACCAAGAAGTTCCGTTGTCCCAAGTGCGGCAGGCTGGTGAGTGCTAAAAAGGCACCAAGCCCGCAGGACGCAATAGAGCAACAGAGGATTCAGTTGGAGAGAGAAGAGAGGGAACGCAAGTTGCGAGAGGAGTTCGAGAGGGAGGAAAGGGAGAGGAATGAAAAGAAAGTTGGTGTCTCTACTGGACGTAAAAACCGCCCTAAGAGACGCTAGGTTCCGTGACTCGCTGCCAATTGATTTCAAGGACGACGTAGCTAAGTTTATAGACAATCCTGGCTGCGTCTGTAATGTGAAGTTCTATCGCCGCCTCTTGCGTGATGCGAGAAGGCAATTGCATGACTACTTCCCAGATAAAGATATCACCGATGAAACTGAAGAGGTCAAGAAGCTCGCCGAGAATCGGTGGTATGTCATCAATTGCCACATAGACGAACTCGATATCAAGCTACACAGGTTTGACAAGGGCCGTAAACAAATCGCAGCAACCCGTTGGCAGGATCAAATCACCGTGGTCATCAATGAATTGGTGGGCGAGATGAATAACTACTGGACGGTCATTAACTGCACGGTGAACGAACTGGAAGTCAAACTAAAGAGATTGGCACCGGGCCGAAAACAAATAGCAGTTGCCAGATATGGTGAAGAAGTCACTGTGATCGTGAACGAATTGGATATAATTTACTAACCCAGGATGGTAAATATATTGTGGAAAATCTAGTGGACTACAAACGATTCTGCGACGAAGCACCGGTTGCTCTGTATAAAACCCTGCAAAGTGATGGTACATTTATCTACATCAATCCATACGGGGCAAAGCTCCTGGGCTATGATAGTCCCGAAGACGTTGTAGGCAAGGTCAAGTCTACTTCGCTTTATGATCCCGCTTTACGAGCCAGACTCATTGAGGAGTTGCACGCTACTGGTAAGGTGAGTGATTTTCAGGTCATGATTACTAGACCAGATGGCACAACAAAATGGCTAAGTGCTACCGCTTCAAACGGCGATCAGGTGATTATAGGCTCCTTGACCGACATCACAGAACGCAAGGATTTACAGAAAAAAGTCGAAGAACAAACGGCTAAGGAACTCAAACGCATAGCATTGAAGGCCAAGGCGAGGGCCGAATCTATCGCAGCAGAATGTCAAGATAACTTTTGCGGGCAATCGCTCCTTCTTGAATAAACAACAATATAGCTCGGTAAGTTTTGTCGAATTCAGCTTTGGTATCCGCATCAGATAGTATTCGCTGGTGAGTACCCATCTCCATCACTATCGAGAACTCCAGTAGCCACTTCTGGTAATACGCTCTCGTCGTTGAGGGATATATTGCCGAGACGGATGATGCCATGTCCGTCATCATGTACTCGTTCGTATGATTTCCGTTGCATATAGTATCATAGTCTGTGGCCGCAGTTCTCAAAGCGATTTTCTTTGGTGTGCCGTCTCGGTTTACTGGCTGGCCGTTCTTCCACCATATCTCCACGAGGGGAGCTTCTTTGATGAAGTGGAGGACGGCACGGAACGTCATATCAAACTCCGTCTTTATGTCCTGCATGGAAGGAATACGTTGGTGCGTACCCATCTCCATGACTATGCTAAAAGCACCTTGATGAATTTCCCCATTTTGGCTACTGGAGAATGCACCGTTTTTATAGTACCAATCCACTTCACTTCCAAAGATTGGCATGTTGTAGCAGCAGGGGTACGGCGGCTCCTCACCAGCGACCCTGATCGGCGGATTGTTCAACCCTCCGTTTGCTTTGTACATATCGAAGGCCCGAATCATCCTGTAGTTACACATCTTGCCCATCTCGCCGACGATCTTCTGGTAGGCGTCCCAATCTGGACATTTGGCGTCCCTGTCGCCGTAAGGGATGAGGAAGACTCTACCCCAGGTGTGTGCTGATATTACGGCCTTAAATTGATGCTTTAGGAAGAACTCACGGATTGCTTGTACTGGAGCAACCGATTTCCTGCTGGGATCGGCTTCAGTTGGATAGTTCCTGTTGGGGTCCACGCCATCCACATGCCTGCTGTTCGGGTGGCTGTCGGGTGATATGATCGGCACGAAGTAGATGTCACGAGTGTCTAGTAACTCAGTAACGGCCTGATCTTTGCCATATTCCTCTAAGATTGTCCCTATGTAGCCCATCATAACTGATGTAGACAGTGGTTCATTGCCGTGAATACAGGCATGAATCAACACTTTGGGTTTAGGCTGTGTGTTGAGCTTGTTCGTCACCCTGATGTAATAGAGGTCTGTCCCTCTGGTGCTTTTACCATAGGTGCCTACTTCAGTCAGATCAGGTGCCTCCTGATTCCACTTCTTTATCTGATCTACGACCTTTAGGTAGGCGAGGTAGGGCGGAATTTTGACCGAGATTTGTGGTGTCTGCGGTCGGGTCAAAGGTAGAGGGTCTATCGGTCCTGGTGGTTGAATCGGCCAAAACGGTTGTTGATGTACTGGCGGTTGTTGGATAGTTTTGTTGGCCGGCCCAGCGACGTATAGCAGTGAGAATACGCCGACGAACGCAATCAACGGTAGAATAACCTTTTCTTTCATATCTTATATGTTCTTGGCAGTGTATAATCTGGTATTGGTTAGAATTTGGGTACAGTTGCTTATCATTTTTTCTGGGTATTCTTTGTACTTTGATACCTGCATCGGCCACAAGTCTGAATCTAATCTGCGTTCACCTAGAAGCATGGCGTTTTGATAGAGTGACTTGGCTCTCGTGTACTTTTTCAGAAAGTAACATACGTCTGCCAAGAGGCACCAGAATTCGGCCATCAAGGGTCTGTGTGCGATGCACAACATGGCCTGTTTAGTGGCTATGTCGTAGTTCCTTTTGAGGTATAGCTGGACCTGACCGTAGTAGTATCTGGTCATTGTTACAGGCATGTCTTTTTCGCTCAGGAACAGGAAGTGATCGGCTACTCTGACGAAATCCTCATACTTCCGTTGGATTAAAAAGTGGCAGGCTTGATAGTAGTAGGGCGAGGAAAGAGCCGGTGCTGTGTTTAACCAGTTCTGAATCAATTCGCCGGTTCGTGGGTCTTCAGGTTTGTCTTTAGAATAGATCAGGACCGGGATTGCAGGGGCGTCGTTGCAGATGACGGTCTCGAACACCGGGTTCTGAAAACGGAGGCCGGTCTTCTTGGGCCAAACCCGGAGTTCCTTCGTAATAAGGTCATTCTGGGCTATTGAAACGTGGTATGGGGCCTCAGCGTTTATTAGTTCGTCGTGACCTAAAACCAGTACCTCCCAAGGGTTTATAGAGAAAACTAGCTCGCTGCTGGTCTCTAATAACTGGTTCTTGGCGGTGGAGTAGTCATAGGTGGGGTTGATATGCATGATCTTGGCTCCATGCCGCTTACAGATATCTATAGTGCCATCAGAGCTACCCATATCGCCTACTATTATTCGTGCATTCAGTGAACCTAGAGAGGTCAAAGTGTCGTTTATAGTATGCTCATTGTTCTTTACCAGGATGTTGGCCGTGAGATTCATGTTTGAACTTAGTTTCTATTAACTTAGCGATGCTCTCGGCCTCGTAGGTCATACCGGTCTCCTCGTAGTATTTCTTCAGGCTCCGGTAGCCTTTTTTGATGTCGGGGTTCTCTAATATCTCTGCAATCGCATCTAAGGCTTTGAGCATGTAATAATTTAGTGTCCAGTCACTAGATAGTACCCTGCGAAAACTTAGGGAATGAAGGAAAGAATTGAACGCATCGAGCAGATATACACCTACTTCTTTTGCAAGGGGCGTTCATGTCTACAGAGTATCTCAACAACAGGGTTTTCGAGAAGATCATCGACCGCTTCCAGCGGGCTAACCGAATGAAGTGTAGATGTCAGATGATCTTGGAGGATTTAGAGGACACGATCTTCAGAAAAGGTCAACGGGCTACAGAGGAAGACCTGAATCTACTTGAACTACATAGCAACAAATGTGATAATGTAGCCAAAGAGTTCACAGAAGCCCAGCGTGAGTTGGCCTTGGCTTTCTACACGCTGTCTGAGAACATTGTCCGATACGCTAAATTTGGACTGATCGATTCCGACGATCAGATTCAAGAGGGCGTAATGATATGCTTTGAAAAGATTGACCGATTCGATCCAAAGAAGGGTAAAGCCTTCAACTACATGACAACCTGCATACTAAACCACTTCCGTCAGATGTATCGTACATCCAGAAACTATAACGAACTCAAACGCAAATATCAAGTCCATCTACAAAGACAAACTGAAAGAACCATGATAAAAAACGGCAAGGAGACGCCGATCTACGGCAGTGAGTTGCAGAAGAGAGAAATGCTATAGGAAGGGTTTGTCATGGCTAAGAGGAATTTTACAGACGTAATAGAGCAACAGGAGATTATCCAAAAGCTAATTGATAATGGGTTTGGCGAGCTAGTAGAAGCCTTCTTGGGCAACGAGTCAAAAGTCTATACGAAAAAAGGCAGACTCAACAAAAGTGGGGCCTGCCGTGTATTAGATTGGAAGACTAGTCATTTGGAAGCAATTCTACGAGAGGCCAAAGAACTGGTCAAGAATGATTTTGACCTGGAAGACTAACAGGCGTCCGAGAGGAAAGCTCTGTCGTATCGCAATGTGATGTCACAAGTCACATACTCTGCATTGCCCATGTCCAGTTCTCCGAACTCTACGTTCTGAGGCCATACGTTCTCGAATCTCCATTCTTCGAGAAGGTTGCCGCAGCCGTCATAGAGTTCAAGGGTGGCTGTCTTTTTGAATTGTGGAGTACCTGACGGCTTGTATTTGCCGTCGCATGGGTTGTATACTTCTTTGAGCCACTTGAAGACAGGGTGTTGGTTCTTCTTCAGATCAAACAGCACAAGGTTGACCGGCTTCCAATCTGGCTTGCCAGGGTAGAAGATGGTCTCATTTAGATGCTCGACCTGAAGCTCTTTGTAGCTCATTGAGGGCCTCGCACCTTTGTCTGGAGGAAGAGAATTCGTGCCGCTGGCGGATACATCTGGTATCTTGAACAGCCAACGGAATCTTCTCTTGATACAGGTCTGCTGGCCTTCTAGACCAAAATCAAGACCCATGTTTCTTGCCATAGGATGATCCTCAAGTTGAAATAAAAAGAGGGCCGTAAGGCCCTCTTTTCGTTACGGCAATCCTACGTTACTACCAGTGTTCGGAAGCTTTCCACCAGTAGCCCCAGAAGATGACTGATTGCACGGTGAACAACAAGGCTGGATAGCGAACTGTGGACAGAGAGGAGTATATTCCACTTCAGAATACCGCAGAGTCAGTTCTATAGTAGCTTCTTCGGACGAAGAATAATCTAGCTCTCCGAAATTGATGGCTTGAGGCCACACATCAGACATTCTCCACCGCTCCAATTCTTGTCCGCATCCGTCGTAAAGGAAGAGAAGCGACTTAGCGGCATAATCTCTACGAGTGGACCCCATTCTTAGAGTAACGGGGTTCGTGAATTCATAGACGCTCGCCAACCAATCGTATAGCGGCTTCACATCTATGGTAGCAATGTCGTAGTAGGTAACAGTCATAGTCTCCCAGGACGCCTTCCCCGGAAGCCATGTTTTAGCGTGAAGATAGTTGATTTCAGTTTCTTCAATGGTCAGGTTTGGACGAGCAGCTAGTTTGACATAGTGAGGAGGAATTCTTCTACCTCCGCAGATGTCGTATAGCTCAAATGTCCATCGGAATTTACGCTTGAAGATCAGGTTATTGAACCCCAAACGTCCAATACCCATATTGATAGGCATAGTATCTCCTTGCTTGAAAGCCTTATCAAACCCAGGCCGATTAGTCGGCCTGGGTTCGATAGGATAGCCTTATTGCGACTAGCAGCCCTTGCAGCAAGGATTCGGTGCTGGCGAGCAGCCGTTCTTTGGTTCGTACTTGACTTGAGAATATCTCAACGTAAGTTCGATGGTTGCCTCTTCAGAGCTAGAATAATCAAGCTCGCCGAAGTTAGCGGCCTGCGGCCACATATCGTTGAGAGTCCACTGTTCCATTTCTTTACCGCAACCGTCGTACATCAACAGGATGCCCTGGGCAGCATAGGATTCACGGTTGGAACCCATTTTCAAGCCCTGTGGGTCAGTGAAGTCATAGACGGTAGCCAACCAGTCCCATAGTGGGCCAAGGTCGGTGGTAGAAATGTCATAGTACGTGACTGTGATAGTTTCCCAGGATGCCTTACCCGGAATCCAGGTTTTGGCATGTAGGAAGTTGATTTCTGTTTCCTCGATAGTCAGATTCGGACGGGAAGCCAACTTGACGAAGAACTTCGGAATGGTTCGCCCACCGCAGACCTTCTGGACTTCAAACGTCCATCTGAACTTTCGCTTGAAGACTAGCCTTTGATCGCCAAGTCTTCCTAGTCCCATATCAGCCATATTATTCTCCTATTTGTTCAGATCAGATTCGGATGTTTATGGTCATCCCGCCCCTTGCGGGGCGGGATGAACTAAGTTACTTTACGTTCCCGCCTCAGTAGTCTGAGTGAAGCTACCTGTGCGGTGGATGCTAAACTCAACGAAGATGAACTCGACCGCTCTAATCGGCTGGATACCGATTCTTGCACGGAACTCGTTCCTATCGATGACATCCGGCGTATTGAGTTCCTCGTCAGCCTGGATGATGTAGGCGTTGATACCACGACCTACGGAAATCTCTCTCAAGATCGTGTCAGCGATGGAGATGAACTTCTGACGGAACTGCTCGTCGTGTGGATCGAACAATAGCTGTCTAGAAGCGGTTCTGATTCTCTTCTCGATGACGAACATCAATCTTCTGACGTTCACTCTATCCAGTGCTGTTGGTCTTCTTTGTAGAGTCTTTTGACCCCAGACCACGAAGCCCTCGAAGTCTGCGAACTGTACGATTGGGTTCACTGCGTTTCTGTTGCCATACATCAGGTCTCTCTCGGCGAGAGTTGGACGAGTAAATACGTCACTGATGGCTGGAACTAGACCACGGTTGACACCGGCTGGTGCGAACCACGGTGCAGCGAAGCTATCGCTTCTTGCGTATACCGCCATGACTGGACCCGATGGTGGAATCCAGACATCGACTCTGTTGTGATTGTCACGGTACTTGCACCACGGCCAGTAGAGGGCACCGAAATCGGAGTCGAATCTAGTGGTGTTCAATGGGTGCGAGCCGTTCTGCCAGTGGACAATCTCTTTCACGGTCAGGCCGAACGGTGCGTCGATGATCGCCATAGCGTCCTGTCTGAAGTGCTGGCATAGTCTAAGTAGCTCGACCACAATCGAAGTAGACGAGTGACCTGGGACAGCGATTAGATCGATGTCAATCTGCTCAGGCTCGGAGAAGGCGTACATACCGGTGAAGGCGATGTCGCTTCCGATGATTAGCTCGTCCTGCTTGTCTGGGTCGGCAGGAATACCGTCGCTACCACCTGCTAGGGCATACGTGCCATCGGCTGGCGGTGCTGGGTTGGTTGTAACGTCTGTGCAACGCACGAAGTCGGATACTAGAGACAGGAAGGTTTCTACATAGAACCTATTGGTCTGGTCCTTGGTCAAGTTACCCCAGACCTCTACCTGTACGTTGTTGTTCAAGACTTCAACGGTGAATACGTTTTCTCTTACGTCATTGACAATTGTTATGTCGGTCTGGTTGCCTTCGATACCAGGGCTGTCGGCCTTGATGGTGAAGGTAACTTCGCCGGTCGAGTTAGCGGCACCGTTGACTCGTGCAGCCTGATCGATGTCAACCGCACCAGTGGTTCTCACTAGAGATGCACCAGTTGCAGTTGTGCCGTCGAAGCCAAGGATCGTAGCACCGTTGGTGCCGGTCTTGACTAGTAAGCGGGCGTCACGACCAGAATGGTTGGTGCTGATGCGAACGGCGTTCGCAACTTCGGTAGCGGTCCAACCACCAGGAACATCGCCAGCAGTTACGGCGTCGTTCAAAGCAGTCACAATGTCGTTGGAGTTACGAACGTTACCAACTAAAGAGGTTAGATCAACCGTTTGTACCACGTTGTCAATCAATACGTTGTCGGTTCCGTCAACCACTATCTTCAGAGTTAGTGAGGTTAGGCCGGTGAAGTCCCAAGTGTCTGGGGTGCAGCCCGAACCGTTATCTGGATAGCAGTTCTCGGTGCCAGTGCTTACAGCTTTGGTCATACCTAGACCCATGCCGATAACACTGGTTGGTCCATAGAGGGCGTCGATGATGGATACCAACTCTAGCTCGGCGGTTGGGCCGAAGGCGAAAGTGGTTCTGACGCCGACCTTGCTGGCAGCACCAGTACCGGATACGAAGAACTCGATACCGTCGATGCCAGGAGCTAGTTGGTCATTCAAATTCTCAACCAACTGTAGTGCGGTGTAAGTGCCAGAGTCTACCAAGAGAGTCTTGGAGGCAAGTACACCGTTTAGTCTCCATCTGAAGAACTGGTCTGTAGGAAATACGAAACCAGCACCTTGAGTGGCACTACCCTGAATAATGATCTGACCACCAGCAGACGGCACGGCAACCTCGGCGGTTGCGGCACGCTCGTCGCTTACTTCGTCTTCATCGCCAACACGCAGAACATATAGTTCGTTGGACACTAGCAGATAAATCTCACCTGCGTAGATTAGGTACGGATCACCCACGTCAGGATGCGGATAACCAAATACCGTGTGTAGCTGTCTGGTCGTCCTAATAACGGTAGGCACGTTGATCGGTCCCTTGGACGCAAAGCCTACGATAGCCGCACGGTGGAAGCTAGGTTCTGGCGGAACGAAGCTAAGGTCTTTCTCCGTGATTCTCACGCTAGGACTGATCGTGTTAGAAGGCGGAAATCCCTGTATAATCGCCATAGCTTATTTCTCCATTTTTCAGTTCACTTAATTTTGTATATGCCGTACTGAAATTAGACCCATCTTCTGGAGCCGGTCTATATATTCTGTATGCAACTCGTCTTCTAGTCGGATGACGTTTTTACCGGCACCCACACCAGGGACATTCTTGGTCGTAAAGGCACGAGGGGCTTTCCTCGATCTAACAACCAACTGCACCGGATGCCTCTTCTTGTTTGTGATCTCGATCATTCTTTCAGTTCCTCGATTGCCTCTTCTAGTCTCGCAAGCGTCTCTGTTACCTCGTTGGGTTTTACGCTGTTGTGAATGTCTACATTCATTTTCAGCACAGTCTTCTTGCGAACTATTGGTTGAGGTATATATGTCTGTGCCGTCAAATTAAACTCGAATTTGATAACTCTTACGTCTTGATCTCCCGGTTCCACATTGAGATTATTAGCTATCGAGTCTAGCTTGACAATAGTTTCCCAAGCGACCCCCCGTACTCGTATATATGCAATAGGGCTAAATTTCAGAAGCATTTGTTCCAATATCTGGTTCATGTCCTCCAAGTAGAACGTCCAGGCAAAAATCTGGTAGCCAACATCGATTGGAATGCCTCTGGCGACACCAAAAACTGTGTCTCGGTCGTGTGTATTTTCCTTAATAGTAAAGCCCGGTTTCAGATCGTCTCTGTACCTTCTCATGTAATCCAGGGCTTTGTGGTAGATGTATCTGTCCTGAGCGAAGGTGATCGAGGAGTTATGACATGCCAAGATGGGCAGTCTGATTCTGTCTACGACCCCACTGTTATCCTTCCGAACATTGTCTTGAAGGATGTGAGCCACAGCCCTCTCCTGCGTTGCCCAGACAATGGGAACCGGATGTGCCTTGCCATCTTCATCGATCACAACTAGGTCACGAAACAAATCAAGTATGGCCTCGTCACACCCACGGAGGGCTTTCGAGTATCTATAGATAGTGTTTCTGTTTGGTTGCTGAAGGTCGTTTAGAATTTGACCCGTCTGCATTGGGTCGCACTGTGCGTGTTGACCCAGGCCGGTTTTCTTGTTGCTGACATCCTCTAGCCAACTTTCGGCAGGTGGTGATACATGCTTCTGAGAAGGATCGGCGGTTGGATCGTCAGGGCAATATGATTCGGGCTTGTCAATGTCGAGTGGCTCTTGCAATGGACTAATATCATTGCACGCCACTAGCGACTGGTCAGGATGAATACCCGGATTAACAATCTTTTCAGCCATTACACTTTCCTAAGAGGGCCTTTCTATGATAGAGTAGTTACGTTTATTAACATTGAATTGGAGCAGTTCGATGTCAGTGCTAGAATTGAAGTTCAGAACTTGGTTTTGCGGCCTGCCGCCTCGACCAATCAAACTAGAGATTCCTGGTTGGGCAGGGGAGAATCACGAACATGGTGATGGTGCCCGCCCGCAACCGTGGCATTGTCAGCCTTTTGTTGATGGTTCAACCTACGGACTAGAACTCATCTACCCCTTCCAGACAGAAATAAAAGTGACATCGGTTGAAGACAAAGACGGGGAAGCCGTCATCTTCGAGGGCGACTTCAAGAATGAACCAGATTGGACCAGGGAGGGTCCACCTTTTCAAACTTTTGCTCCGGGTCATTATGGCTTCACTTCATCGCTTGATCTGTTGCCGCCTGAAGGGTATGCTGTTCGTATAGAGCCTCACCCAAGGTTTTATACCGACACTACAGGCACAGTTCCGATTCCTGTGCCTGGACACATTCAGAGGTTTTGGCCGAAGATATTCTTCATTGTTTTCAAGTCGCCGCTACTTGGACAAACTCACATCTTCCGATACGGCGAGCCATACGGTCAGATTTTGTTGATGCCGAAGAAGCCAGCTTACGACATCAAGGAGATGAGTATAGAAGAGGCGATGATGCGAGAAAGCTGCACGTCCGCAATATCTAGTTTTGGCGGCAAGATTGCCAGCCATTCTTGGAAAGACTACAAGGGCCGACTGTTTACTGACGTTTATCGTCAAATGTCTACCGCTTATTCTAAAGCTGGCAAGGAAGGCATAAGAAATCTATTCAATGAGTGCAACAAGGGTAGTCGCTCCGACCGCCCAAAGACAATGAAGAGGATCAAGCCAGCTTATTTCAAGGTGAGACGTGAAGACCTACCGCATTTTCAAAACTCAGACCCAGATGCCATTGAGGGTGAAGATACTGGACATCAGAACGCCCCTGCGAAAACCGAAAATCCCTCTGTGGTTCTTCAAGAAGATACACAAGCCTAACTTCTTCGTAGAGTTCGTTTATCGAAAACCTTGAATGGCTCCACGGTTCCGTTGTGCTTGATGTGTCCTTTGTAGTCACTACTCAGGTCGTCTCTGAGGTCTCTTACCTTCGGCGACCTTTTTTTTTCTTCATGATCTATCTTCTGCATCTTTGTGATCGGGTGTGGTTTGCCACAGTCTTCACGTAGAGGCAACCATTCCTCGAAAGTCATGAAGCATTCGTTTTGGAATCGTTTCCTTTTCTTTGGTTTGCCTTTTAGTGTACTTGGTTGGTCTTTGTATTTGGCTGTCATTCCCTTTTTCTTCTTGGCGGCGAAGACGGCGTATGGGCATAAACGATCCGGGTCTTTGCAGTCCTTGTCGAACTTATCGGAGTGTTTGGTTATAGCAGCACGCACCGTGCCTTTGATCCCCTTACCGAACTTCCATTCCTTGGATTTCTCTTTCTTCTTGCCCTCATGGATGGTAAGTTCTGAGACCTTGGCCTCTAGTTGCTCTTCTGCGTTGATGAGCCTGCTAAGAAGCTCTGCCTTCAATTTCTGTACTTGTTCTAGTGTCATGGTCTACCTCATACTGCATCTATCTTGAAATCTGGTTGGGCTTGAGATACCTTACCCTCACCAGTGGTAACAGTTTCTTGCCATCTCCTACAAAGCGTTTGTATTCTGATGATGCCCCATGTCTTAAACTCTCCAGTCTTATTAGATATTACTTCCCAATTCTCCCGCAGGTGGGGAGTGAAGATTCTAGACCCAGGTTTCGGCAGATGCCCCAAATCTCTGATGACGGCATCATAGTTCATCTCGAAAATGATATCGTCTGGGGAGTCTATGCCATAAGCATTTTGGTAGTTCTGAGAAGGAATAGGTTCGTACATAGCCCATAGTTCCACTGGGAAGTTAGACCACAACTTGCCACGGTCCTCTCTATAAATCGGATCGAAAGTGTTGTTGATTTGGATGAAGACTTCGTAGTAATATATTGGAGAGCCTCCTTGACGAATAGCCTCTTCGTCCCAAAAACTAAACAAGCAGTGTTGTTTGTTTTCCGGGTTGAATTGCTGGATGCTTCCTATGGCCTTGTACGGGGTGCCATCCTCGTTCAGTAGTCCCATGCTTTATATAGAAGAGAACAATGAAGAATATCAGCCTTGATCTAGTTAGAGTGACCGAAGCGGCTGCTATAGCAGCTTCACATTGGGTCGGCAGCGGCAACAAGGAACTTGCAGATAAAGCGGCAACGGATGCAATGAGGAACCGACTGAACTTGATAAAGTTCAGTGGTATCATTCGCATCGGTGAAGGGGAGAAGGATAAAAGCTATGGGTTGTTCCAGGGAGAGCGGTTGGGCACAGAGCAATCTTGGATGTCCGCTGATTATGAGATTGCCGTTGATCCCATCGAGGGCACCACGCCCACAGTTACTTCTGGTCCAGAGGCCATTGCTACCCTGGCGATGGCTCCTGTAGACGCCATGTTTACTACACCGCATTTCTACATGAAGAAGCTGGCTTTCGGAAAGAAGATAAAAACCAACCTCAAGACTGATGTGAAACTCTGGTGGGCACTACTAGACATTGTGCAACACGTAGCCACAGCAGCCAATAAAAAGCTGGTTGATCTGATGGTGTGTGTTTTGAATAGGCCACGTCACGAGCAATTCATCAAGGAACTGAGACAGCTAGGTGTCCGCATCAAACTGATTCAGGACTGTGACGTATCTGGAGCTATTGCTACTTGTTTGCCCAATAGTGGAGTTGATATATATTTTGGCATCGGCGGAGCACCCGAAGCAGTCTTGGCGGCAGCGGCTATCAAGTGCCTCGGTGGTGAGTTCCAGGCCCAAGTAGCTTTGCAAGACGATGCCTGGAAACCAGAAGGTCCGGTTTATGACACCAACGGATTAGTCAAAGGCGAATGTGTTTTTGCAGCCACAGGGATCACCGATGGTAGTATGTTGAAGGGAGTTCGCTACACCAGCGTTGGGCCGGTGACGCACAGCGTCTTCATGCGGTCTGAGAGTGGCACAGTTCGGTGGGTGGAAACTTTTCATGGAAACTGACGATGGCAGCCCCGCCAAGTTTCAGGTCGGTTTTCTTGTGATAGATGTTATTAAGTATTCTGCCTATCGTTGCTTGGGTAACGCCGAATCTCTTGCCTAGCTGAGCTTGCGTGTACTTTTTCTGTATATGTAGGCGTCTAATCTCTTCTACCTGTTTTTCAGTCAGCTTGTTAGGACCATACCCTTCCGTAGGTCGATAAAGACCCTCGGCGTCTAACCATCTTCTGATGGTCCGCTCACTGACCCCAAACGCCCCGGCTCCTCCAGCCAGATTATTTTGGTACTTTTCCAACTCTTCTCTAGATGGTTTCATGTCAATGTATTTTTTCCCACGGTATTTTTCTCTCAGCGGCATTTATAGTTAAGCTTCATTCACTATTATCTAGGACACAAACGGAGGGAAAATGGCACTAGTTGCACCTGATGTCGGCGAAGCGAAAATGTTGGAGATGATCGTCAACAAGATGGCTCCAGCCAACTTGGTCATTCACCTTTACACGAACAACCACGATCCAACGGATAACTCGATTTCCAGCAGTTTCACCGAAGTTTCTGGTATCTCTGGTTATTCTCCGCTGACCCTGACGGGTGCTAGCTGGACCGTTTCTACCGTGTCAAATGTGACGACCGCACAATACGCAGCCCAGCAATTCAATATGCTTGATCCTGTGACGTGTTATGGTTACTACATAACCGGCCCAGCAGGAAGTTTGCTATGGGCAGAGAAGTTTGCAGGCGGTCCATTCGTGCTGCCGGTTGGCGGCGGAACGATTGAGATAACGCCAAAGATTACGCTAGACTAGAAAACAAAAAGGCCCGGCGAAAGCCGGGCCTTTTTGTTTTCTAGTCACACCGTCGCAATCGTTCTTCAAAACTTGGAAAATCTTACCTTAGACAAAAATCCCTGTTTCTCGGTTTGGAAGCCGCACCGTAAGGTCGGCTGGTACACCGGAACTCAATGTTCTTGGCAGCATTCACATCTGCATTGCAGGCGTAGCACACTTCCTGCACAAGAACTTCTCACCATTTCGGTTTCTCCGCTCAATATGACCACATGCACTGCATCGCTGACTGGTATATGCCGGTGGAACATGACGAAGACTAACACGGTTATCCTCAGTTGCCATTTGTATCCGGTTCAGCCAGTAACGATACGCCCATGTACCGAGCGACTGCCGCATATTTTTACTCAGGCGGCGTCTGAATTTGATCTTGTGGTTTAACTTTTTCAAGTCTTCCATTACGACCATTTTCACATCTGGTTGCTGTATTACTTCTTTAGCAACCTCATCCATTCTCTGCCTGCAACCAGCGAGCGTAAGGGAGAACGCCACCGCTCTTAGCAGCAAGTTCTTCGGCAATCACTACCCACTCATCCACGATTGGAATATGAGTGAACTTGTCAGGGTGAGCATACATAGCACCAACCAGTGCCCAAGTTCTTCAAGTTGCACAATCTTCGTGCCGCTTTCGTAGGGCGGTTGGTAGTTGCAGAGTGTTCAGTAGCCACGGTCAGTAGGTAATGAGTTCCGCCTGGTTAATTTCTGGTACGTTGCCACATTCTTCTGCCTCGCCTTGATCTTGCTGTCCAGTTTCCAGTATGCCGGTTGGTTCATGTATTTCTTCCACATCTACAGGCACAGCCGCCCCCATCGGCAACTGTCTCAACGCTGCTAACTTTTCCAATTTACGGCATTTGCGGTTCTCGGCTGAATGCTTGCCGTAAATCTTGCTGGAGAAGGACGACATAGGCGAAATCATGTCATTAACTAACTCTTGCTCGTAGGTCTTACTCTGCCCACTGTCCATTCATTCTATTGTAACACCGTGACTGCTCGTATACCCCGAAGTCTGCCGTTCTAACTGCCTCTACCTTACCTTCACCATCCCATAGGCATAGTATTTTGGTGGAGACGCCAAGCATCTCGGCTGCCTGGCTGATGTTCACCAGTTTGTTCATTTTGTCTATTCTTTCAATTCATTCGCAATCACGGTCCTCCAGTGGTCGTAGGTAGCCTGAAACTCCTCCATAGTGGGAACTTCGTCGGGGGGCAAGTTCAACGACATGCGGGAATATCTGCCCGTCGTCCAACTCAAACTCCTCGGTCGTAACTCGTACCACTTTTCGGGTCTGCGTGTTCATTTTGGGTATCATAATATATCGTCCTTGGGCTGCTAGATGACCTCGACACGGTTTGGATCGATCTCCTGGCCCACCCAGATATCGAACCAGCCGTCTTCGCCGTTCATTTCCACGATGTAGAACTCCAGCACCTTGAGACCTTCGATGTTGGTCTCACGCCAGAAGTCCCAATACGTGAGCTTGCCGTGCTTGACTTCGCTCTTGGAAATGAAACCGTCGCTGTTGGCGTCGGTGAGTGTGTCGGTCTTGGCGTTCCACTCGGTTTGTACGTCGTTGACACGCCAATACCGGCCATCCCATTCCGGCTCGTAAGCTTCACCCTTGTTATTCTCAAAGGCGAGGCCCTTATGGTAGCCTTCATCGTACCCAAAACCGGTGAAGTGCTTGAGCAGCAATACACCGAAGGTTCTGTCGTCATGAGGCGTCACCCGGATACGTTGGTGTACCGGTTCACCATCGAGCGGTCGGGCAGTCAGATCGTAGTCGGCGAAGCGGAAACTCTGGCCGTCGATGTTTCGCTCGACCACCCTCATGTTGGTCAAACTGAAGGACAGCTTGCCCAGATCGAGGTTGTTGACCTTGATGTGATTGCCGATCCGCAATTTAAGCGGATTGTAGAAGACCTCATCTTGTGAGATGGCCTTCTCTTTCTTTTTGGTCAGCATTTCCCATAGAGTCGGCATTTGGTACTCCTTCCAGTTCTTGATGAAGATGAGGCAGACGATGAGTACGACTACCAGGATGCCGAGTAGCACCCACAGCACGATCCATCCACCGCTACCGTCTCCGTGGTAAACGACGTGGACAACGGGGTCATCGTCGTGAACCGGGTTATACACGACGTCGATGTGTTCCTGAGTGTACATCAAATTGGGATTTTCTGCAAACTCAGGATCGATGTAAGCAGCGTTGACTGCCACATTGCGAGCTTTCATTTTCTCGATTTCAAGACGCAGGGTTGTGTTTTCGGCAAGAGACTTTTGGTATAGGGCCTGATCCATGACATGTTGATTGTGGTAGAACCACGCCGCTCGACGTTTGAGCGACTAGTCCAGCATGACGTACCAGAACAGGGGAAAGTAGCCGCCGCCGATGTACACGTAGGGTTGACTACAGTAGTAGCTGTATCGGGGGCCGTAGTGATGATGGTAGTGATGCTCGACACGAGTTGATCTGGTTCGATAGCTGTCGGCATCAAGTTTATTTCGTACAGTTGCAGTTTGGGGGCAGCACTGTCGATCTTTACGACCTTGCCTTTCGGGTCGGTGTATTCAGCCTTCGCAGTTTGGGCTTTCTGGAAATTCTCTTTTGACTTGGCTCTTGCAGCGGCGGCAGCCGCAGCGTCGTCGTAGGTTTTGCCTCCGACGCTCTTCGGATTTACCGGCTTACCCGAAGGGCCTGTTGGAATCGCATCGTCAGTGTTGGGACGAACGGAAGCCCCTGGCTTGGTATCGTCCTTCTTTACCGTGCCACTCGGCGTCTTGCCATCCGGCCTTACAGACGGGCTGCTCGGAGGCATGGTGCCCGGTTTCACCGAAGGCGATGAACTTCCAGGTTTGGTGCTACTGCCGCTTGGCGGGGTTACAGACGGCTTAGAACTGCTACTACCTGGAGGAGTAGATGGCTTCGAGCTACTGCCACCCGGAGGCGTAGATGACTTCGAGTTACTTCCGGTAGAGGACTTGGAACTGCTGCCGGTAGAAGGCTTCGAGCTACTGTTTCCAGTAGAGGGCTTTGAACTACTGCTTCCAGTAGAGGACTTGGAACTGCTGCTGCCGGTAGAAGGCTTCGAGCTACTGCTTCTAGTAGAGGGCTTTGAGCTACTTCCAGATGGCTTCGAGGAACTCGAACCTGATGGTTTCGAGCTTCCGCTGCCTTTGAATTGTGTATCGATGGTTTGGCCGTGGGCAGCAAAGGCTACCATCCCAACAGCCAGCAATATCGCAAAAATACGTTTCGTGCTTACTTCTTCCAAAGTAAAAGCTCAGGCATTGTACGAAATCATTTACCTTGTGTAAAGCGTAGATAGTGGTATGCCTATAACCAATAAAGACGGGACACCTTATCGCTTGAAAGGACCGAACAAACTTACCATAGATCAGGTAGTTTGGGGGCCTGAAGACAAGCTGGTTCTACACAATTGCCGTTGGCGGGTAGAACAATCTACTCAGCCAGAAGAGGCAGTTGTGCCTATCAAAACGCCCATCAAGATAAAACCGATGGTCATCAAGCCAAAAGAGGAACCGGTGATTATTCAACAGGAACCCGCTCCTGTCGAGGCGGAATTGGCGAATCCTGTTGTGGCAGAAGAACCGAAACCAAAGTACAGGGTTAATACCCAAAACATCGTGATTTTCCACTGTCAGCCGGTTGTCTTGCGTGAGACGAAAGATGACCTGTACGGCGACAAGTACAAGAGAGTTGAACGTGGCAAGAAATTCACATTTGAAGGGATCATAGTCGATAATATCGACATAGCCATGACGTTTTGGACCAATCTTCAGATTCCAAAGGATTCTGTGGTATACCCAGCCAGATATAGAACTGGCAAGAAATACAATGAATTCAGGTGGTGGAAAGTTGTAGATAGTCAGCCCAAAGCGAACGGCGTACTCTACAAAACTATTCCTTCTGACTACACGCCTGATTTTTCTGATTAGGAAATATGGATTTGTGTTCTTGCGTTTGTGGTTCTGGTTGGACCGTGATGTTGACGCCTAGTTTTCTAAGCTGTTCTTGGTACTGATCTAGAGACCTAAAATAACCACTCTCAAAGATGGCGGCTATTAGCTTACCTAGTTTCTTGTAATCCGCCTCTGTACTGATGGTGAAAGTGATTCTATCTATAACCTCATCTATATCCTTATCATACCGATCTTTGATGATCTCGTACACATTCTTTTTCAGAGCTAGTTTATAGGGATTAGACAGGGCGTTGAAGAAGTCTACTATATTAGCCATTCTTCTTTTTCCTTGATTTCTTGGATTTGATAGGGTCGCCCTCTATAGAAATACCAGTATTGCCGACCGCACCCCACCAGTTGAAGGTTCTGGGCTTTACCTTGGGATCATAGATGGTATCGGTTCCAACCATTTCACGTTTTAACAGCCAGTCTTTGAAGTTTAGAATAGCGTTCCTTGTGATAGGTTTCCTCCTGGCTTTTCAGCCGGTTTCTTTTTTGCGATCCTCGGACGAACCGGTTTCTGTTGAGATATAGGCGTGGTGCCTTTCTTCATCTGCTCGGCCTGATCGATGATCTGTTGCCATCTAGGTTCTTCTGGGTAAGTTATTGCTAGTCTCCTGATTTTGTCTAAGAACTGTTCGTTCCTGGCAATTGCTCCTATTCTTTGCAGATCAGCGAGGAAGTAATCAGGATCGATCTTCTCTGTAGAAGCCGTAGACGGTGCAGGTTGACTCACCAGCTTTGGCTGTACCGTAGGCACAGTCTGACCCTTGCCCTGCATCATCTCCTCTATTTTGTGAATCGCCGTCATTAGCAGAGGCAGTTCTGGATGAGCTAATGCTATTTTCTTCAGTCTTTTGTATTTCTCCTGAGACTTGGCTATAGCTTCTAGGTACTCTGTACTTTGTAGTTTAACCTGAAAATCTTCTAGTTCCGATGTTGCCGACTTGCCTTCGTCGCCGAGATGTTTGGCGTGTCTAGCTTTGTCAGCAATAGACATGGTATCCTTACCCTTGAGGGCATCTGCGTGCTTTTTGGCGTCCGCTAGGAAATCTTTGATTAGGCCGAAGTCGTCGTCATCAAGCACTTCGCCTCTTTCAAGTTCGTTTAGTTCCTCGTATGCCCTCTTTATCATTTCCGGGTTTTCGATAAGTTCGGAGATCGGGTACTGTTTGAAGAATTCACGTACAGCAGGAGACATAGTTTCATCGCCCACCATATCCTTGACTTCATCTACCAACTTGATAATCTCTTGCTTGAGAGCCGACATTTCGGCATCGAGTTCCTTATCGTCTGCTGCTATTAGTTGGTCAATACCCTTTTCTACCTTGATGCCGCTACCTTTGAGAATCTTATCCATCTCTATATCCGCCCAATCGTAGGCAGCACGCATGTCAAAATCTAGATTACTACTTTGAATCTGTGTGAAGATGTATGCTTGCACTAGTTGGTTGAAAATAGAGTTTCTGTTCTGAGCATCTTTTGCTAGAGAGTCCATCATGGTTTTCAGGTCTATCTTACCCATTCCAGACTGTCTCTCTTGTTGTAATGCAGCCGATCTAGCGGCAATATCTGCGGCACGCCTTCTGATAGTTGCGATGTGATGGCCGATTCCAATCTCCGACATACTTGCAGGCAAATTGCCTTTTCCGATGCGAGGAGACTCTGGCCTTACCTCGGTATTACGTTCTCCAGGGAGCCGTCCGCTTCGCAGTCTAGCCAAATCCTCATCGGACAAGCCATGACTCTTGCCGCCCTGAGCTATCTCGTCTCGCAGTTCAAGTGTTTGCCTTGCCACAGCATTTGCGGTTTTCTTTGCTCGTGCTTGTCTTTGTCGGCGAGTGCCTTGGCCCCAATCCAATTGCCATAGGGCACTAGTCCAGTGCTTTATGGTTCTGCGAATATCCTTGGCCGTCTTCTTGTAGATTCTCTCCTTGTCATCGGGGTCAGCCTCTTTGTCACGCAGAATTCGGGCAGCGTCGGCCCATAGAGGCTCTCCAGCCAACCGTTCTAGGTAACTAGAGGCTACCTGGAAGATGTCATCGTACATTGAGTTAAGCGTAGTAGCCCCCTCTGGGTCGTTGTACTTTTTTAGTAGATCATAGATGAAGTCTTTGATGCCACTTCCAACTGCACTAGCTGGGGCCAAGGAGCCACTTGGGTCCATAGTCAGTGGTTGTGCGGAACTACCCTGGTGGATATGGAAGAAGCTCCTGATTGTGTCTGCATCTTTTTTGGTGCCCTGGATCGTCTCTGGCTGATTGGCGTGTGGCTGAACTATGCCTATGCCAGCCGTATTGTGTGTGTAAAGACGAGGATAGAGCCTGTGTCCTTTTTCATCCGTTTCCTTGTTGAAACGGTGGACGTTGTAATCGAACTCGTCATAGGTTCGGCTTCCTTGAATAACCGAACGAGCATCGTTCACAACCGCCCTGATGGACTTATGGTTGGGATCGCCATGTAACTGCATCAGCCTGTTTACTTCATCAATCAGGTTGTTGTATTGGTGAACAGAGGCCAAGTCTACCAAGCGTCCTGGTTGCCAAGCCGGTACGAAAGCTCTAACTTCCTGTGGGGTGCCATCTCGCTCGAAGCGATAAAGAACCTCGCCACGGTCGGTGATCGGAGACTTGATCTTATCGCTAAGGAACTCGCCGGTTCTAACTGGTAGCCACAAACCCGCTGGAGATTGCTGTCTCAGTGTACCATCCCAATCTAGCAGGACCGCTCGCTCTTCCTTTGGTGCCCCACCGCCAAAGCCCACTTGTTGGAATTGGGCGTGCATAGAGAAAGGATCGCCCTTCTTCAAAAACCCGGCAGTCATACCGTGTCTCCATGCCTCCATAACCTGTCGTGCGGTTAGCTGGGTCATGGCGATATATGCGTCGGCGAACTTCTCTCCCGTTTGCGGGTTTGTGAAGATGTTCTCTAGGTTATATCCGAGCGTGCCGCCTTTGTATTTGTCACGCTCGCCGGGCTTCATCCTGTGGAATGCCTCAAGGTCTCTTGATTTGGTCAATCTCTTGATTAGTTTGTCCATGCCAAGGGGGATGTCCTCTTCCCCATCCAGACTCTTGCTGAATTCTATACTGGTGTTCCTGTCAATGAATGTAATGGGGGCACGATCTGGGATCGGTTCCCCTTTCTTCATTTTTTCTACAGCCCATACGAGTAGCGAGCCGTATCGCATTGCTAGTGCTGCTGTGGCGAACTGTGGAGGGAATTGCGACAACCACTCGACATCATCGATATCAAACATGATCGGTGTCTTCGATGTGGTAACAACATCTACTTTATCAGCCTCGGTGAACGTCTGTGGAAACAAGCCAACGTTCTCGATTCCAGGCCAGTAGGCTCCGAACGCAACAACTCCCTGCGACTGGTTTCTCTCCTGGTTTTCAGCAAATTCAAGAAATCTAGTTAGGCCCATATCTCACTTCCAAAAATTACCATAGTGTTTTCAGTTTTTAACTATGATAACATAGTTGTATTCTACCAATATATAGGAGGCTATCATGGCAAATAAAGAACGCCAAATAGAAAGAACCAAGAAGAGAAGATTGGCAGGACTTTGCAAGCAGTGCCCAAATTCCATTAGCCCACGGTCAACTGTTCTATGCAACAAATGCTTGAATAAAAACCGTGACAGATGGCGTAAGATGAGGTATAAGCAACACCGAGAAGCATACGATCAAGGGAAACTTAGGTACTCGTCTATTAAAACGACTGCAAAACAGCGTGGTTTGTTGGTAGACATGTCTAGAGACGAGTTTGCTAGTTGGTACAACGGGCAGAGCAAGGTCTGTTATTACTGTGGTGTATCTGAGGCGATTCTAAAAGCGACGAAGCGTAAAAAATCACTAATGACAGTGGACCGGAAAGATAACGCCAGTGGTTATACTATGGACAACATTTGCTTAGCATGTCACAGGTGTAACAACCTCAAGAGTAACTTTTTTACCGAATCGCAATGGCTTGACATAGCAAACAGGTATATCGTTCCGAGGCTTGGCGAATATCACAAGTCTTGATTCTATATATTTCACTATGAGTAATTGCGGCAACAATACTTTGGTCATTGGTCGTCCTTCCGCTCAGGCAATGGCCTCTGGTGCCTGTGCTTCGTCCTGTTCTCCTAGTGGCAACACCAGATACAAGGGTGTTGGCCCACGCCCTAATCGTGAAAAAGTACGTCAGGAAATCAGAGAATACATTCTTCATATGCTGGGTGCCCCCACCCTAAAACTAGAACTAGATGAACAGAACCTCGACTTTTGCATAGACGAAGTTCTGCGTGTGTTTGAAGACTACGCCGGGAAAGAATACTATTCCTACTACACGTTCATTACCACTCCGGGGAAAAGCATCTATGAAATGCCGCCAGACGTGGGGTTGATTAGGAACGTCTACTACAAGGAAACTGGCAACTTTGCTTTCCAGGCTTCAGATTTAGACGGAGCTATTCCTATCGAGTATTTCTATCCAGGCGGTAGTTACGCTTCGATTCAAGGGGGCCTGATAGACCCGGTACAGCCGATTTGGGGAAGGATGGGCGAGTGGGTACTATACAAACAGTATGAGCAGATGTTCTCTAGAATATCGTCCAACTTGGGCGGTTGGGAGTGGGTTGGTGGTCTAAAGCACATCAAACTTTATCCTGTGCCATCTAAAGCCCAGAAGGTCATCGTACACTACCTACAGAAATGCAAAGATTGGGCAGAGGTTACTCAGGCCATGAACGAGGGAGCTTTGACCTATGCTAAGGAGATACTTGGAAGGATTAGAGGCAGAATCAAGAATCCGCCCGGTCCAAACGGCGGGGTGCAGCTAGACGGGGATCAGTTGATCCAAGAGGCGAGAGAGGACAGGCAGAAGTGGTTCGAGGACTTGATTTATAAGTTCGGCGATATACTACCAATAACTATGGATTAAGATGATTTCATTTATAGACTATTTTGCGAAGAGAACGATCAAGGAATCTACCTCTCTAAACGAGTGGCTGGGAGATATTGCATCTCTGAACGAGGCAGTAACGACCACCAGATATAGTGTCGAGGTAAACTTCCGTAGCAAAATCGATGAAGTCAAAGAAGCGTTTGCCAAAATCTGCCTTGGTTATGTCAGTGCTGCCTTAAAGCAAGATGGCTACCATATCAAACAGGTGTTCGATGACAAACCAATCCGAATTCTTGTTTCTACCAGAAATTGGGATGACGGCGAATGGGTCGGTATAGTAAGCTATAATCCGAATCATGATCATGGATCGTTCGTTATGTCGAAGGGATTCTACAACAAAGATCGCAAGACGGTCAGCATCCAGGCCAACCACAAGACCGGCGACAACGCTGGAGACATCGTGGCAGACCTTCGTAACATGATGCATCAAGTGAAACACACCAAGGACCGACACGTTGAGAAGATGAAACCAGTCCCACTCAAGAGAGGCCCGAAGAAGAAATGATCTATCTCTGCGACGATGCAAGGCACTTGATTTGCCTGCCGTACTCGATAGAGAACCTACATCGGATGGCTGCCGACCTGTCCCACCTGTCAAATTCACTTTTGTGGGCGTCCGGCAGGTAGGTCCAGCAACCTTTCTCTCTCGCTCGTGCAAATATCTCGTAATGGGTTATAACCCCTCGTCGTACAGTTCTACCAATCTGCTCGCTAGGGCTTCTAGTTCTGCATTCATTTGTTACCTTCCTTCTTTGTAAAAAACGCCACAACCGAACAGCGAATGTTATCTCCAGCCGTTTGATCCACACGGTTGATGGCGTGCCATACGTCGCCTTTGGTGAAAACTGCCCGGTTCGGGACCGGGGCAACGTAAGTCCCAATTCCGTAGAGGTTGAGAAAGTCGGAGTACCATTCCCTGGTGATCTCGTTTATATCACTTTTGACCTGTCCTTGAGTAATCGATGGGGGAGTGAGGGCAATGAATAGTTCCCCGCCCCAATGAGCGTGCCAGAGCTTGTGCGGATAGAAGATGCAGGCGGCGGAATAGCCGGGGTCGTTGTGCCAAGAGAGGCGGCACCCAGCAGTATAGATGTAGGGACGGACTATGATCTCGATCCAGTCCGTCCCTTCTACTCCGCAGACATCCGGGTTCTCCTTGGCGAGAAACAGGATGCTTTTGTAGACGGCATCCAGCGGGTTGTTGAAGGGGGCTTTGGTGTGGTAGTATGGATGGCTACCGTAAGGTGTGCCATCAGCGAGCCGCCAGACTTTCTGCCAGCCGCCCATATGGGGGCAAGAGAAGTCTTGTTGCTCGTACCACTTCCAGAACATCTCGAAGGTTTCCTTGTCTAGAATTTCGTCAACAACAAGGAATCTGCCAGGGTCTTTGGTGAGAACTTTCATACCCTAACAGAGTACCTATCGCTTCAAATCAAAGTAGCCCTTGTAGCGAGTGCCTCCGAATTTGCCCTTGAACCGCTTGTCAGTGATCGAGCCGGTCCACTCATAGTCGGCACCTAGCCGTACCCTTCAGCTTATCGGGCGGGCCAGACTACTTCACGTCGTAGGAGAACTTAACTCTCTGCCACTCGCCCCAGAATTTGCCCTTCCAGTTTCCGTTTCCCAAGTCCGAGACCTCGCACTTCATCGTGCCGTCGAGTTTGCGATTGGTCGTGACCCAATCGCCCTCATAGACAACCTTGCTGGCCTTCTGAGCTATGATCGGGTTTGAACAGAATGGCACCGCCACGGTTGACAGTGCGAAGCTTGTCATATAATCTCTAGTAGATGTTGCAGTGCTGCATCCCATGCTTCGGATGTGTACAATACCCGCAGGTGAATGGGCACTCGCAAGAAGACACGCTTTCTGTGAGTGTTTCCGGTGTCGATGTCGTGCTGGTGCATCTCTCCCAGGTTGGCCGGGTTCTTGGCATATGGTACTCGTTCAAAATCTGGGATTTCTCGGTTCCACCCGACGATGGGATTAAGACGCCGCTTGAGTTCGAGATAGTGTTTCTCGAAGAACTCATCGGCTGGATCGTCAATGGTTCTGGCCCACTTTTCGACCTCGGCGAGCTTCGGTTCCAGTTCTAGAACTTCGCTCCAGTTCATGGCTTTGGTTCCTCGCCACGGTTTTTTAAGCGGGCGTATTCGTAGTGGCGTCGGCTCAATTCCAGCGGAGGACCATTGAGAACCTTTTTGGCGATCTTGATCTTGTTATTCACCGACGCAGCTTGTTCGTCAAGGACTCGATTGCGATAATGATTCCAGCGACCTACGTAGTGCATGAGGCGGACTTCCAACAACCAAAGGTAGGGCATCTTCAGGAGGTTCAACATTACGCATTTCCCTGTGGGTGTTTGGGTGCATCGCCCACTACGAATCTTCTGCCGCCTCTTTCATCGGCTGGGACTGGGTGGTTCATATGAGACCTGCCCCTCAGCCAGTTGATGAATCGACGTACCAGACTTCTTTCTCCCGTTCTTTCCCATCCGCTCATTTGTTCGGGCGGCGTTCTTACTCCTTTGAGCAATTCTGAGTAAAACGGGTTTTCTTCTCTTCTTGGATGGGCACTTCGACCCAATGGTTCTCTATTCCCATTTCTCCCAAGTAGAAAAGCATCAGGACTGCTTGGTAATTTCATTGCCACGAAATCCTGGTTGTAGGTGTTCATCAACCCCTGGATAGTGCTAACGAATACCGTATCGCTCATTTCGCCTCGTGGCTGGACCACAAAGGACTCTTCTTTCGTTGGTTCGATTACTCGGAAAAGGAATGCCCATCGCTTGATCTCCTGGCCTTGTCCTGTTACAGGGTAATGGCTCAAACCGGCAGCCGTCAAGTCCTTGACCAGTTCCTCGTTTCTCTTTCGATTCGTTTCCAGGTCATGTTCGCTTCGGAACGCAGTTAAAACAGCAACCGGCTTGTCGATGTTGTCCATCCACTTCTCAAGACTTCTAGCGAGGCTTTTTCTCGCCGCCATCTCTTGTAGTTGAAGGTACTCCTTGAAGCCGAAATCGATCATGCTCTATTTATCATTCTAGTACAGAAACAGCTTATGTAAACGGAAACGCCCCGGCCCTTGGCCGGGGCGTTAGGGGTGTGAAGGCTGAACGATCAGGGCTTGGAACCGCTCGTGCGACATGAACTTCGGATGTGTCGGATCATCGACATCCTTGAAGTGATAACCGGCCAGTTGTTCGATGACCGAGAATGGGAGCCGTCCGAATTCTGGGGCCACGTCGGGGTAAACCTGGGAGCCGAGCTTCACGACTATCCCAAGTGCCTTCGAGGGCACTGCTGGCCGGGAACACCACGATCTTGTAGCTCTTGCCTTCGCTGAGACACTGGTTGATGTGGTCGGGATGATGACCGATGGTAATGAGCATCTGATAGCTATTCTTTCCCAGCAACGATTGCAAGTCCTCCGCATCGGTGAGCATGACTACCTTGCGGTTCGGATCATCGGAGAGGCGAGAGAAGCACTACGGCGTCTTGCCCCGGATAATCCGGCCACACAGACCGTCAACCTTGGCACCATTGCCGGTTTTGAGAAATTCGATGTACTCTGATGGGTGCATGTGAGTCTCCTACTTCATGGAAATGGAATACAGTTTCTTCCCCTTGGCGAACAGAATCTTGCTGCCACGGTGACACAACTTCATGTCGGTGTCAAGGGCATCATCATCGAATCTCTTGGGCGTAGTCGATGATCCTTTCGTCTCCGAGAAGGCTTCCAGTTTTTCCTCCTCGTTCATCAGTACCGCTACGCCGTGATCGGCGACGGTGAAGTTGATTCCGGTATAGGTTACGTCCTCGGCGGTCCAGAAGTCGTAATTCTTGTAGTCCGGCGACATGCGGAACACGAAACGGTCGTACTTGCTCTTGGTTGCCATTGACCGCTTCGAGACTAGCTTTGTGCCAACTACCACCAGGACACCATTCTCGTACTTGACGTCGATGATCTGGTACTTGGACAACTCGGTGAGCTTGACCTGATGGCTCTGGCCGCTCACCGGGAAGATCGTGGCGTAGAAAGTTCCCAGGACGTTTTGCAAGATCACGCCGTCGTAGATTTGCGTGGCACCCAGCACATCCATAACTTTGCCGACCTGTTTTGGCAGAATCTTCACGCCGGTCGGGAACTCGCCGATCATAAACTCCATGAGGTATGTCCCATTCTGGACATACACACGACCGTCGCATTCTAGGAGGGCGGTGCCGGTTGCTGGGACGGACAACGGCTTGTTGGAAACTACATCTAACGCCTTGAGGCCGTTGTCAATCCAGAAGGCGATGGGGTTCTCGGTCTTCGGGGCAAAAGCGATCTTGCACGTTGGCGACGGCAGCGGGTAGAGCTTCTTGCCAATGACTAAATTATCTTTGGTGAAAACTACCGTGGTGTTGGCCGTAGAGCATACCCGCACGATTTCCTCGGCGAAGGTTTGTAGTTCCTGAATGTCGAACAGGTCGGTGCCGACAATATCTTGAATCGCAGTAGCGACCGCCACAACCACGGCGGCGTAATTGGGAGGCGGGTTGCCACGATGTCCACGCTCAAACACGTCAACGAACCAGCCCTTGAGCGTTGGCGGGATGACATCGAATGGCTGACACACCTTGGGCCATGTAGCATTCTTGTGAAAGACCGAGACGTTTCTAGTCATACGAGCATTCAGTCGCTCGTCCTTGGGCATCGTCTCAAAGTCGGGATGCGATCCCTTATACGGATGAATGCCAATCAGCATTTGAAAGGCAACAACGGCCCAGCTAAACCAGTCGGTGTTCTGGTTGAAATTGTGGCCCGTCATGTGGCGGTCACGAATCGTATCCATAATTGCTGTCGCTGGAAAGCCGGGCGTTTGGTATGAATTGACATCTATGCCGTAGATGTCCTTGAACCCGGCATCCGTGAGGAAGTTCATCTCGTTCAGGTCAACGATGAGGATACGTTTGCTGTGAACGAACGCCACGAGTTTTTGAAGTTCCCTGACCAGATGGAGCATCATGGCGTCGTCAATACCATTACGCAAGCGGAAGGCTTTGGTAAACAAAGAGACGAGGACGTGAGTGTTGTTCAGCAATCGCATTGTGTAGCCGATGGGCTTGTTCTTGCCGTCTAGCAACACAACGTCTGGCTTGATGATGTTCGGATGATCGAGGACGGCTAGTTCGCCGATCTTGGCAACGGGGATCATCTTGTGCGGGTCGTCATAGACTTTGTAGGCAATCGCCCCCTTGCCGAAGATGCTGCCCTCGCCGCCTTTGGCAATGAAGTCCCGCTGATCCAGGTTGATTTCGGTGCCACTTCCCTTCAAGTAGAGCTTCATTGAGCGGCCCTCAACGGCAAGTCTTTGCTCCCTGTGAGCATCTGATAAGCCTTCAGCCAATTGTAGCCGAAGGCGTGTGCAATGATGTTTTTCCAAAACTCCGGGGCACTGATCTGGCAACAGTGTTCTTCCCTGAACAGCCTCCATTTCAGTGTATTGCAGATGACGAATGGTGTTAAGGAAAGTTCGTCCCGCAAATACAAGATTTTTCTGTTTCGTGCCCAGATAGCGGCGTCAGAGTCGCCCTCGGCATACGCCCGACACATCCCTGGCAAGAATTCTCCCCAGCGTTTGGCCGTTTCGTTTCGGAACAGAATCACCGCTGTAGAGAGTGGCGTCTGATTCCCGAACCATTCAGGCTTCCATTCTTTTTCTTTCTTGAACCAGTCCGCTTCCAGGGCGACTACATCGTATCCATCGTATGCGTTGAAAACAGGCTCGATGTCGCCGAAGAGGAAGGTGTCGGCATCCATTTTCATGACCAGTTCCTCTGGGCATTCCGTAGCCATGTAGGATTGGTTGCAATGAATGTAGTCTGTTTCGGCGGCGTGTGGACTCAGTACCTTTACTTCCGCTCCCATTTCCTCGCACTTAACAACCAACCTGTCCGACATCCGTTTCACAGCATCATCGGACACATCAAGTTCCAAGCCGGGGTAGTTCCGTGTATTAGAGAAGGTGGTGCGTGCGAAATCGGTAATCAGCAGTACACGAACTGGAATGGCCGAATGTTTCCTTAACATGGCTATGCTGTTACAAGCCATGTTCATGTACAGCGGATGTTGATTCACCATGTAGACGCAACATTTATTCATCTGGACCTTTCTTGTAGAGTCCCTTCTTGTCGATGTAGTTCCACACGTCCAAGTGCAGAAATGGGCGGGCATCGCCGCCCTCTCTGATGGTTCGCCGTACCAGTGTTGAACTAATTGGTACGGCTAGGCAGTTGGTTTGCAGTGTGCCCGTCACCGTCCCGATGTCCTTGAACATATGAGGAGCTTTCAGGAACTAATCAGTTTGTTGTTCGATGCCCCTTCTCTTTACTACAAGGAAAGGGATCATTTCGATCAGTTCTTGCCAGCGATGCCACTCCTTGATTTTGTTGGCATTGTCCATGCCAACGATGATGCTGAATTCAATCGGCATGAACCGCACCTTATGTCTCATGCTCCACACCACATCGTAGGTGTACGAACTTGGTGCCATTTCTAGTTCGTAGGGGCACGGTTTTATTTTGGGGGTGTGTTGAGTCGCCAACTCAATCATATGAAGACGGTCTGAGCCGTGGGCCATTTCTTTGTCCCAAGGATGTGTATTACATGGCATGAGCTAGACTTCATCGAACACTTCTAGTCCAACTCTAGCCATGTCCATGTGGGCACAGGTAATTGGGTCAAAGGCCTCGCCTAGAAGTCCGATTCTTATATCAGTCCCTCGCAATCACCCCAACAGCAATGTCGTCGGCGTTCTGCCAGCGTTTCTTGCCGAACTCCTTGAAAGCCTTACTGCACCGTTGCTGGACGAACTCGCCTTGATAATTCTTGAAGTTGAATAGCTCAAATAGTACGGTACTGGCCGGAACATCGGTTGGTTCTAGGCCGGTGCCGTGGTCCACCGTTTCCAAGAAAGAGTCGCCGCCGTCGCTGACCACTGCGACCCAAAGGTAGTCGGAGACGGGAAACTCCAACTTAAAGAAGAACGGAGCGGCAGGATATTTCTTCGTCTCCTTTTGGTAGTCGGATTTTCCGTTGTTGTCGATCATGTAGATGCGATGTGTGACCTCATCGCCGAACTTTGCCCAATAGTCCTTGGACATCTTGGGGTCCAGGCTGTAGCGAAGGTAGCATGGGGCACCACGAGCAAATTTATATTCGTGGATTTCCATGCGGTCCTTGTGCCGAGCAACCACAAAGCCATCGCCACTGATGAAGACCTTGTACATATGCTGGTCAACGTGCGGCATTCCTACATCTACGTTTGCAACTATAGCCATGAGCAGCGTAGCACAGAGGCAATCATCAGGCAGGCCCAGGGCATGTGACCAAATACGGGCCGTATTGATCGTACTATGGCTAAATGAATCATCATTGTATCCAGCCACGCCGAGATATTGCACGGCGGCTTGCACCAGAATCCGTGCCCCGAAATCAGTGCGTGGAGCAGACGAACATCCATCTGAAATGATAGCGAATGGTTGCCCCTCTCTCTCGCCGTGAGTGGCGTAGTCCTGGTTCTCACGGTGGGTAGAACCTTTGGCATAGAATGAGTCGGTGTTCATGCTTCGTCAACCTCGCTGACCCAAATTGATACATCAGCATCGCTGGGCATACGCCAGTCGCCTCTCGGCGACAGAGAAACCGACCCGACCTTCGGGCCGTCAGGCACACAAGACCGCTTGAATTGCGAGGAGAAGAACCGGAAATAGAAAGCCTTCAACCAATTTTTCAGTTGGTCTCGTGTGTACTTTGTATTGAACTCAGCGTGTTCGGCGAGGTACAAAGTCTTCTTCGGCCCGTATCCGCACCGGATCATACAGAACATGAAGAAGTCAATCAGTTCGTAGGGGCCGACAACATCCTCGGTGGACTGTAGAATGTTGCCATCCGCACCCGCTGGCAACAGTTCGGGAGAAATTGTTGTCTTGCAGATGTCCACCAGAGTGTTGTCGCTGTTAACAAAGTTTCTCACTTCGTTTTCTGCAACATATTCCACAAGGAACTTCACCAGTGTTTTTGGGATGCTACAGTTGGGATTGTACATCGACATGTGATCGCCGTTGTACGTACACCAGCCCAGGGCAAGCTCCGATAGATCGCCTGTGCCGACGACGAAACCATGCGACATCAACAGGAACGTCCTGAGTCTAGCCTGGACGTTCTCGAACACCAGATCGTGGCGATTGTCGTGTGGCAGGTTGGCAAGTTGTGCCTGCAACGCTTCAACCGCACTGCCTGGATACGGGTAGTGAGCTTCAAGTTTAATCCCGAATGGCCTGTGTTGTATATCACACAGGGCATGAAGGGTAGCCGGGCGAATGTCGATGGTTTTCTGCTCGACGCCCAATGCTTCCATCAACTTGATGGCGTTGTTCTTGGTCCGGCTTGTTGTGCCGAAACCCGGCATGGTAATCCCCAGGATGGTACTGTGCGGCTTGCCAACTAGATCACACGCTTTGGCTGCAACCAAGAGAGCGAGCGTAGAGTCTAAACCACCGGAGACACCAATTACCATGCGGTTGACATTGGCTGTTTCGATTCGCTTTGCAAGGCCACGAGTCTGGATGCCAAAAATCTCCTTGCAGCGTTCGTCTAGTTCTTTGGTGTTATGCGGAACGAAGGGGTGAGGATTCACGCTCCGCATAAGCCTATCGTCGCCCCGCTGTTCCAGAGCTATTCGGAAGATGCGGAACGGAACAGCCTGCCGACGTTTGTTGTCAGCAAAGCTCGAAGTGCGTTCACGTTCCAGCACCAGCTTTTCGACATCAACATCCGCAGTAATCATTGCCGACCGCTCAAACTTGGGGGTTTCCGTAAGCATCAAACCGTTCTCGGCAATCATGCAGTGACCACCAAAAACTAGATCGGTGGTAGATTCTGTCCAGCCAGAACTGGCATAAGCATATGCAGCGATGCAGCGGCCAGATTGGTTAAGAACCAGATCACGGCGATATGAGGCCTTGCCGACTGTTTCATTGCTGGCAGAGAGGTTGAGGAGGATCGTTGCCCCGGCTAAGGCTTGATAGCTGCTGGGCGGGATGACAGTCCACACATCCTCGCAAATCTCGATTCCAATGAGGATGTTGGGGTGGTTTTCATCCTCGAAAAGTAGATCGATACCAAAAGGAATGTAGAGATTCCCGAACTTGATGGCCCTGGATTCCATGCCGGTAGCTGGGGCAAACCAACGACGTTCATAGAATTCTTTGTACGTCGGGAGATGTTGCTTGGGGATGAGACCCTGGATTTTCCCGGCGTGAATAACGGCGGCACAGTTGTAGAGGCTGCCGTCTGCTTTGACAGGTAAACCGACCACAACGAAGGCGTCATTCATATACGTCTGCTCGCTGAGCCAGACTAGACTATCCACAGTCCGTTCGAGAAGTGTAGCCGAGTTGAAGAGATCGGCACATGTATAGCCGGTAATCCCCAACTCAGGGAAAAGATAAATTTGCGATCCAGGGTTTTTCTTGACCGCATCGGCAACCTGGAAAGCATTGAATGTTGGGTTGCCAACCTTGACTTCCGGGCTGACAACGGTGATGCGTGCGAGGCCAAAGTCGTTCATATCAGTTACCTCTTGTAGCTCTGAACTCCTGGCTTATCGAGCGGTGTATTGCAGAACGTCCACTTGGCGACACGCACGGCGTCATTATCGCCGGTCGCCTTGTTGAGATCGTCACTCAGTTTAACGACCTCGACACCGTTCAGTGAACGCAGTTTGATGACTATATTCAGCGGCTTGCCACTATCATAATCATTCGTGAGGTTCGTGCCAATACCAAAAACAGCGTTGATTCCTAGTTGACGGCACCGCTGAGCAAGCTGAACTGCCAATGGAGGGTCCAGACTATCACTGAACACGATGGTCTTGTGGGCTGGGTTGATGTTGAGTGATTTGTAATGAGCGACCGCAGCATCGGCAAACTCGAAGGGACTACCGCTGTCATGCCGAACGCCGTCATAAAGACGAGCTAACACGCCATCGAAGTCCTTGTAGAAAGCTGGTGTGCCGTAGGTGTCGGTAAGAGCAATCCCCAGGTTGCCGTGATACACATCGTTCCACGCACGCAGGGCGTAGCGGTTGGCGTACCGCAGACCGCAGAGAGCGGCGTGGCCCATAATCCATTCGTGGGCCATAGTTCCGATTGGCCGGACAGTGTACTTGTGGGCTAGATGGACGTTGCTTGTGCCGCTGAAGAATGGGTTGCCTTTGAAGATGTTGACGACACGATCTTGTGATTTGTAGGAGCGACGGCGACGAGTACCGAAGTCCGACCAACGTATCTGCTCTGCCTTAAAAAGTTCACCCTTCTTTGCGATCTTCTCTTCTTGCCCTTCGTGCGTCCAATCCGTGACTACATGCTGAAAATAGAGTTCACTGATGATCGCCATCATCGGCACTTCCCACAGAATAGTTCGGTGCCAAGGTCCGTTGATGGTGATAGTGAGATCGTCATTCCTGACTTTCAAAAACAGTTCCGAAGAGTTGAAACGGTAGTTGCGGAGGTACTCGATGTAGGAGGACTTGAGCCAGGGGCAAGCCGTGGCGAGCCATGTTGCCTCACCGGGCGACAACGCCACCTTAGTTAAGGCCATGAGGCCGGAAACCAAGTAGTCCTCGAACTTATCAGGGAACTTGTCGGACTTCCTTCGGTTCGTGAAAGTATAGACGGCGTGGGCATCAGGATATTTTTCCAATACCGCCTGCTGCATCGTCAGCTTATACAGGTCGGTATCTAGAATCGATTTGAGCATTGCGGTCCTTCTTTCACGACCATTGTAGTGTTGGTTTTTGGCCTGTAAATACAAGAACGCCCGGCCCGACATGTCGGGCCGGGCGTCTTGCTCCGAACAGCGTGGTCAGAATCAACTCCGAAACGGACAGAGTTCAGAAGTTGATGCTCTTGGAAGGACCGCCTGTTCCCAACGCCTGAGACTGCGAGGAGATCGACTGGCTGACGAACTGAGCGAGTTTTGCCAGTGTCTTCTTGTTCGCATCGCCCAAAGCGATAAATTGTGTGAAACCACACTGCTGGTGAGCCTGCTCCAGCCGCTCCTTGAAGTGCGGATCGATGACGTTCACGCCGATCAGGATGGTGACGATGCTCTCCAGGGCCTCGGATTTCACCGCCTTACTGAGTGCCTGCTTGATTTGTGTCGTACCGTTCGTGGAACGGTTGTCATCGCCATCTGTAATGAAGAACAGGATAGCGTTGACGTTGAAATCCTGGGCATCCAACTGCTGGCCGAAGTTGTCGGTTGCCTCGATGCCGTCGAGCATGGCGTCGTAACAGGCGGTGTAGCCGTCCGGTGCCAATGCCCCGTTGTAGTCATCGAGGTTGATCTGCTCCAGCAGCTTGAAGCCGTGGAATTCGCTGTGCGAGTCCTCGAACGTTAGGACACGGATCAGAAGGTTGTTGGCTCGTGGCGAGAACTGACACGCCTTGATGACTTCCTTCAGAGCAGCTTCCATATCGGCTTGGAAGCCGTTGGTACTGCCGCTGCGATCGCAGACGATGGTGACGAGCGTGTATTCCGCCGCACCGAGATTGCCAATGTGGACGGCACTGAAACCGAAGTGCCCGATCTTGTGCTGTTCAAGGGCCTGTTCATCAGACATGACTAGTTCCTTTCTGGTATATGGGAAAGACTATGGGGCGAATAGTCAGTCCGGTTACTTGAGGTATTTCTTGGTGGTAGAGACTCGCATTCCACGAGCCTTCATCTCGGTGACGAATTTCTTGCCGTAGCTCTCGAAGTTGCCGACGTTGCTGGAGGCGTCTTCGAGCAGCACACACTTCTTCACGAAGTCGTCGCCGAGTTCGTTGGCAACGTCTCGGAAAGTGTTGGCGACACAGTGAGATAGGGCCTCACCGGAGATCAGAACCTCGTCGGCCTCGTGGCCGAGCATTTGTACGAAGTCGGTGTTGAGTTGGGTGTTGGGGTCTTGGTCGTAGGTTACTTCGGCACGAACTGCCGAGAAGTGTTCCACGAAACGACATGACCCCTTGGTGATCTTGTCGCAGGTCTGCCGAGCGACACGCTCCCATTCGAGGATGGCGTCTTCCAGCGGGGCGACGATGTTGTGACCGGGCGTGCCGATTAAACAGTGATACGGCCAGATGACGTGCGGGTAGCGACCGCCCAAAGCCAGTTCGGTGAGATACTTGTAGGTCCACTTGTAGGTTTCGCCGAAGAGAGTCGGCGTATACTCGCCCACGTCATGGAGACCGCCCTTGGCATCGAATTGGGCACCGATGATCACCCCGTTTTCTACTCGCATGGTGGTGAAGGGGGCCGGAGGCTGACCCTTGCTGTCTTTGAACCAGCAGGGGTGAGCGATGTGCCACTGGTGGTGGGAATCGAGGGTGATGTGAATCTGCGTCAGCTTCTTGCCCAGGCGTCGGATCATGTCGCCGACCCGTTCCATATCCTCCCAGGCCCCGGTGACGCACAGTTCGCCGTCGTGGAGTTTCTGCTGGTCGGTTTGGGGAACGACTTTGCAAAAACTATTCTGCGGGTCGATGATGACCAGATGGACCTTTCGCATGGTTCATTCTCTCCTATTTGTTGAGTTGTCCTGACCACACCCGTATTGTAGTCACGCTCGACCTGTTGTAAAGCTCGCTCTGCCACTTTCTTTAAGTGGTCAAAGGACAAGAGTAAGTTCGTCAAGATGCCCATGCCACCCTACTACAAGGACAAACTGGCTCAGGTCATCTTCTATAATGAAACCATCAAAGGAGGACAGAACAAGGTTAAGCAAAAACCGAACACCATAACGCCGACCAACGACTGCTTCAGTATCCAAAGTACCAGAGCCTACAAATAAGTGGTCATTACACCCAAGCGATTTGGCTTCATCGTGGACGTACAATACGAACAAGCTGTCCCGAACAACTGTATTGACATTGGGTTGAATAACCTTGCTATGATAACTTCCGATCAGACTTCTCCCATACGGTCGCATTTGCAAGAGCATCAACAAGCATTTCAACAGGCACAAGACCAAGCGTGAAAGTAAGAAATGGTACTTCCGACTGGAAAACTACTTCCACCATGTTTCCAAGTTTATCGTGCAACTTGAGGTTATTTTCACGGAGGAGTTCTACACCAGCAAAGCCAGTTTCTTTGACCGTAATCCGCTCCCAGAGTACGTTGCTGGTGTGAAGCATGAGTTTTTTTGGTACTCGCATGGGTCGTGGGCGTTATCGTTCCAGTGACGGTCGTGTAATCAATGCTGATTGTAATGGGTCAGCGAACATCGGGAGAAAAGTAATCAGGAACGAGGACATAATTCTCCGACTTGATAAGAGCCTTGCCACAAGGCCAGTACGGGTCAATCCACTACGAGTTTTCAGCGTATGGTTACATCCTCGATTCGGTCGCCCCAGCAGATGATTAAATGATGTCGTCTAGTAACTACCTGCCCTACCGACGAAGGGCCTTCCGGTTCCGTCTTCATTTTGACCGGGAGCCTCACCTAGAAAAAGGACGTTAGCATTGGGATTTTATGGCACCACACTTCTCGCAGCGATAGTTCTTGGAAGGTTTCCATTTAGTGCTATTGGCGACGTAAAAAATATCTTGGCAGTTACCGCAGAACAAAAAGCACTTTGCCCAAAAGTCACCGAGATTAGCACGGCGAAAATGTTTATATCCTGTCTGATTATCTCGCAGATATTTATTCACTCGGTCCCATTGTGCAATATCTACAATGCGTATTGCTGCTCGTTCTTCCTTGGTCGGTGGCACGGTAACTATATTAGTATTCAACCGAGCGGTCTTTGCTTTTGAAGTTTGATTATCGACTGGATACCCTTTGTATATGGGGTTTGACAAGATGCACTTTATTGTCTTGGCATCCCACTTCCTACTCATGCTCTTGATGCCCTTATTGTTGAAGATGCAGGCAATTTCGTGAGGAGTTTTGTAACTAGGAGTGTCAGCCAAGTCAAATATATCTTTCACAACTTTGGCACGCTCAACATTAACAATCTCAGTCTTCCGGTCGCCCTTTTCCATCATGGGAACGGACGTGAGCAATATCCAGTTGTGACTATTTTGAACCCACTGGTCGTGATATGCTTCTCGTTTGCCGTCTGGATATTCTTTCCACCGCATTGGCATGACTTCTGGTATTCTTCGGTGGGTCAGTCCAGTGCCGTCCTTCGCATTTTTTGTAACCTTCGTAGATGACCTTATATTTGAAAGTGCCTTCACGGTTATATACTATCCAGTCATAGTCATAGACACACATCTTGCCAGGACTAGACTTCTTCTCGATAGTCTTCCGGCGAGCAATTTGTGTCCTATATCCCTTCTTCTCAATCTCGGCTGATGAAGCTAACTGGTTTTGCACCGTCCGCATGGTCGAAGCGAGGTTGGTCATATCGACCACCTGCTCGTCGTTGGCGGTGATAATCTTCATATCCAGTTGTTTCAGGGAGGTAATGAAGAAACCGATTTCGGCGGGATTCTTGAAGCCTATTCTATCATGGTCACGGTAAATAACATATTTTGGCTTGGTAGTTTTTAATTTGGAAATCAGGTTATTTGCCTCATCGAGCATATCCCAGCGAGGCACGCCGTTCAAGGTTATTTCTCCTACCATGTTCCAACCCATCTTCTATCACCATGTTTTGATTAACCAGTTCTAGCGGGTCGGAAACATTGGATTTCCTGATTATTTTAACGCATGTTGTCATATTCTCCGGTTTTCCTTCTTCTAGTAAACGACACTGCTTACATTATTTGACCGAGAAAAAGATGTGCGGAGAGGGAGAGGTATGGCTTGAAGTGCCTAATGCGGGAGTTGTATAGCCAGAAAAGAAGAAACCGTCCAAGAAGGACGGTTAATTAGAGAAGCGAGGGTTGCCTTCCCTAAAAACGGTTTGTTCTTGTACGAGCTAGCTCATTGCACTTCGTACAAGAACACACTTTTTCATTCAACATCTGCAAGGCTTCGGATTTCAACATATCACACCCATAGCAAATAGGCTAGTACAACTACTTGCACGCCTATTATGCCTAGAAACATTAAATCCTACCAGTCCTTTTTGGGTTTTACCGTCGCTTCTTATGCCATAATTCCCTCGCTTTGTTAGAAGCGTCTAAATACATGTCGAAGTTCTCTCCGCAATCAGCCCACCATCCGTTGATTCGATGTGCCTTGAGTCTGCCATTTCGGAGGAAGTGGTTGTTCAAGTCGGTGATCTCTAGCTCGCCACGAGCAGATGGCTTTAGCTGGTCAATGAACTCCCAGACGGTATTATCGTACATGTAGAGTCCAATTGCAATCTCGTCCGACTTTGGATACTTCGGTTTTTCTTCTATACTGAGGATATTCCCCTCGGTATCAGCTTCAACTACGCCGTAGGCAGATGGGTTTGCAACTTTGGTGAGGAAGATTTTCGCTCCGACAGGGTTGGCCGAAAATTCCTGCACTTGTTCCCGAACGGGGTTCTCTAGAATGTTGTCTGCTAGCATTACGGTCATTGGCTGACCGTTACAGAATTCTCTCGCCAATCCCAGAGCGTGGGCAATGCCGCTCGCTTCCTTCTGATATGTGTAGTGTAGATGCTTGATGCCGAATTCTTCGCCATTCCCAAGGATTCTCAGGAATTCACCGGCAGCATTACCGCCACACACGAGCAGAATGTCGTTGATACCCGAATCGATTAGATTCTGAATCGGGTAGTATATCATGGGCTTGTTGTAGATCGGCAACAAACACTTGTTCGTAACCCTTGTCAAAGGGTGCAGGCGTGTGCCGAGACCTCCTGCAAGAATAATACCTTTCATTCAACCTCCAAAAACATAAATGACGGCGTGGAAACCACGCCGTCATTTATTAGAGTAGCGGAGGTTGTATTTCTAGGCAGCAGATTTTCTGAGTGTTTCTGCCAAGAAGATAGTCGGAGAAGTAGAGGCCACGCTTCACGATCCATCGGTCGTTGGGGTTAGTAACGCTTTGCAGTACGTAGTCCCCGCAATACCGTATTGCAGGAAGCACTGCTTTCCATCTACGATTCGTTCATCACCCCACTGACCGATGAGGGTGAAACCGTCCGGCCCGGCGTGGTCCTCGCCGATCTGAACGGCGAGAACTTCGTTATCGGGCTTCGGCTCACAAGTGAGCTAGCCTTCCTCATCCACGTCTTTGACGGTGCACTTGCTGAGCAGACCGGGGGTGGGACCATAGACTGGACAACACGCTGCCAGCCCTCCGGTCCACACACCCCCTTCACAACACTGGAACTGATTTCAGCCAACTCTCGTGGAGGGACAATGAACAGGGTTGTTATCCCTGGCGTGAGGTCGGCATTGAGATACCGCATTGCTTTCTCAAACTCGAAATCCTGGGAGTTGCGGATTCCTCGAATGATATACTTTGCGTTTTGTTCTTTGGCGTAGTCAATGAGAAACCGATTACGGAAATGATCGACTCGGATGTTCTCGATGGGATGGTCGCCTTGAAGACGTTGCTGCAAAAGCAGGATGCTCTCTTTCAGCATATCTATCCTGCTGCGTTCAGAAAACTTTTTTTCAGGGTTGTCGCCAACGGCAACGATCAACTCGTCAAAGAGCCGTGCGGTCTGGTCGATGACGTATATGTGTCCCAGAGTCGGAGGGTCGAAAGACCCGGCATAAACGCCTCGCCCAACCTCCGTCGCAATTCTAGACATCCTGAATTCAGGTGTCAAGAGAGCGGGCCTGCCGTGAGGCAGGCCCGCTCGAAACCAGGGAAAATCCTAGTGGAAATCAGTACCGCCAGACCGGGCGAGGTAATCGGTAGACACTGATTTCAGGCAGCAGCGTTTTCCGATCACAGGACTGAGCCGTTCCTTGGTCGGCAAGATCACCACGCCTTCCCGCCCCTTGAAACCACTCTTGATCGCTGATGGTTCACAGAGGGTAGTCGGGCCGCTGGTGTGCTTTTCGACCACTTCCTGGGAAAACGGTCCTTGGTACAGAATCGGCACCATCTCGATGCCGAACCGCTTGAACAGGTCTACCTTGACGGCGAAATCCAGATAGAGGTTGTTCAAGGCAAGGTCGAAGGCCCTGAAACCCTTGGTCCTCATACCGTAGGTCATATCCTGAACGCCACTGCCGTATAGTTCGCCGTAGAGGATGATGCTGAACTTGTTCCCATCCCAGGGATATTCGTCCCGCATGTACTCCAGCAGGCCCTTTACGCCGTCGTTTAGAAACTCCCAGAATTCAGATTTCCGCAGGATCGTCTCACCTTCCTGCGTGCAGCGAGCGGTCTTGATGTATGCCCGAATCTCTTCAGGCCCAAAGTACCGCTTGCCCTCGGCGTCGAGCAGAATCGACTTGACGGGACGCTCGTAGCATTCTTCTACTTTCCACCAGCTTCCGTTGTATAGGAAGATGGTGCCGAGTGGCGGTGCCTTTTCGCTGACGATCATGCTCTCCATCAACTCCGCAGCCTGGAAGCGGCGGTTCTGTGGAGACCATTCCTTTCGGCGAACGTCGTGCGACCCACACATGTAGACCCAGCCCGGAACGCAGTTCTCATCTGTGTCCAGACACAGACCCATTCGGCAGTTCTTGCCGTGGACCTTTTCGGTCAGAATAATTTCTTCACCGGCATCGAACGCAGCGGGGAAGTTGCCGTAGTGTTCGATGGAAGTGTAATCGTAGAAGCGAGGGCATTGCTTTTCAGCGTCTCCATCGGTGCAGTCCAACGGCGGTTCGTACTTGGTGACACCGAAGTGTTCAGCTAGATCGGTGCCGACCGGCCAGTTCGGGTCATCGCCCCACTTGGGATCAATCTTCATGATGACACCGTAGCTGGGGTATCCCCGCAAGTTCGTGGCTGCAACTCTGCCTCCAGGCGTGCGTTCACCTAGCTCGTTTTTCGGCAGTTCCTTGAGATACTTCATGATCCCAAGTCTGTCGTTGGCGAGTGCAGGCGGCAGAATGGCGTCGGGCGGAAAATACACACAGAAATCACCCGGTTTGAATTGCGTCCAGCCTGTTTCTGGGTCATGCCGTACACAGGTCTTCCAACCCTTGATTGTCGCCAACTTCATACGATTGGCGTTTGGGTGATCTTCGATCTTTTCAACACGACACACTTCTACAACCAGCTTACTCATTTTGATGTCTCTAAATCAAACCACACCAGTCTACGAGTTCTGAGAGCGTGAAGTTCCACTTTATTTGTTGTACCGCTTTATGCACCCAGGCCACATTTCTTTGACATAGCCTTTAGTGCTGTCAATCCTGTCTAGTGATGCTGTTTGGTGCTTCCTTCTAGGAGCAGTGCTATAGTTTCTGACCAACTTGATTTCGACCCCACTAATAGCACATCTGCCGTTTTGGTTCTGGAACTGGCTCCATGCGTCTTCGATTTTCTTTCAACTGTCCCGTTACTTCTTTTCGGTGGCCTTGTGTACGACTTTTTCGGTGGCCTTGTGTACGACTTTCCGAAGCTCATCGAGCTTCTGGGCACCTGCGTCCCTCGCTTGTTTGAATGCAGCCTCGGCCCTGGTAAGGATGTCCTTGCCGGACAGAGACCGGGCCTGTTCATATAGACTTGAGGCTCCATCCTCGATGGAGGTTCGCATGTTGTCGAAGAATTGTCCGAGAGCGGAGAGAACGCCGTCTGCGTCTTCCGACGTGTCTTGGTCAACGGCGAAGTGGCTGCACCGGTTGTTCACCAGTACCGCCACTTCGTCAAGCGTTTCGACCTTCTTCACTGTGTCAGCCGTTCCATCGGCCAGGGCGTTCGTGACCTCTGTGCTGCAAGCCGTGAGGTTCACAAGACGCCCATTTTTGAGTAGTGCGAACATTGCTAGTCCTTTCTAGGACCAGCTAGATCGCTAGTCCTTGAACCAGTGCGGAGCCTTTTCCTTGGCCTTCTCCTGGTCGCCCGGCTCCATCGTGTGAATGTACCACCGCTGGTACGTCTTCTTCAGGAGATCGTCTCCACCGCAGAGACAGATTGGCGTGACCTCTCGTGGGTCGTTGATACCCAGGTCGTCCACGGCAAACTGGAGAGCGGGTTCGATCCACTCAGTCTTGCCCTTGGACTTGGCAACCTCACGTTCGAGGATACGCTTCATGATCTCCCGACCAGGGCGAGGACAGTATAGCTTATTTGGGAACCGGCTGGCAAGGGCACCTGCCAGCACGTTCTTGAATAACTCCATGTTGTTCACCGTGGCGAGGCAAAGCATCGGCACGTTGCGGCGTGCGTTGATGCGGTAGTTCAGCTTGCGAATCTCACCACGCTTGTCTAGAACGCCCAGCATCCACCGCAGGTCCATCTCGTTCGTCTTCTCGATTTCCTCGATCATGATAACCGGAGGAATGAGTGTGTTGGGGTCGAGTAGATGCGACTCGATACCGGCCTTGGTGGTGCTAGTCGCATCTAGCTTGATGTAGGCTTCGCCCTCACGACCGAGCATCGTACAGACGGCGAGCAGAATTTCGGTTTTTCCGCAGCCAGGAGGACCGTAGAGAACGCAGTGGAAGCGGTTCTCCATCAAGGAAGCCTGAGCCGCCTTGATCGCCGAGATGACCCGCTCGATCTGAGCATCACGGTCGTAGATGTGCGTGAAGTGGTCCTTGCGGTCGAAGCTGATGTCGGCGTACTTCTTCTGGTGGTCCTCGTCCATCGGCAGTAACTTGTCGTCATGCACGGTCGGACGCTCGTTGTCCGGCATGAAGACATGATCCAACTCCTCCAGGTAGCCTTCCTCGGCCAGAATTGCCTTGATCTCCTTCTCATCGGGGTGCGTGACCCGCCACGGAAATTTGCCGTACTTGGTGCCGTTGCCGACCTCGATGACGTACTTCAGGATTTCGGCCCACTGACCCTTCCACGCCTCGCCTCGCCCGCCCGACTTCTGGTACTCGATGCGATACGTGAAAATCCACGACTCGCCGACCTTCACTGGGGCAGCGGCTTTCTTGACCTTGTACTCCCAGCCTTTGCCACGAGAGCCGGTGGTGGAACGCTTGGCGATGTACTCAACCTGTTTCTTCGTGGTCTTGTCGTTGGTCTTCTGACTGCACTTTCGCTTCAGCATCACTTGCCTACGAATGCTGTTCGCCATTTCTTGGTCTCCTCAGAGAACACTGTTGCCACAAACCGCTACGAGCATTATAGTCACCGGGAAGCCGATGTCAAGTGGCCTAATTCGGGGAATCTAGAAGCCTGATGTAGAAAGAGCCGTCGTGCGGAAGCACGACGGCTCTAGAATAAAATTGTCTTTTTCGGGTTAGCTCAAAACGATCTCAACCCCATCTACCGGGGCCTCGTTCAAGAGCGTTTCTTTCTTCTTGGAATGCTCTCTCTTGGTCCTTCTGGTTGACGTCGGCGGGGTTGCTTCTGCGTCGTTTGGCTCGACCAAAACCTGCTCGACAGTGCCTTTGACGGTCACACGGTCGGGTTGATCTAGAATGAGTTTCTTTTCGTTCATGGCTTTTTCCTCTGTTGGAGATATAATTTCACGGACGAGAGTTGCTAGATTGGTCCTCACCAACTGCATGTAGTAGTTGTCGCCTTGCCACTCTCCCAGCGGTTGAACGACACGTTGGCCTGATGTGGTTGGCTTTGGCAACTCTAATGTTGCATCCTTGGACTTGTTTCTATATAGATAGAGTCCTTCGCCTTTCGTCTTATACTCCAGTCGCTCACGCTGTTGTGCGAGAGCTTCGTACTTGGTTACTCTCTTACTGAGACGGTTGATTTTGCCCATACTGACCTTTCTTTTTTCTTCGGCTGTTACTTAGATATTGTGCCAGCCGATCTAATTAGCTACACTCTATCTATAGTAGTTTGGAGAAAAATACTATGGCGAATAAAAAGAAGTTGAAGAAGTGGACGCAGGTATATCCTCAAGGCACCAAAGAAGGTGATGAGGAACAGCGTTTCTTTATAGCACTAGCACGTCATCCGAAGTACAAGTGGCGAAGTACGTCTGCTATATCAAAAGAAGCCAACCTGACCAAAGAACGTGTCGAACAGATCATCCAAAAGTATTACAAGTCGGGCATGGTCGTTCAGAACCCGCAGAATGAAGATCAGTGGGGTTATTGGGAGCGACTAGATGTGCCAGATGACGATGACGATAAGACAGTCGTTCAGAAAGATCACGAGAAACGAATCCAGAAGGTGTTGAATCCTTCCACTAGTGGGTCTTGCTGCGGCCCAGGTGGTGCTAGCAATTGCGGCAGCAAGTCGGCACCCACTGCAAATAAATCCGGCAAGTCCAGTTCCAAGGCAGTACCTTCCAAGGTCGATTTTGTAGACCTATCTACGGCTAAGAATCCGCCGAACCGATATGCTAAGTACGAACGGCTTAGGAACATGGAAAACTACATCCATGACTCTATGGATGTAGAGCGTGCATTGGACTACGTGCTGAGTCTGAGAGAACAGAATGAACTTTATTCTGAGGACGAGCGAGCTTGGAATCACAATCTATAAACAAAAAGCCCGGCTTACGCCGGGCTTTTTGTTTAGCTGCCAATCTTCCCACCTAGCTGGCTGTCAGCCGTGGCGGAAATCGGGTTGAAATACTTGTGAGGATATTGCTTCTTCACGTAGGCATCAGGATAGTTATCGCTGATACCGGCACGCTTGGTCTTCTCGTCCACAGTATCCTTGCCCTCTGGGGCATCTGTAACTAGAAAACTCAGGTCGTGCTTGTTTGTCTCAGCCCATTGCATGAATGTCTTCATAAGGTATACCTCGCTTATTTCGAGTTGGAATTCCTTTGGTATATAGGGCGAAAATTGATTTTTTTCGGAAGTTCTGATAGCATTCCTGAATCTAGGCCCTTGGGTGTAGGATAGATGAGCGTAAGCGTCAAAAATGTGCGACTGTTGCCAAAGAAGGCAGTTAAGAACGAATTATCTGAGAAGATACATTTCACATGCAGCTTTTGCGAAAAAACCGTAGGTCTCTACCCGGAAATCAGGGGCATCTGCGAAAAACTCTCCGGTAGCGAGTTCTTCTGCCCCTTTTGCTTGCGTCACAACTTCAACACCAAGGTCAACAAGAATATCTTGGCCCTGACTTTCCGCACCATCCCTGGTTACTTCTACAACGTCTTCTACCTTGGACACCGCAGGTCTATGTTCCTCTCGGAGATCGAGGACTACATAGACGCACATGAGAAGGTCGGCCTCCTCAATCCCGTTTTCAGTTACGATCCAGATTCATTGACTTGGTTCATCGACTTCAACAAGGTTGGTCGTGGCCGGAAGAAGGTCAAGATACATTACGCCCTCAAGACCGTCTCAAACATCCTTGCTTGCTTCAATCTCTCAAAACACATTCCAGGGGTGCGTATGCACAAGCTCTACAAAAAATACGAGGAGGCTATAATCAAGTTCTACACCAAGAGATACCGCCCTCCTGGCAAGAGGTTGTTGATACCGACGTTAGGAGGATGTGTCGGTAATCTACAACACGATAAGAATTTTGACATGGAGGATACAAAAGTTTTCTCGTGCTGTGATTTTTTGATACAATGATTCTCTACTAGTTCACTTACCTCAACAAAGGAGATAATCGTAATGAGTAAGAAGACTACCGCCTCTAAGGAGACTCCGAAGAAGGCAAAGAAGACCATCAAGAAGGAAACGAAGGGCAAGAAGGCCAAGAAGAGCAACTCTAGCAAGAGAAGCTAACGTCCATCTTGGGTGATTCCGAATAAGGCTGGCAGTTCAACTGCCAGCCTTATTGTTTTCTTACTAGGATATATACAGCATGAACCCAGCACAGCGACGACAAGTTCAACCGAGACAGAATGGCTGCGGGTGCGGTCACAAGAGTGCGAACATTGTCTCTACACAGAAAAAGGAAGCCGTGGACAAGGTTCAGAAGCCCAGAAGAAAGATATTTGCTTAGTTGGAGGTACACTATGGGATGTGGCTGCGGTGGTGGAAGGCCAATCAGAAACGTGGCGGGAGCAAGGCCGGTGGTCACGCCTGCTCAAAGATCGATCCAGGGGGGTTTGGCTGCCGCAAAGTCTCCAACCGAGTTGAGGGCTTTGGCAGTGCAACAACAAAAAAGTCCCGCTGGCATGAACAAGGAACGGCTAGCCATTGAAAAGAAGAGGAGAGAAACTATTCTCAAGAAGTTCGGCAAGTAATGTTAGTTGCCTAACTCCATTTTTTGTCTTACGTCTGGCATTTGCCAGCTAGATGGACTCTGTGGGGCGTTGATTCTGATGTCCCGCAGAGTCCATTCTACTAATACACCTTCTTCGTGCCAGATCATTTTCAACTTGCGTGGAACGATATGGCCGGTGTTGGTAGTCAACAAACTTTCTACCTCAGCACTGGCGATCAGTTTATCCGCCGAATCATAGAGATAGTGGCCCACCACCACCATTCTCTCTGGATCGATCAATGTGACTTTGGTGATTTGTTCACCGTTCGTACTTGTTTTCGGTTGCAGGATGGCTACGAGCTTGCCGTTTCTTACGACGAAAGCATTCTGGTAGTTTATATCCCCAACGCCCAACAGTTCTACAAGCCACTCAGGGTTAAAGGGTGTCCGCAATCTGCTCTTCATCAGGTTCTCGTGCCGCCCAAAAAACAGGTAGGGCGGGTCCATCCTTTTAGACCAGAACCAGAAGTGCGTATCGTTAGAACCGATGTCTGATTCCCTACCTAGAACTGAATTTGTCTGCATTCGGAACCGGAGCTTCTTTTCATGGCGAATGACTGCGGTGAGCTTCACCGTGAATTGGTGGGTAGCCCGGATATCCACATTACAGCTTACCGAATTGATCGAGGCGTTTCTAGTGTTTATCGCCTCGATTATTTTCATTTCTTCGGTTTGTTGCTGCGGAATTATAGGAGTCATCTCATTCTTCCTGTTTTGTAGGAAGTCTTCTTGGATGTACTCCAATGCAAACTGGCGACTGTACCACCACTTAAACCCGTTCCAACCTAGAACTAGGCCAACGATGATGACTGCCGCCCTGAGTAGGTGATTTTTCATTAACGAATCCTAAGCTGAAACTGGAAGTAGCTGTGTGGATAATACGGGTACGGGTAATACGGGTACGGGTAATACGGGTAGTAGGGGTTCACGTATGGATAAGGATATGGGTACGGCCTTGGATAGTGATGATGGTGCGGATACGGGTACGGGTTACAGTTGTTGTGGTTGTTGTACTGGTTGTAGTGATGGTTGTTGTTTGGGTGATTGTGCCTTTGCTGTGCTTGAGCCGTTGATCCAAATGCAAAAAGTCCCAAGGCCAACAGACCGATTGTAGCTATGAATTTCTTCATATTGCCTCCTAGATAAGATAATAAGAAATGGACGGTGCCTGGTTGAATTCGGGCACTCCTACATATATAGTTTACCAGCAATTGGTATTAGATACAAGATTTTTGGAGACAACACATGCTGACATTTAAGGAATGGAGAGACTTAAACGAGTCCGTAACCGGAACATCGTTCACTCTAGGTGTTGCTCGGCCCGCTACTGTTGGCGGTATTGTCGGGTCAACTGGAGCTTCTGATTGGCTTGCAAAGTGGAAGCTATTAGAAGCCAAGAAGATGAAGAAAAAGATGTTCGGCAAGGATGTTCCTGAAGACGAAGAAGAACTTGATCCAAAGCTAGACGATGCCGACCTTGAACTAGGTGATGAAGAGGGCCTGGACGACGAGGAAAAAGTCAGTTTGGATGATGAGGAAGGTCTGGGCGACGAAGAACTAGGCGACGAAGAGGGCCTGGGCGATGAGGAACTAGACCTGGGCGACGAAGAAGGCATGAGTGACGAAGAAGGCATGGGTGACGAAGAAGACATGGATATGCCTCCACCGCCGAAGAAGGGCAAGGGTAAGAAGCCGCCGTTTGCCAAGGGTGAGATAATGAAGAAGGGCATGAAGAAGGACGACGGCAAGTGTAAGGGCTGCAACAAGATGATGTCCAAATGTTCCTGCAAGACAATGAAGAAGGGTGCCAAGAAGCAAATGACGAAGGAGGAAACCGATTGGTGGAACTCCGTCATGGGCATGATTGGTCCAGACCCAAATCAGAAGAATTGGGATGGCATCAGCGTGCGAGAGGATGCACTTTTTCCAGAGATAGACCCTAACGCTTTAGCTTTGGCTCAAGTGCCGCAAGGCGAGACTCAGCCAAAACCAGGAGAACCTGGATTTTCGCCTGCAACCAGAATCGGTCAGCTATAAGTAACTCCAATAACCTCCAAAATCAATGGGCCGGTTTTCCGGCCCATTGATTTTTTTATTTCAAGAGGGCGGCTATGCCCGCCTCCAGGTCGTATTTAGGTTTGTGACCAAGCACTCTTTCGGCTTTGCTCATATCGCAGAGAGTAAAATCCTGGTAGGTCTCTGGGCTAGGGTTAGCCACATACAGGATGTCGAGCGGAATTAGCCCGTTGTTTGTACGAATTAGCTTGTTGGCTATCTGTACGATTTTGTTGAAAGACTCAGCTTTACCGCTGCCGCAATTGAGAACTACGTGTGGACCTGTGTACTCTAATGCGAGTACAATTGCCTGCACCACGTCGTCTACATAGACCCAATCCCTTTGTTGTTCGCCGAACTCGAATAGCCGTGGCGACTGCCCTCGTAGCATTTTCTGTATGATCTGATGCACCATGCTGGCTCGTTTTCCCTTGTGATCCTCTCCTGGGCCGTACACGTTCGAGAATCTCAGCCCAATCATCGGCATCTTTTGAAGCGAAGTTGTGCCCACCCTGTTCCAATAGACCTCGGCTTCCTTTTCTATGTATAGCTTGGATTCACCATATACATTGAGTGGAACTGGAACTGTTTCATCTTCGACATAAGGAGCAGGAGCGGAACCGTACACGGCACAACTAGAGGCGTATACAAAGCTCTTAGCACCACGGCACCCTGCCTCATACATCAACTTTACCGAAGAGTCTACATTAGCCAAGAACATCTCTTGCCTATCCCGGTCCATCGTGTCGTTATTGGCCGCAAGATGCACCACGGCATCTATACCGTCCAGGGCGTGCCAGTTGATGCCCATTAAATGCAGACCGAGAAATTGCACGTCGCCATGTAATTTGACCTCGGTTTTGCAACCAGTCGCCACTACTCTATGCCCTCTCTTTACTAGTTCTTTGACTAGATTTGAGCCGATGAAGCCGGTCCCGCCAGTAACGAAAACTTTCATGTAGGTTTCCCTTTCTAGGTCGTGGTACAATTTATTCTATTTTGGCAAAAATGTCTAGAGTAGCTATTGCGTTATCTATAGAATCTGGTATATCTAACTCCACCGTTAATAAGAACGGGGAGATCAATGGCACTTACCAACTATTGGCTGAGAAGGGATCGGTTAGCTATATACGCCAAAATTGCTGATTGGGCACACAAACACAGTATCAAGGTAGAGACGCTGACTAGATCGCAGATAATCGAGGCCGTGAAATACAAGGCTTGATGGTTTTCGACAGTCTGGTATAATACTTTGATTATGCCAAAGGAAGCTTTCATTGCTGATTTTGTCGAAGCATACATTGGTCAGGGACTCAAGCCTATTCCATTACACCGCTCGTCAAAAAGACCGATTGGTATGGGCTGGAATAAGGACTGGTCCGTCGAGCGATGTAGAGAGGGTTTCTACGTCTATCCCGGTGCCAATATAGGCATTTTGCTGGGAGATGTCGTAGATGTTGAGGGCGACGACGAGGAAGCAAATGCCACGCTACAGAAGCTCATCGGAGATTACCCACATCCTACGTGGCGTAGTTCCAAGTCCCAGCACCATCTTTTTCTTTCTCCAGACCCCGATCTAACCAGAATTGTCTATCAAAACATAGAATTTCGTGGCAATGGGCACCAATCCGTAGTCCCTCCCAGCTTTGTTTGCGAAACAGGAGCAACATATCAGTGGTTGCGTGGCACCAAGTTTCCTGTGCCTGCTATGCCAGGGCCTCTTCGTGATTACTACGACAACCTCCCCAAAAAGCGAAAGAAAGCCAAACGGGAAGCCGTTGTACCGAAGTTCTCGGTGAACCACCGTTCATCTGTGGACCCCGTTGAAGCCTATCTTGCCAAACATTATCGCTTTAACGAGGATGCCAAGCCGGGGCGTAAAAAGTTATGGTGCGGGCAGTGTGGCGAAATATGTTTCATTCACAAGAAGCGTTTGTATCTTGAGTTGGACATTTTTCGCTACATTGGCATGAAATGGACGTGCAACGAGTGCCGTTCATCGGAGTTCAAGGAGTGGATGAAGGAGGAATGCAGAAAACTTCGCAGACATAGTAGATAAGACATGGATTTCGTCAATTGGTTATCACTTCAAGAAGCACTCGCTCTAAAGGGAAGCTACAAAGGCTCCATTTTCCAGCGGCTTGTGGCTGCATCTTACATGATCGCCTCTTCAGAAGAGCCTGGGGCCAGGGCCGCTTACGAAGACCTGCAAAGGAAGATCGGCAGGCAATATAACTTTTTGAAGAGTAGGTGGGTCATGAATCCGACGATGGATGATCCTTACAAGAGCATGAGGCAGATGACTCAGGCCATCAACACCCAAAAAGCAGCCGGAATTAAAAAACCAGTGGTAAATGTCTACGCCGAGAAACCCGGCCCTGACGCCGATTCAAATAAGAGGGATCATCCAGCTTGGGATAACGAGACCAATGTTCGTGGCAGAGGCGTTCATGACATCATTTCACACTACGCCGGACAGCACCCCTTCTCTGCCAGAGGCGAGTATGGGGCCTACAACCGGCATTTGAAGACCCTTTGTAACCCAGATCAGGTTAAGGCTGGAAAATGTTTGGCAGCCCAGGCCATGTTCACCGAAGTAGTGGCTCAAACTAGTTGCTACTACGTCTACGGTGATTACCCTCCCCAAAAGATGATCATTCTTAGCGACTTCGATCACGCCTATGTTGGCAGACTAGCCGCAGATTCGCCTCTCAACAAATACTTTGTACTTCTTGGCAAGGAATTGAAACTAGCCCCAGGTTTCGATTGGGAGGAGTTCAAAAAGGAATTCCCGGTTCTTGCTTTGGAACTTTCTAAGCAGCAAACCGGGTTGAAGGTACATCTCCAGCCTATTACGCCCGAAGAAGTAGCTTTGACTGGATTGAAGGCTCAAGTTCCTCCAGGCAGAATGACTGTTATGCGTGTAGCCGGGAGATAAACGAACAAGCTTGTTCTATTTGTTCTTGGGAAATAGTGTGCCCGCCTTCTTTAGTCTCGAAACAAGTCACATTGTACTTCTTGTCGATTAGTGCCTTCTTCATTGGCAGATATCGTTCGTCCCACTTGAATACACTGTCGTCCTTTGTGTGGAACAATGCAAACGGTGTCTTCATGCCATTGGCTTCGGGAATGTTGTTCGGTTCTAGTATGGCACCGTTGTGTGCGATGACGCCGCCAAAGTGTTTTGTCGCCTGAACCGCCGTCATCACAGCCATTACAGCCCCGGCTGAAAAGCCAGCCAACCAGATGTTCTCTCTTTTCACTTCGTAATCATGTTCCATAGATAGAACCAGATTCATAATCTGGCCTACTGCTTTGCCTTGACCACGAATAGCTTCAGCTTGGTCGTGTGGACCCCTGGGCTGTTGGTAGTATTCCTTGATCGCAGCAGCCCCGACAAGTAACACATTCTCCGCCTTCATTTTCTCTAGCTGCTCTTTGTAGAGTTCAAAATGCCGCCCTCTTGTCGTACCGCCTCGGCCAGCCATGAAGATGATACATTTCTTGGCGAGAGTGGGATTGATGAGGGTCGGGTAGATTTCAATCATTTGAGTCTCCATTCTTTGTACATCTCGAAATCAGGATGATCTGCAAGGCTGCAAATGTCTTCATAGAGCTTGGAAGGCATCTGTTGTTTCAGGAAGTCCATGAATTTCCTGGCTTTGGCTTTATTGGAATTATCGATGGCGTCTCTCAACGCTGCCACATCATAACCGTGGCATTTGTGGCAGTCTGCCGGGTTGAAGCTCTCATCATTCCAAGCGTCATCTGAAGCCAGACGCTCTTCGTCAATAGTCCAGAATTCTAGATGCTTGTCGGCGTCTATGAACCCCAGGGTGAAATCGCAGATGTCATAGACCAACTCAACCAACTTTGGGCTAGCGAGCCAGAAGTTACCGATAGATCGATACTCTACACCGTAGTCTGGCTTGCGGAATCTACCGGCAAGGCCGTAGAGTTTCCGACGCTCTGGTGAGGAGGTATCGTGGTCTAGGAGGATGCTAGGAATGCCCAGGAAGAGATCGAGCATCCTAGTGGTGAAGATCAGCCCACGCTGCTTTTTGATAATTGTCTTTGAGCCAAGGTGAATATGTCCGCCGCCACTCCGCAGGTTGTTCTTGCGGAAAAACACCTTGTCAGGCTTTTTTACTTCCAGACTATAGGCACACCATTCTGGATCGCACCCGGCTTCTAGTGCTTCTTTGCTCTTCAACTGGTTCCAATCGTAGCGGTGTGAAGCCCTGGGAACGAGGTAATAGGGCCTGACCAAGTTGGCGTACAACGTGAGAGACTTGCGGATATTCTTGACTGTTTCTTTTTTGGTTTTCGCTGGCTGAATCGTGCATTCTGCCAACACATTGTCGTAGTAAAAGTTGCAGCCGTCTATAACGTAACAGGCCTTTTTGCTGCCCGGCACGATGTTAATGGCACTGTAGAAAATGCCATTTTTCCAAAGCATGAATTCGGGATCGCTCCCGAAGCTGAAGACCGCCATATAGAAATTCCTCCTCTGAACCAGCTAGATTCTACCTGCTATGGAACAAAGCGTCAATAACAGGAATTACGTTCCGTCTATCTAAATAGGGTATGGACTTCTCTTTTAAGGACTTCTTGACAGAACTAAAGCAATATTCGGAGTTCGAGGTTGCCAACATGTATTTTGGCGACCCAGGGATGAAGGTGCGAGACATCGCACTAAAGACAGGGAAATCCGTTGCGGAAGTCTATCGAATCCTGCACAAACACGGAAGACCGAACCGGCAGGTGACAAACCACCACAATGTCTTAGCTCTGGCGGAAAATCCATTTTTTAACGTCTCTACTATAGCACAGATGACGGGCTACACACCTAGAAATGTCCGGTACATTTTGAAACGAGGGAAATAATGGCTATAGGTGCGAATGACATAGTTTTCGTTTACTCTGGGGGTACGGCAAACAATGATCCCGCCGAATCCCTTGGCGGTGATCCCTCTGCAATTGTAATTGGTAATTTGTTAAACAACCTTTTTCCCGACACCCAAAAGGAGAGTGCTGGCACTGGCAAGGTAGATTACCGCTGCATCTACATTTTCAATAATCATAGCACAGATTCGCTGTTCGATGTTTCGCTCTACATGGCTAACGATATCCTTGGTGGTGCCACGTTGAAAATTGGCGTAGAAACCTCCAGAGACATCCAGCGAGTTGCAATCAGCGGCCCCGTTTCTGGCGGGTTTCTGGTGATGCAGTACGAAAATCAAACTTTCAACTGGAACTATGACAGCGATTTGAACGTCTGGGGCCAGAATCTAGAGGACGAACTGAATAATCTGAGCCTGCTATCCGGCGTGTTTGTCAACGTCTCGACCGCTGGAGGCACTAGATTCTTCGAGATACATTTTGCTGGCGACGATGACAAGAAGTTCCACGACTTGCTTACCGTTGTGAACACCACTAACTTGGTCGGTTCGTTTACCGTTAGTGCCGCCAAACTAGTAGACGGTGCCCCGATTAACCAGATAGCACCGTCTATAGACTTTGACAACCAGAAGCCATTCGGCGTAGATTTCCTCAATGCCAAAAAAATAAACCCCATCAACATAGGTATACTACGTGCGGGCGAGAGTGTCCCTGTTTGGATTGAGCGTACTGTAACTCCAAATACAGCCGCTCTGTTTCTAGATGGTTTCGATCTAAGGATTACTGGCTCTCCGATTCAGATATAATTGGATTTGATCTTTTTCGCCAAACTACTAGAATAGGTTATCAAACTTCACCCTTACAAGGGAGCCAATCATGAAATGCATTGTCCCGCTAAGCCTAGCTCTAGCCTTCACCAGCCTTTTGTTTGTGACCGGCTCTGCCTACACCCAGAAGGATGACGGCCCGAAAGTCAAGGATTATCTTGAAGCACTGAAGAACGCCGAGAACTGGAGTAAAAACATCAACAGCCCGGAGTTCTACAAGGACTACGAGTTGGAAAATACCAAAACCAAGAAAACAGCCAAACTGAAAGACCTGACTGATTTCGAGAGAGACCTTTTCTACTTGCTCCAGGCCGAGAATCTCAGCAAACAACTCGCCGGATTGAATCAAGCCTGGGCGAAGGAAGCTACGACTGCTCCCGAACGATATAAGGCGACTACCAAGGAAGACCTGGAAAAGACCGACCGCAATCCCGACAAGACGGATATAGAAGAATCGATCAAGAAGCTAACTCAGATTCGGAAGGATCATGCCGTCAAGTTCGAGAAGATCATGGAGGACACGCTGAGCAAGTACACAAAGGAAATTCCTGAAAAGGATGCCAAGTTGTACCAGCAACAGGTCAAGGATTTCCACGACCACCACAAACTGATCGAGAGAAAGAAGGACAATAAATGATCTGCCCCGTAACAGGCAAGCCTTGCACACTGCCGAAGAATGTGGTCATCAATGAGATTGTTGATGGCAACGCCAAGGTGATACGTCTGTGTCACCAGTGTGCCTCCGTCTACTTGAATAGCGAGAAACTGAGTGTGCCGCCGCAACTGCCGGTCTTGCATCCTCACAATCCGCAACATTCACAATATCAGGGACCGAAATCCGACCAGCCAGCCACACCGGGGCAGCTTCTATCTGAGTTGCTGGCATACTTCCAGAGCCAAGGCAAGCCTGTTGTGGTGCATCATGAGCAAGTCCAACAACTAGCAAATGTCTGCCCGGCCTGCGGTATCTCATTTGCAGAGATACAGAAGACAGGCCGTATGGGTTGCTCGCATTGCTATGTCCATTTTAAGGACCAAATGGATATAGCAATTCAGCAAATTCACGGCACCACGCAACATGTCGGCAAGAAGCCGAAATTGGAGCTAGAGAAACTCACGGTTGATGAAGAACAACCAGTTGCAGGACTGGTCCGTGGACCTCGATCTAAGATAGACGAGGCTATCGACACGTTTGAACAAAAGTTGGCGAGTGCGATCCGTGAAGAGCGGTTTGAGGACTGCACCAAGCTCCGTGATGTCGTCAAAGCACTCAAGCACATCAGGCAGAAGAAGGCTGCTGTACTTGTCGAACTACAAACGGCGGCAGAAAACGAGGACCACGAGATGGTTCAAAAGCTGTCAGCAGCTATAGCCGACCTCTCAAAAGAGTTCGCCGCCCTAGTGATGTAATAGAAAAGCCCGCCATATGAGAAGGTGTTATCCAGTAGCACTCAGCGAGCCATTTATATTGCTCATTTTGCTGGAGTCCAGGCCCAGCTTATTTGGGTAAGTCCCACACTCATCCTAATGCACGGTTGGGACATGACGCTGAAAAAGATCAGCGGTACAGACCAAGCCGTAGACTGGTCGATTAGGAAGGTAGCATAAATCAAAAACGGCCCGCTTTCAGCGGGCCGTTTTCATATATAGAACATGCCGATTTACGTTGCCACTGGAGGGTTGAGGGTTAAGGGGTGTGCTGGCGTCGTCGTTAAATACATCTACGCAGTCAAGTTCCTTGTCAATGAAGTTGCCTACGTGTGTGCCAAAGCCGCAGACGAAGGTAAAATCGAACGAGTATACATCAAGTCCATCCTCGTCAATGATGTGCAGGGTAGCTACTACACAATAGTCTACAAAGACACCACAAATCGTGTCTGGCTAGAAAGCGAACTTTGCACCGCAGCCGAGGCTTCCGCTCTGGCAACAGCTTACCTAGAAGATCAGATCAGCAGGCTTCAAGATGAGCCTTGTGTAACCTAACCTAAATCCTCCTGTCAGAAGGCTAGATAGTGTTAAGGAGGCAATATGTCACTTCATATGCTAACGCAAGAACAGATCAATGCAGTAGAAGATTACGTCAATGCACTCGCCGAGGAGTATGCTGCCGAGCAGAAAGAAAAAGGACCACGTTGGTGGGAGTTTTGGAAGAAAATTCCAAGCAGCAAGATACATCAAGTAGTTAAATTTCTGTTGAAGTCGCTAGATGGATTGATCCAGTACGTAGAACCGATCATCCCTGCCGGTGCTGACAAAAAGGCGGTCGTTATGATGGCTGTGACCAAACTATTTGATTTCACTGTCAAAGAAATCATGCCCTTTTGGTTGCGGCCATTTGTACCAGCCATCAAAGCCTTCGTCATCAACGTAGTTGTAGGAAACGCCATCGACTTCCTGGTTAGCAAGTACAACGAGGGGGCTATGGTTCCAAAGGAGGAAAATGGCACGGAAGAAGAAAACCAGCAACCAACGAACGGATAAGAAATGCAAATTACCTCCATTTGAGGTCGAGGAGGTACTATCGCTGCAAGACGCCCGCCAGAAAGTTGGATGGAATATAACCGCATTCAGCTTGCCCGACGCCTGGAATCTAACCCAGGGCGAAGGTGTAACCATCGCAGTGTTAGACACCGGTTGCGACCTGGATCACCCAGACCTAGCCGAGAACCTGTTACCTGGGAAGAATTTCGTCAACGAAGCTAAACTACCAGACGACGATAACCAGCATGGTACGCATGTCACTGGTATTATTGTAGCAAGCAATAACGACATAGGCATGGTTGGTGTAGCACCAAAGGCCAAAGTCCTTCCAGTAAAGGTGCTAGATCGTCATGGCAATGGCAGCTTGCTAAATGTGGCTAAAGGCATACGTTGGGCTGTGGATAATGGGGCGGACATCCTGGCTATGTCTCTGGGTTCGCCTCGCCCGACACAGGAGGTCAAGAAGGCTCTGCAATACGCCGCATCTAAGAACGTCGTTACATTTTGTGCTGCGGGTAACGCAGGACTAACACAGAACGTGTTTTATCCGGCTCTGTACCCGGAAACCATAGCTATTGGGGCGATCACCGAGGAACTGAAGAGGGCCACGTTTTCCAACACAGGTAAAGACCTGGACTTCATGGCACCGGGAGACAAGATATTCTCAACCGTTCCTGATAACTGGTACGCTATCCTTTCGGGAACCAGTATGGCCTGTCCGTTTGCTGTAGGTGTAGCGGCACTCGTGTTGTCATACAAGAGGAGCAAGGGACTGAGGATTAAACTCGACATGGCAGAAGACTACAGGACGATTTTCAAGAAGAACACATCAAACATTCAGAACGGACTTCTAGGAGACCCGACATTCTACCAGGGATTTGGGATCATTGATCCACGCAAACTAGTTGAAGCTGTCAAAGCATATCAAGCAGAAAATGGTATCAACTAACAAAAAGGCCCGCTATGCGGGCCTTTTTTTCATTGCTTTCTGAGAACGAATGTCTCTATACCAGTACGTCCGGCTAGCGTTTCTTGGTTGTTATGTTCCAAGACCTCGAAGTCAGCGTCTTTTGCATAGTGAGCAAATCCATCAACCGAGTAGTAGTAATAGTGTTCATTTGGCTTGTAATGTTTACTTGATCTGATGTTCTTGATGTCTGTGAACATGGGCATCGAGAGGAATACAAACATGCCTTCTGGCATCAGATCAAGGAAGTCGGTTGGTTTTGGCATGTGTTCAAGGGTGTCCCAGAGCGTCACACCGGAAATGTGGTAAGGAACATGATGCCAGGGATCGATGTACAAGTATCTGTCTTTCAACCAGACGACGCCGTATGGATTGATGTCAAAGCCGTATGCCTTATTGTGACGGCAGCTTCTAATGAACTCGCCTGAACCAATGCCGATATCTAGTATATCACGGTTGTAGCAGTATTTCTCAACGATACCAACTCTGGCTTTGTTGAGTGCAACTGCTATGTCGGTGCCTTCCCGCTTGACGTAATTTTCGTAGTATTCTTTATCGTAGGATACACTCTTGGACATGTCCTTTTGGTAGGCTATGTCAACATTGGTGCAAAAGATCAGGTCTCCGTCTTCTACCGCAGGATACGATCCAATGGTTCTATCCATTAAATGGTCCTTCCGCTTACTGCGTCTACAATGAACTCAAATGTGTTATGAGGGGCAAAGTATACGGCCTTGTTGTTGAGGCCGTGGTTATTTACGCACTTGATTATCAAGTTTGACGATTGGAAAAGTTGTGCGGCTAGAACCGAGAAGCAAGTATCTATCCCGATGTAGGCACTGGCCTTTTTCGTAGCCTCAATGCTTTCTAGGATGGTTGTCTTATTGGACAGGTTTATAAGCTGGTCAGAGTTCGGCACAAAGTCCGTGCCATTGTTTACTACCACTCCTTTGGCTCCACGTCTGCGCAACATAGTTATTGTTGCCTCCCAATCGGCGGACGTGAAATCCCGCCTGGAATTAGCCTTGTCTGAGCTATATGGAGCAATCACTATGTAGTTTTGTGGCAAGTTAAGACGATCTATATTGGCTACCTGATGTTTAATGAAGCTGGACCCTACGAAGGGCCATTGTCCGCTCTTGATGACGGGGAATTTGATTGCTATGCCGTAATCTTCGGCGGCGGCAAGGATGGCGGGTGGAATTGCTCCTTGTTTGACATACCTGTTTTCGCACTCAGTTTTGTATAAGAAGCACCAGAAGTTGGTGAAATCACTCCAAACTACCCGATGTTCTTTCAGGTTTGGGTAGTTTGGCAATGCTTGGAAGAGTTCTTGAATAACTAGGTGTTTGCGAGTTCCGTAGAGTATGGTTTCCAGGTACTTCTTCCTCATTTCCGGCATGAAGCTCTCTACGGTCAACACATCCCCGATACCACCAGACAGGAATATAACTTTTTCATTGATGGGCGTAGAGCGACCGACTGTCGCAGGGCGGGCGTTCCTGGCCTGCTCAGTGATGCGTTGATTCTGGTTGATAGTCTTTTTGATTACGCCACTGCGACCCGATATGATTCGCTGCTGTGTGTTTGGTGCAGGAGGTTGCGATGGCACGGCGGATATCTGCTTCAGAGTAGAGGGTTGCTTTACTGGAGAAGCAATCCTCTTCGCCATCAGTATCTTTTGTATCCTTTGAATTTTTTCTCGTTCACGATTAGTAACAATTTGGTTCATGCTACCCCTCTTATGCCGGGGTGCCTCTTATGTTACCGAGAGGTTTAGCCTCTGTTCCGCCTACCGTTGGTTGATCGGTTGGGGCGGCTGACGGCTTAGCCCCAGGGGGGCCTTCTAACTGTTTCAAACCTGGAACGGATGCTCGAAGCGAGTTTACGAGTTGTTCTTTGGTTTCTGGGTCTACTTCATCATCCTTGAGAGATCGGATGGCTGAGGTTATAGTACCGACAACTTTAGTGAGTAAGGCCGGATTATTTTGAGATATCATAGCCAGGGCGTTCACGAAATTAGTAGTACCGCCAATGGCCCTTGTGGTCTGAGTACCAAGGAACCTCTTAGCTCCAGTAGCCATTTGATTTGCACTGCCGTCCGTGCTGATAGCCATGTTGGGTTCTGTGGCACCCACCATCTCGCTACGCAATTTAGACCACTCTAGAAAAGTCTTCACACTAGTTTTCATCAGCATTTCCAATTCCGGTTTTGCTTAAGACTTGACTCATTGCGAAGTACGACGCTTCCATGATCTCGTTCAATGCAGCCATAACAGCCTGCCTTTTGTCGCCCTTGTCGTACTTGGCAAGCAGTCTCTTCACGATGGGCATCATAGCACCAGAAACGCTGCCTTCTACAGAGTGGGTTCCTGTTCCCATAAGGCCCCTTGTACCGGCTAGATGCTGCATGTTCATTGGATCATCTTTGGTATTGTCGCCGCTTAGCATCTTGCCGAATTTGTCTATAGCCACTCGGTTAAAGGTACGCTGAAGGACAGGAACCTCCTTGGCATCGAGTGGTTTATCGCTAGCCATGAATTCAGAGATGACCTTGCGTGCCTGTTCTAGTTCCCAATCTTGATATGATTTCATGTTTACTCCATCTCGGTTCCAGTTGTGATGACCGAAGCCTTCTTATCCGAAGAACCCGCCTCCTGATCGTCGGCCTGTTCTATTTTCTGTACCATCTCTCTTACTTTCGTCGCCCAATTCGCCACTTGCTCCGCAGGCACATCTAGCAGTTGAGACATGCCCTCGGCGTTGTTGCAGATATTCATAAAGTCATCCCAAAAGCTCCCGCAATCCTCGCTGCGGAGATCGAGACCGGAGCGAACGACCGTCATGGCCGCACTCTCTCCACCGCCCTGCATCGCCTCGCCTTCCTCTTGTTCACGCAGGGCTTTTCTCCGGTCCATGATCTCGCATAGACGTTGGAAGCTCAGGGTCATTAGGCCACGCTCACGACTTCTAGAACCGCTTGGTGAGCAGAACGTAATAGCTGGTGTTAGATTAGCCATAATTCTCCTTGCTTGAACTATCTCTATTTAGGCGTGTCTTGTCTGTTTTCCTCTGGAAACCGAACTTCTTATTTGGGTCGAATTTCGAGGGCATTGTCTTCCGTCCGGTGACGTTGCCCGGTAACTGGTTGAAGCCGTCCTCGGCAGCTTGGTTGGATATACTAACGTGGAAGGTCTCGCCAGCATCTTCCAACCATCTCTTGAAGTTGAGTTCCACTCAGTATGTATCAAGGATCAAACAAAAAGCCACGCCTGGGCGTGGCCTAGTAGTTCAGCCAGAGTATATCTGGCTTGGCCTTCCTGCCATCTTTGTTGCTGATCTTGTTCCATCCTTTGTAGAGTCGGTTGTAGAAACTGTTCTGCGTTCCGCTCAATATGACTTTGCCGCCAAAACCGTTCAAAACCTGCCATAACTCGTGGTGAGTGCGTATACTCGCTTCGTTGTTCTCGAAAGCTGGAGGATCGCAGTAGCAGAGGGTGTTTTCGTCGTTGAAGGAGCGGATGACTTCATGCCCGTCCTTGTTTAGAAGTCTGACGTTTTTTAGGCGGGATGCTATAGTGGGGATTTCTTCTAGAATGGTTTTCCAAGCATTGATTTCGCTTGGTTGGCCTCCTCGCTTCCTTTCAGACCAAGCGAATACTGTCATCTCTCCACCCCTGCTCATTCGGCGGATGATGAACTCTCTCAGTGCATGGTCTATGTAGTCTTCAAACTCGGTCCTAGCTAGTTCCCTTTGAAAGACCTTCTCAGAATAGGTTGTGTGCTTCAACCTTTTGACGAAACAATCGGGATCGTCTCGCAATGCACGGAGTATCTGGATAATACCCAAGTCTGAATCGTTGAGTGCTTCGATTTTGTCCGCCGTCGAACGATCCTTAGTCAAAAGCACACTAGCGGCCCCAGCATAGGGTTCTATATAATCTAGTTCTTGGTAGTTTTTCGGAAAGTTCTTTACTATCCAGCCTGCCAAGTAATGCTTGTACCCATTAACCTTGAATGGAGGTCTCAGCTTTTTTACCATCTGGTTTTTCTCTCAAGTAGATGACATGTCCGCATAGAGAACAATTCAGATCGTAGTCGCCATAGCCTAATTTCGATCCATTCCAAAACCACGGTCGCTCGTGCAGGGCGTACTCCTCGAAGTTTTCCTTCTTATAGCAGTCCGTACACATTACCTGTATAGTTTGTTTGTCCTCCGGTACTGTTCTATCAACGTACCAATAACAATCTTCCTTCGGCATTTCTTTCTTCTCCACTACATATGATAAAGGAGTGTGACTATGCAGTTTTACAGGACAGCTTGTTTTAACTCTCAACGTCTTAGCCAAACGGCTCTTATAGCCACGCTGCCCACCGAGACGAAGATGAAGGAGTTTTTCGAGAACTTAGACCCAGCCAAATGGCAGATCATTAGTTTCGATCCTCCAACACGGCAGGTTTGCATAAAGTTGATAACCCCCTCTGGAGATCGCTACCTGGGGGTGACGATCCCTGTCGTGAGCCTATCGCAACTCTAGTTATCTCTGGAAAAAGCCTCGATTACCCAAACACTCGTTGGCGGCTGCGATCCGTTTCAAGGCTAGAATGTAGGTAGCTGTACGCATAGAAGTCTGATGTGTCATATACATATCCATCATCTTCTCTGTGGCATACTTCATCTTCTTGTTCAGTTCTAGATTGACTCTCTCGGCATCCCATTCCTCGGCGTGCCTGTTTTGCAGCCACTCGAAGTAAGATACAACAACACCACCGGCGTTGGCGAGGATATCTGGAACGATTATTTTATTTTGGAGCATCTCATCGGCATCCGGGGTAGTAGGCCCGTTTGCCAATTCAAATATGAGGGGAGTTTTGATCTTTCTGGCGTTGTCTTTGGTAATGACGTTTTCTATAGCGGCTGGAACCAATACATCGGTATCTAGTTCAAATAACTCTTCGTTGGTGATTTTAGTGCCCAGCCCGAATTCTTTCTCCTGGGAGTTGTCGATGTTGAACTTGCATTTCGGTATATCGAGGCCCTTGGGATCATAGACCCCGCCGTATTGGTTCGTTACCGCAACCACTTTGATATGGTTCTTGTAACACTTCTCTGCAAACCAATAGCCTACATTTCCGAAGCCTTGGATTGCCACTCTCAGGTTCTCTTTGCCAGCTATCTTGACTTTATCGAGGTACTTGTTGAGCAGTGTTTCTAGTACGTAGTAGCCCCCGTAACCTGTCGCCGAACTCCTGCCAATAATCCCTCCCAAGGGAACAGGTTTCCCTGTGATGATGGCTCTCGGATTGCCGCCTTTGATTCTGCGATATTCCGAGTACATCCACCCCATGACTCGTTCGTTGGTTCCTAGATCGGGAGCAGGTATGTCTACGTCCGTGCCAATGAAGTCGGCAAAGGCACTGATGTATGCTTTACTGATTCTCTCTAGTTCTCGGTTGGATAATTTCTTAGGGTCTATAGAGACGCCCCCTTTGGCCCCGCCGAAAGGCACCTTCACGGCGGCACACTTGAACGTCATCCAGAAGGCTAGAGCTTGGACATGATCTTTATCGACGTGAGGGTGGTAGCGAATTCCGCCTTTTGCCGGGCCAAGGGTACTGTCGTAATGACAACGATATGCACTGTACATTTTCAGCGTCCCGTCGTCGTGTCGCATTGGGATGCTTACTTCTAACGTCTTCTCCGGGCTTTCAAGTCTCAACACACTTTCTGGATCGATATTCGCATAAGGCAAAGCAGCGTATAGCTGCTTCTTCGCATCTTCCAGCATTTTGTGACCCCCCCCGTAACTGCGGGTTACTCAATGAAGACTCTTCAGCCTGGACCCAAAGGCGGTTGAGTCCTCGGAGGTTGGCTCGGAGGCTGACTCCGATCTCTCCTCAACGGCCTAGGTTGGTTTCTCGGCTGGTTGTCTCTCCCTTCCAGCCAAGCTATGAATTCTACATTAGACTTGAATCCGTTTCCCTGCCTAACTACCGACTCGTTGCTAGGATTCACTATAGCATAGTACGGCACGCCAGATACTTTGTATTTTCTGGCTAACTCCTTTTCCTTGTCGGTATCGACATAGTAGTACACGTAGCCCGATACTTTGCTCTGCACGTCTGCACTAGCCAAGGTTTCGGTTTTCAACTTTTTGCACCACTGGCACCATTCCGCACCGAAAACGAGCAAGACTTGCTTATTATTGCGTTTGGCAAAATTTATAGCTTCGGTATAATTGCGGGGAGTGCCAAGAGGGTTCCCCGGAGGGGTGGTCGGCGGGTCGGTGGGTGGAGTCCCTGGTGGCATGGCTAGTGGGGTCCACTGTTGCCATTCTTGATCTTGCGGGTTCCACTGCTGCCAGTTGTCTTGTGGGTCGGCATTCTTCGCTGACTTCCATTTATAGACCCCAAAGATACCGACAGCCAAAGCTACTATCACAGCAAGTAGCACGTTGTTGTTAGAAGACATTTTGACCTCCATGTTTCATATATATCTAATATGAAATATTCAATCCCTTTATTTACTGTGTCTTTTGTTCTTTTCTTTACACTTCCGGTATCTAGTGGGGAACTCGATAAAACCCTTCATGAGAAATGCCTATACCCGACCCTCCAGGTGTATTGTCCAGGGAGCGAGTGCAGTGGTACGGCTGTAGTGCTGAGATCAGAGAAATCAGAAGATACCTATCGCAACATCGCTTTGACGTGTGCCCATGTAGTAAGAGGCATGGAATGCCCGACAATTTATGTCATCAAGTACAAAAATTGGTCGCAGCCCGATGGTCAAGATAAGTTCAAGTTCCGTGTTATTGCTTCTGATCCGAAAATCGATTTGGCACTTATTGCCTTTGAATCAGATCAGAAGCTGCATACGGTAGATTTGGGTTTCGAGGAGAAGCTGTTCATTGGTAATGAGGTAGTTCGAGTCGGCGGCGGCTTGGGTGACGACCTACGTGTGGACTTCGGAAAGGTTACAGGAGTTTTAGTGAAGCTGCCAAGCGACAAAAGCAAGAGTTGCCTGCGGACTTCCGTTTACACGGTTCCAGGGGATTCGGGAGGGCCTTTATTTCACAACAATAAACTGGTCGGAGTTATGTTTTGCATTCGTGGGGCCAAGGTCAACGGTCATATGTACCCGGTCTTTGGTGTGTCCTATGCAGTTCCTATTAGCGACCTGAAAAAATTAGATGAAAGTGTAAATAACACTGTATCATATGCATTCGATTCTAGTGAAACATTGCCTGTGATACCATTCGTATTCTCAAGGCTAGAGGCAATGAAACCAAAGAAGGGACCGTGATGAAGTCATTCAAGGAATATCGTGAGTTTAGGAAAAACGATACTCTGCTCTGGGAAAGTGCCAGAGTATTCGTTGAAAATGACATCAATCCAGTTATTTTCACTTGGAATTTTTTCGAGGGCCAACTATACGAACTTCTCGAATGTAGCGATCTAGATTCAGACACCCACAAGGCCATTCTACAGATTTTGTCTGAGAAAGAAGAAATTCTCGGCGATCTGTATCTAGAAGCCACGGTCGGAGATGACTACAACGCCGGAAAGGGCTGGTCACTACGTCGTGGGTTAGGTCGCTTGTTCGGTAGAGGAGCTAGGAAGGCCGTTGGTGCTGGTGCTGGTTTGCTCGGATACGGGCGTAAGAAACTCGGCGATGCACTAGGCGGCATAGCCAACTTCTTCAGACCATTCGGCAAGGAATTGGCTCAAGGCTGGGACGGTGGTGCTGAGGGTGCCCCTACTGATCCAAGTGCAGCTACGCCTCCGGGTTCTCCACAAACCCCTCCAGACCAGACTCCAGGCAACGCTGGTGCTAATGCAGGCGGCGGTGACGACCCCATTAAGGCGGTTGTGGGCTTCCTGACGCAAGCTATGCAGGCCATGAAAGCCGCTCAGTTCCACAACAGTTACGGTGCTGCCTTGCAGAAGATGATGGATTCCATTGCGGCTGGCAAGCATGGTGAGGACTTTGGTGGTTCTGCCGCCCTTGCTGCTGCGGCCTCCGCCGAGAAGTTCAAAGGCAAGATCGAAGAGTTGAAGCAGATGGTCGCCGCCAACGATCCTAAACTCCAAGGCGACATAGCCAAGTTATCGGCAAAACTGGAGAAGAACGGTGTTGATCTAGTCAAACTCGGACTCAAAAAGGAAACTCCGAAAAGTCAGCAAACACCGCTTGCAATAGACCCAGCAGCCGTTAATATCCCAGTAAATGCCCACACAGAATACGAGGGCGAAGACTTCTTCGAGCAGTTTACAGGATGGCTCGATGGATATGAAAAGGTATTTGGCAAGTAATGAAAAAGCCCGCCGTAAGGCGGGCTTTTGTTTTAGGCAGCTAGGGACCGCATGATCTCTCGATCTATTTCTTCGTTGATTGCTTTGGACATGATTTCGCAAAGTTCTCCCTCGGCGGCTAGATTGTGCATGGCACGCAAGTCCTGAGCAGCTTCCATCGACCATCTTGCTTTCAGTCTGCGGTTCTCAACCACTACTGGATTGGCTAATGCCGATACAGTAGCCACAGGTACGGCGACAGCCGCCGTAGACCAGCAACACTTTTTAGAAACGACCTTCTGTTCATATAGACTTCCTGATCCTCTCTACGGCTTCATCAGCATCTTGTTGCGAGAATGTTAGATGTGGTCTAAACCGGATTGATCTACCACCACAAGCTAATGCAAGTATTCTATTTTGTTTCATCCTATGGATCAAGGCATCTCGTTCTGGTTTGTCTTTCACATCGAAAGCTATCATTAAACCTCGGCCTCTAGTATTCTCGAATCCTAACGTTTTGAGCTTTTCTAGGAAGTACGATCCCACCAAGGCCGCATTCTGAACTAGATTTTCCTCCTTGATGATTTCTATCAGGATGGTTGCCCTAACCATGTCTACCGTATTACCTCCCCAGGTAGAATTGATTCTAGACGGATTCTCGAATACGTTGTCAATTACTAGATCAATTCTACTTGTGGAAGATATACCGCAAACCTGAGATTTCTTTCCAAAAGCAATGATGTCTGGTACTACATCGAAATGCTCGTATGCCCACATCTTGCCGGTTAGCCCGATGCCACATTGTACTTCGTCAAAGATCAGCATAGCCTCGTTGTCGCTTGCTAGGGTCCGAAGTTCTCGTAAGAATTCGCCTCTGAAATGGTTGTCGCCGCCTTCGCCTTGAATGGTCTCTATGATGATAGCTGCCATTTTACCACCAGCCAGATGCCAGCGGATATCATCTAGTGCGATGCCTTCTAGTCGCTCGGTTTCTCGTAAATTGTGTTCGATTACTCTGGGTGCCCCGATTCTCGGCCATGTTTGCCACTTGGGAAAGAACTTAGTTTTGAGGGGGTTGTGTATGTTGTTCGTAAGAGATAGTGTATAACCACTCCTGCCGTGAAAAGCCTGGGTGAAGTGAATAACTTGAAGTTCGTCAGCCGCAGAATCTTGCTTAAGTCCCATCAATTGAGCTTTCCAATCGAATGCTGCTTTCAGGGCATTCTCGACCGCCAAGGTGCCAGTGTCGATGAAAAAATGATGGTCAAAGTCTGGTGTGATCGAGGACCACGCCTCGACAAACTGTGCTAGTTCTACAGAGTACATGTCGGGGTTGGCGATTTTGTAGAGTGCTGCCCTGCCCAGACGGTCCTGTTGTGCGAGTAGTTTTGGGTGGTTCCAGCCCAATGGCTGACTGGCAAATTGAGAAAACAGATCGAGGTACTCCGTACCATCTCTTAGATCGAAGAGCCAAGAACCTATACTGAGGTCTTGGTCAATCACTATCGCTTCTGGATGGTAACAGATTTTCTTCGACAGGATATCATGTACTCGATTTGCGTCCATTAAATCCACCCTTCTTTGATAGCTTTCTTGATGTCCTCTGGAGTCACTTTCCTACCAATGAATTCACTCACGCTTTCTACGAAATGTTTTTCTATATCACGTTGCACGGCCCTGTAGAACGCCAGACCCATGTTCATAGCGTCCATCATTTGCGACACATCTACGGACCAGTCGAGCATCTCGCCACCTATGAAGATAGCCTTCTGGATACCGCCCTTGTGTCTCCGCATTTTTACCTCGAAACGCAACATCGGTTTCCCATCGGGGTGAAGCGGGGTATTTTCTTCAGGAGTTGGTTCGCCAGGAATAATGATAGTCATATCTTTCCCCACAGATCATAAATAGCCGTATGAGCGAGATAGCTGAAAGCACATTGGTGAGTCTCTACAATAGTGCCGTGGCTGCCTTCCCTAACACGAGGTTCAGGCAACACGCCACCCAGCCCATCAAAATCGTCAGAATAGATTGGACTCCATATTTAGGTTTGAAGACGTTGTTTGTAAAGGGGCTGGCCCAAAACGAAGGCCGAGAATATACATCATTGATTCTCATCAAGAACGTGGTGTATAATAGCAACCCTGATGTTAAATTAGTGGCGAGTGATGGACTTTTGTACGAGTTCAAGAAGCCATCATTGACCAAGAACGAAGTCCTGATTAGATGTAACTGCTCTGATTTCAGGTGGAGGTTTTCTTACTACAACCACCTAGATCGTAGTCTTTTTGGCAGAAAGCCGAAAAAATACGAGTCTAAAGGAGGCCCGCCTGCAAATCCTTTGCAGTTAGAAGGTATGTGTAAGCATCTAATGAAGCTCGTCCAAGCACTGGTAGATTCTGGAGTTATTAACTAATGCCATATAAGTCTATCGAAGAGAGAAGACGAAGAGATAAGGAATACTCAAAAGAATACTACAGGAAGAACAAAAGGCGACTGCTGGCCCGGTAGAGGGTATATCTCGAAGATGAGATCGAGGCATGTCCCGGCCATCGAAAAGAAGCGGAATCTGACTGTTATAAATTCGATCAAGGTCTACTACGGCTGTATGAACCCCAGATGGCAAATTCGTTGGCGTCGATTTAGATTTGCATCACATAGGCAGCAAATCGAATAGCGTGGCTAAGATGGTACGGATGAGTTTGTCACACATAGCAGCAGAAATTAACAAGTGTGTGGTCCTTTGTGCTATATGCCATAGGCATGTTCACGCTGGGGTTGTAAAACTAGGTGAAATACGACCATGCGGTGTGGCTGTAATTGAAAAACACTTCAAATAGCTTAGTTCATATGCTGAAAAAAAGTTCAACTTCAGATATATATTATTAACTCGTTGTTAAAAGCAAGGGGCCGGTAGCGTCCCACTACCGGCCCCTCCCGTAACAGCACATAAGTGCTTAGCAATTAGAAAGGTCAGTTACGGAATTTAAGGCCCGCCGCAAGGCGGGCCTTGTTCATTTAGGTTAGGCTTCTAGGCCGTAACCTGCCTTGACGACCATCCACTCAACTGTGTCGGTTGCATTCTCAGTCTTGATGATGAACGAAGAGAACTTGCCGTTTACGTCAGTCTTGGTGTGGGTGGTGACGCCGTGAGCAGCAGCCACGGTGCTAACTACGTTCAACATAACTACGTAATCAGCAGCAGGACCAGCCAAAGGGTTCGGGAAGGTCACTGTACCCTGACCACCAGAAATAGCCACAGAACCAGCTATTACGATGTGTGGGGTAACTTGCGGAACGAAGTAGTTACGCTCATTACCTGGACCCTTCAGGTTCTTAGCCATTCCACGGCCCTTACCTGTAACAGATGTTGCACCCATATTTGATTACCTCATGTAAAAGAGTTCCAAATTTCACAAGTATCTAGACCCTTGGGTTCTTTTTATAGATGCAATCGGAAAAATTATTCACCATTCGAGGCATAGATAAAGCGTGACTCACTTAATCAACCCAACCATAGATTCACGGCAGATGCAGGTGATTGCGGGCACAATACTCGGCGGCTCGTCTATCATAAAGCCTACGAGGGGCAAGAACTGCTACCTGTCGATGAGAAGCAAGGATGGCCTGTGGTTAGACCACAAGGCTGCGGAATTGTCGTCGTTGGCCTCCTCTGAGCCTGTGACTATAGAGAAGACGAATAGATGGCATTCCCTGTGTTACCCTATTTTCAACGACTTCAGAACCAAGTTCTACAAAGGCAAGAAGAGGAAGCTCCGCAAGGAGAACCTCGACCCGCTGAAGGATGTCGCCTGGGCGGTCTGGTTCGGCGACTGCGGGAAGATGGACAAGGGACGAGTAGTTCTTAACACCCACATCTGGAAAGAAGATTCCAACTTGATCGCAAACTATTTCAGGGAATGTGGCTTCGAGTGCGAAGTAATTAAGGAGAGGGGCAACTTCAGAATCAGACTAGAAGACCTATATTCAAAACAGTTCCTGGCACTGGTTATGCCGCACCTGCCTCCGTTCATGGTTCATCGACTTGCCAATCCATCTGGTACTTCCAGTTCTGGCCAATAACCTCGGCCTCCTGAACGCTAGTGGTCGTAACGATCTTATCGGTCAATGGATGGTGAAGCTCTATGTTCATGGAGTGCCCGATCCAGCCCACCATCAACATTGAGCCGCCCCAAGTCGAGCCTGGAAGATAAGTCCTGGTAGGGAAGGGGAAATACCTACCGCCCCGCACGGTTACTTCTCTATCCCCTCGGATAATCATGTGATAGACGGTGTTTCTAGTCCTCACCCTGATCCTCGTGCCGATGGGGAGCCGCCTGATGTCTATGCCATTAGAGTTCTTTTGGTCCTCGATGAGTTTCTGTATTCTTTCATCTAGCATGAATCTATTTTCGCATTAGTCCCTGGCTGAATCAATAGAAAAGGCCCCGGTGGTTGCCCACCGGGGCCTTTTTTGTTTCAACTTTTGGTAAGGTTTACGCTGCCTCGGCGTTCTCTGAGTCGAAGTCTGGAATACTTTCAGGAGCAGACTTCGAGAACTTAAAGCCATTCTTGACACCGCTGCGGTAGGCGACCCATGCCTGGGCACAACGGATGTAGGCTTCATGGCTGGTAAGCCGCTTCTTGCCTGTAGCCTTGGTGTTGCCGAAGGCTGCGGTTTGCAGAAGGTCTCGCAGGACCAGGGCTGGATGGCTGGCCGAGACCTCGCCGCCGTCACGTACACGAGTCCAGAAGAATTGGGCGTCTTTCTGATTGACTTGGTGTGTTTTCACGATGGCAGCCAGGGTAGCGATTCGGCTGAGGAAACGAACATCGTCAGCCTCGCCCTTGTCGAAGACGATGTTTCTGGCGAAGTTGGCGTGAGAGATGTAGTTCTTGGACATCAGCAGTTCGATTCGTTCGTCTACGGTGGTGTTGGCACCGTAGCTGAACGATCCCTTGTGGACCACGGCTACGGCGGACGAGCATTTATTGATGGATTGCTTCGTCCACTTGCGGTCTCCAAGAACTTCCACGAAGGCGTTGGCGATCTGTTGCGGGGTACGGTCACCACCGGGCGGGTCGAATTGTGCCCAGAGACAGCAGAGTTGCCTGATGTTCTCGACGTTGAACTCGATCAGGACCGACCAGACAGGCTTTTTCGTGGAAATCACGGCATGGGCGGTGTGCTGCCCATTCATGAGCAGTTTCTTGTAGCCTTCGTAGTCGAACTTCAGGTGGGCGATGCAGATGGTGTTGACGTGGAACCTGCCGTCCTCGATTTTCCTTGCCAGTTCTTCAAGTCGCTTCGGCATGATGTTCCGTTGCTTGTTGAAGAAGTTGATCTCCAACAAACTCTCGGCTTCCATGACCGGATGCTTTTGCTCGCTAGTCGGCTTCTCTGGGACCAGCCGCACGATCTCCGGAGTGCCCCTCATCTTGGGCATATCGCTGGAGTCGAACGTAAAGGCTTCGTTTTTCGATCCGGCCATTTGATCGTTCCTTTCTGAAGGTAGGACTCGGTAATGTATTCATCCTTGAATTGTAAACCGTCGCTAGCAACAGTCAACCTAAAACCTTCCGGCAGTAGTCGTACATGGCGATTCCTGCCGCCACTCCGACATTCAAACTTCGCACACTGCCGTACTGCTTGATATAAACCAGATGTTCGCAAATCGATGCAACCTCTTCTGGGAGGCCAAGTTGCTCCTGGCCTAAAGTCATCACCACATGGCGATCAGCGGGCCAGTCGAACGTCTCCAGGGGCACCGCCCCAGGCAGGTTGTCAATACCGACGATCAAGGAATTTTCTGGAATAACAAGTTCGTCAATCCACCTAACATGTCGCAAATTTTCATACAGATGTGTACCGACTGTACCTCGGCGGTCGTAGGACTTCCGCCCGTAGATGATGACTTCCTTCGCCAAGAACGCATTGGAGCAACGGATCACTGTTCCCAGGTTGAAGTCGTTGAACTGGTTGGAAACCAGAATGGAAAAATTATTTCGCTTCTGGTCGAGGTCTGCCTTGATTGCCTCGGTGGTCCAGTAATGGTAGTAGTCGATGATGTTCCGAGTCTCGGTCATAGCCAATCCGGTACATGCTCGTCGGGGCCTGATGACTTGTCTTTCGCCTTGCCCTTCAATTCCTCGATTTTCTTCGAGGCTTCGCCCTTGCTAATGTTCGCTGGCCCTGTGTAGCCCAGCGTCCGCAAAAAGTTGATTTGCTTTTCCGTGGCCGGGTGGTTGTCACGAGGCAGTTTCTTCAGGCGGTCGATTTCCTTCGACGCCGCCTCTTTCGTGATGTTCGCTGGCCCAGTGTATCCCAGGCTCTTGAGGAAGCTCAACTGAGCCTCAGTCGCCGTATCTTTGACACTCTGGGCGGGGAGAGGTTCGTCTGGAAGATGCATATTTTTCCTCCTTTTTAGGAGTTCAGATCATAGCACAGGCCAGTGCAGATGGGAAGCTCAAACCCAAAACAGCTTGTTTATTGCAGCCGGGATTTCTTTTTTGGTACACTAACTACTAGCTAGTGAATAGAGAGTTTCTATATGAACTATGAAGTAGCAAAATCGTGTGTCCGCTGGCTCGGTCACTATATGGCGAAAACCAAAGTGGACGAAGCGGACGATAAAGAACTGGTGGGGAAGTCCCTCGTCGAAGTCATTCGCCACGAACACAAGAAAAGTCCTGACAAGTGGTGGGGCGGCCATCATTTCTGATGGGGTATGAGGATGAGGAATCTACTCTGCTCTAATGGTTACGGCGAACAAGAACTAGGTGTGGGCAACCTAGATGATTATTACATCGAGTTGATTGAAAACGCAGCCGGGTGCGTCAATACCATCAACTAGATGGATATATACATACACACTCGAAAGTTGAGGTAACATACTATGGGTAGATTTGGAAAGTTCGTACTGGTTATTGGCTTGATGGTCGGCTCGTTTCTTTTGAGCTACTTGGTCTCAACCACAGGCAAGGAGTGCTGCTGCAACTGTGAGAAGTGCAATCCTTGCGACTGCTGTAGATGCTGTGATTCCTGCTGCAACCCTCACGATAAGAAGGGATGCTGCGATGCCCAGGGCTGCTGCAAAACGCCTCTGGTTATGCCGAAGGTGTGCGAGTGCTCTTGTGAGGCATGTAAGAACGGCTGCGTTTGCGGCGTGAAGGATCAAAAGCCATGCGGCGATCCTAAATGTACATGCGGTAAGTGATATAGAAAAGCCCGGCGAAAGCCGGGCTTTTTGTTTATACTTGTTCTTTACGCATGTTTCATATAACATGTAGTCTTAGTTCGCTAGATAGAGGACAAAGATGAAAGTGTTTTATGAAATATGCGACGAAAGCATGGGCCACGCCGGAAGAGCTTATGCGTTAATCGAGAGATTGTTGAAAGATGGACATAAAGTAGATGTTTATACTTTTGGGCAAGCTCACGAATCGTTCAGGCTTTCAGACTTTCCTTCGGACAAATTACACGAGATAGAAGGTGCCTGCTTGCCAACAGCAAGCATGGTATTGACTTGCTTGGTAGTTTTTCAACCTAGTCTCGTTCATGCGACATTATCGACGCAGCTTCAATTCCATTGTAATCGACGTAACTAGGAATCACCCCGATTTCTTTATTACCGACTTCGAGTCCTGACGCATATCAACGAAAGGACAACAGTACGGAAGTCTCAACGAGCAGAAAGATTAAGTTGAGCGTTCTACCAACTGCGTAGTTTCATTATTTACAAGGCAGCACTGGCTGGTGTGCCAGTCATCTTAGTTGACCCTGCATATACGTCGCAGAGATGCAATGCTTGTGGTCATACCGAGAAAGATAATCGCCGTAAGCAAGCCAAGTTTTGCTGTAAATTGTGTGGACATACTGACCATGCTGATTTCAACGGTGCGAAGAACATTAGGAATAAAGGGCTGTTGTCAACCAGCCTATTGTCGTCCGCTAAACAACTGTTAAAGGTTGCTTAGAGTTGGAATGGCAAGCCCCGACCCTTTAGGGTGGTGTTTTTGTGTTTATCGCTAAACGTGAAGTAGACCGAGCCGGTGTAAAGCACTGCTGCTAGAAGCAAAACTAGCCACTGCATCCTAATCCCCAAAAGATACGTTGTGGGTCCGGTTGACCTTCACAAACGTGCAACATTTGCTGAAATCCTTCAGACGCATAGCCCCAATGTAGGCACAGGCACTCCTCAACCCTCCCAAAATTTCCTCGACTGCTGGCAACACAGGGCCACGGTAATCTATCTCGACCGTTTTGCCTTCTGCCGCCCGGTACGCAGCCTTGCCGTTCATGTACTTTTCCATAGCCTCTTGGGAGGACATACCATAGAACCGCATGTACTTCTTGCCTTCCTTGGTGTAATGCCAACGGTCTAAACATTCTTCATGGCCCGCTAACATCCCTCCGATCATAACGAAATCTGCCCCGGCACCGAATGCCTTGCAGATATCGCCGGTCGTCACACATCCACCATCCGCACAGATATAGCCGCCGAGACCGTGGGCAGCATCCGCACACTCGATCACGGCACTAAGCTGTGGATAGCCGACGCCAGTTGCTTTCCGGGTAGTACACACGGACCCAGGCCCGATTCCTACCTTTACGATATCAACGGTTCCAGAGATGATGAGTTCTTGTACCATCTCAGGCGTTGCGACATTGCCAGCCATGATAATGGCATGCGGCAGATACCTCTCCCGTATTTCCTTCACCTTGTCTTGGAAATACTCTGTGTAGCCATTGGCAACGTCGATGCACACCTTCACCGGAGGGCAACCGAGTTCCAGCAATTTCTTGAGCTTAGCTACATCCTCGTCCGTAATCCCCATCGTGTAGAAGGTATGGTACGCCGCCGCTATTCTTTCTTCGTCTTTTTCGGTTTCGGCGAAAAACCTATATAGATCATCGACCGGGATGAACTTGTGGAGACACGTCATCAGGCCGAATTTAGAGAGGGCGTTCGCCATCGGGATGGTTCCCACCGTATCCATGTTCGAGGCAATGATCGGGATTCCCGTCCAAGAAAAACTCGAACGCTTGAATTTGTAGGTTCGTTCGAGCAGTATTTTAGATCGGCTGGGGGCCTGGGATCGCTTAGGCTTGATAAGCACATCACAGAAGTCGAGCTTGACATCTTCCTCGATTTTCATTGTTTATCCCGGTTAGCTGTCTGTCGCAGGTTCTAGAACCTGGGCCATCGGCATAGAGTTGGCCCCCTCGTATAGCGGCGGGAACGTAGAGATCGGGGGTCCGCCGATGCAGTGCCGTACTCCATTATGATACATCGTGGCGTCAGCCACAATCTCAGAAACACCCGGATGGCTAATTTCAATCCTAGATTCAGTTGTGAAAAACAGAATTTCCTTTTCGTTTTCGTCCTTGAAAATTTGGTTGATCGGCTGGTTCAGGCGGATGTGGAAATCCTCGCTGTCCGCACGGTCGGCCTGTAATCGCTCGACAGTCGCCAAGACTATATCGAAATCTTGCGGGCAAAGTAACAGCTTAGCTATAAGTTCATTGACTTTCATAATTGCTCCTTTTCAGCCCGATTCTACCTTACTCGCTGGACCTGATACAATGCATTTTGCCCTCTTGCCAGTTTTGTTTATTTGTGTTAGCTTACATTCACGAAAGGAGGTTCTCGCCTCGAAGGAAAGGAGCTATATCCATGAAGATTAGAACCAAAAGAGCAAGGTTGGCTGTCCAAGAAGGGATCGAGCGTGGAGATGCAGTTGCAGAATTGGAGTTACTTGGTTTGTCAGTAAGAGTCATTGAGACCCTGGATGACCAGAACATCGTGACTCTAGAAGAGCTAGTTGCCCAGAAGCCCAGCACCCTATCCAAAATCAAGCAGATCGGCTCCAAGGCCCTCGAACTCATTGATTCAGCACTTCACCAGTACCATCTCTTGCCTGAAAAACAGGCTCAGCGAGAGAGGCAGTTCAAGGCTACCGTGGCCTCACACCGGCCAGCGTACTATGTCGAGGGAGAGGCGGCGTAAACAAAAAAGCCCGGCGAAAGCCGGGCTTTTTTGTGTCCAGTGTGGGGGCGAACTCAATATCAATCTTCCACCTTCTATGTTGTCGTGGGATGCTTGCCGCAGAAAATGGGCAAGTTCAATTTCGGTCTACCCCTCCTACTTTGTTCAGAATTGAATGGGGCGTTTCGACTAAGGACTACTGCTTCTACTTTGGAAACCCTTCTGGTGGGAGGAGATTCATCACGACCCACGCCTTTGCACCGTCACCATGTTTTGCCTTGGAGGGTGGTTTCTGGTTATGCCCAGAGTAGAAATTTGCTGGAATCAAGACATAGATTACTCCCATTACGAGGGCCTGCCTCTCGATCTGAAACCAACGAACTTCGGCATCTATAGAGGCAGGGTCGTCTTGATTGATTATGGAAGCTAAATGAAATATATTAGATGCAGGAGACGCATTCCCAAGGCTAGACTCCTAGCTGTACCATACACGAAATTATGTGGGAAGTGTATGGTGACGCTTCTTGCATTCTCAAACCTGAGAAGTAAGATTTTCTAACTTTGAAGGAAGGCTTCCTGCATGTTAGCTAGAAGACCCATGAGAAAGAACTTCCAGCTATAGAATGACGAGATTTTGATGACGTGCCGCTTGGTGAGTATTACCCAGCGTGTGATGCCTTTGATTAGTCTCATGGCCTACGTATAACAAAAAAGCCCCGGAGCCTTGCGGCTCCGGGGCTGTGGTTTTTACTCTATCGTATCTAGACTAGCTTAGATCACGAAGTTGGCGATGGACAGTCTGGCGTAGAACTTCGATCCCTCACGCAGCAACTTCTTGCCGTATCTAGTTAGGATACCCTTGCGTGGGCAGAAGCTCTCTGGGTCTAGCACAACTGGTGTCTGAGTTAGAGGCACGTAAGGCGTATAGAAGAACCCGGAGTCCATGTAGCTATCTCCCTTGTAGCCCATCAAAATCTGGGAAGTCGGGAATAGCGGGTCTTTGTACAGTCTCCATCTGCTGTTGACCGTACCAACGTACTGGATACCCAGCGAGCTAGTGAAGGTCTCAGACGGGGCTGGAGCGAAACCAGCAGTAGCGGTCTCGAAGATCGAGGCAACTTCTGGGCTAGTTACTAGCCAGTTGCAACCGCCACGTAGCGTCTTCCTATGGACCACATTGGAGACTTCTACGATCTTGATATATAGAGACTCGTATTTCTCCTTGATGGTGTCACCCAATGCCGTGTTGAAATCCCAGCTAGAAATCGTACCAGCGTTATTACGGAGGTCCGTGAGGATTTCACGATCGATTTCTAGGTTAATCTCCTGAGCTAGAACAGCGGTCAATTCGGCCTCGGCATCCAGGTTGTGCTGGCTGCGTAGGTCTTGCTGAGCCTCGTAGCTCCATACGGCCTTGAGCTTCCTGGTCTTAGCAGCGATCTCTTCGGACTCGACTACTAGATTGATCTCAGGTAGATCGGCTTGGCACTCCATGTTGTATTCGTAGCTCAAGACTACGTGGTTATCACCAGGAGCGTTGTTCCAGGTTAGGGTCAGGGCACCAGTGGTGACGTTGACCGAACCTGCGGTTGCCTTGTTCGTCGGGGTTCCTAGATCGGTGAAGGTGAACGTACCGTTCTCAGAGACCACGAAGGTCTGGACAGCGGTAGTGCCATCGTACACCGTACCAGTAATAGTACCGGCGATTACCGGAGTATGCTCCAATGGAGCGTATGCAGCGACCGTATCATCACCAACGTCGGTGTTGGTAGATTCGTTCTGAACGAACTGGTGGCTGTAGAAAATATCTAGGTTTGCGTCACCAGATGCGGTCTGCATTAGAGAGTTGGCGTCGTCAGCCGGGAAACCACCGTTGTTATCCGCACCACGGATGGCACCCTTGTTGCTGCTGTATCTGAATCTCAGGTAGTATACTAGTCCGGTTGGGCCTAGTAGCGGCTGGACAGACACAATCTTGTTAGCTATAAGCTGAGGATAGATTCTACGTACCAACGGTATAGAAATCCTCTTGAACTGAGCAATGTCGCTCGTATCAGTTGCGATCTCGTTGAAGAGTCTCTGGTTTTCTAGCAAGACGGCTGTACAGGAGCGGGTATACTTGTCCTTTAGACCGTCTAGCAGACCAGTTTGAGACCAACGGGACTCAAGTTCACGAGCTTCGTTTAGGAACTTTGCGTTACTAGTCATATTTCTCCTAATTACTCTGTGTTGTCACACTAAACAGTGGTTACTCTTCGTCGGAGGCGAGACCAGATAGAACTTTCATCTGGTGGAGAGCAGCATCACCAAACTGCTCTACTAGTGTAGTGTCGCCTTCAGCTTTCTTAGGCTTCTTAGCATCGCCCTTTGGTTCTGGGATGATGCCTTCCGTATACATCTGACCTCTCCCCTGTACATTCTTTGCCGTGCGGACTGCTTCTTTCTTTTCTTCCTTCTTAACCGTGGTCTTGGATTCCGTGATTAGATCAGCGGCCTTCCTAACTTCCTCGGTCAACTTGTGGTTCTCAGTAGAGAGCCTAATGTTCTTGGCCTCAAGAATCCTCTGCTGTGCCTTGAGTTGTTCGACCAGCTTCGAGGCTTCCTCTAGCTTGCTAGAAGTGGCACCATTGAAGTCCTCATCGCTGAGGTACGTAGAAACGATCTCAACAACTCTATCGAGGGCCAGCTTGTGTTCAGCAATACGTGGATCGCTGAGGACATCACGACGGGCCTGCTCGTAGATTTCCTGACCCTTGACTAGCAAGAACTCGTTGAGCTTCTCAACGATGTAAGCCTTCATCTCAGCCAATCTCTTCTGGCTATCTTCGTAGAGCTTCAATTCAAGCTCTTCGTTCTTGGCACGTTCTGCCAAGAGCATCTGATAGGCTTCCTCGTAGTTCTCTTCGAGGGTCTTTTCAAACTCGGCCTGCTGGGTCTCTAGGCGATTACGTAGATCATAAATGATAGTCCAGGCTTCGTTGTAGCCTTGTTCGGCAACCTTCTCAGCCTCTTTCATCTCCTGAGCTAGCTCAGCGTATGCAGCTTCTAGCTTCTCTTCGTATTCCTTCTCCTTTTCGGCCTCGATCTCAGCCTTCGCCTCATCCAACATAGTCTTGACAGTGGTAGAGATTTCAGCGATATGTTCTTTTGGCAGAAGGCTACTTAGTAGTTCAACAAGTGTCTTGTCCATTAGCTCAACCTCGCTTTTGATATTTCGCCAGTATGTTTTCTAATAATGCCGCCCAAGCAGGCTAGTAACAACTCCTTGTTCTTATATATGCCCTGGTCCTCGTTTTTGGTGCGAGAATCAGTTACTTTGTGCGGTATATCTGAAGAAGTATGTTCTTTCTTGCTATGCACTACTCTCTCTTGGAAAGCAGCATTCGTGCTTGGGTCGGCCACAGCGTCGAACGTAATGAGTTTATAACCTTCGCCTATTACTAGGACGCCATCCTCATTAACCTTCCCACTGCCTACACCACGGCTACTGATACCGATACGTACACCATCATTGATGAGTGCCTGTAGTATCTTTCCACATGGGGTACTGAGAATGATCCCCTCGCCCATCAAGGTTTTGCCCTCCCACCAGAGTTTAGCAACCTTGTGGGAGGCTTCCTTGAAGTGGATAATAGAATCAGCAGGATGGTCTAATTCTCCGATTAGACCGCCGTTCTTGAGAATTTCATCCAACTTCTTGACATTGGTATCAAGAACGTCGTATGGGTAGATTCTCTTGTTCTTGTTTATGGCTTCGGCTTCCTGAAACTTGCCTCGAAACCTCAGTGTGTTTCGGCCCAGGTCATCCTTGGCTTCATGTAGCTCCATCTCATTCAAGATGCCGCCGCAAAAACCGTTGATGATTAGCCTGTTCTTGTAGACAGTTCCAGGTACTCCAGCATGTTCTTTGAGTATCTTCATGTTTCTCCTGTTAGAGTCCTGTTACTTGTCTACAACCAAATCCTTTTCCTTTCCGTGATTCATCTTGTAGCTCTGAGGAGTTACGGAATCAGGCACGTAAGGATTCTGGAGTTCCGGCCAAGTGTCTTTGTTACTCACATGACCTAGTAGGTCGGAATCATCCTCGATAGTTTTCTCGCCCTTGATCTTGTAGTCGCCGAACGGCTCTGGGATGTATGGGTTCTTCAGGGTCGGGTAAGTATCTTCACCACCCAAGTTACCCCATGCAGAACTTCTCATCTGGTCAGCCAGATTACCCTTGTAGTTCTTGCCGTCGCTCACAGGAGCGGTGTCGCCCCAATCACCACTGAAGTCTTTGGATGGCGTGTACTCCTTCTTGGCCTTTTCAGCCATCGCTGGGTGGTCGCCGCTGACTGTGGTGTGGACAGCGTTCGATACATTCCATTCTTCACTATCCAGGTTGGTCTCAATCAAATCACTGAGGTACTCGGCGGCTGCCGCAGCTAGCTCAGTATTCGGTGCGACTTGCTGGGTAACGACCTGTAGCAACTCGGTCAAGAAATGCTCAGAGTCACTCTTCAGTTCGTCGTTGCGTTCCTGAACAGCCCAGGTGCGAAGATCACGGAAGGCTTCGTATAGATCAACGTATACCTGCATCTCGGCCTTGGCGGATTCGTCTACCGATGGGTAGAACTTTTCTGCCATTTCCTTGAAGTCTAGGTAGGCGTCTTCTGCTTCCTTAATAGGCTCGACACCGGCCCACTTGTAAATCTTGTTGACCTTATCGACATATGCGTTGTGTGCTACTCGCAGAATGCCCTCGGCCATGAAGTTGCACATGTTGTCGTCATAATTCGTGGCACCAACTGCCTCTAGGCACTCGGCAATCTTCTTCGCCAACTCATCTTGAGTCAGATAAAGGACGCCCGGCCAACGGCTGACGATGTTTTCTAGAGTCTCTTCTAGAGCAGTGTTGTCAGAGAGGGCGTTGAACTTCCTGAGTTCGGCTACTGCTTTGGCAAAAGCGTTGTTCTCAGATAGCTTGGAAGCGGCCATGCGATGAACTACGTTGTCAACAGACAACACATCCCACTTGAACTTCTCAAGCTGGTGCTTTAGACGAATTTCCTTGGAAGGAATAGAAATGGTTGTTGCATTGGCCTTCTCGTCAAACTGGATATGAGAAGACTCTACCAACGGACCATAGTGCTTGTAGTCAATGTAACCGAAGACATTCTCGGTCAGACGACGCATGGCGGACAGCTTGCGTAGATTGCTTTCGATGATGCGAGTGGTCAATCTTCGCTCGTTTCTCTTGCCGTACTTGGTCTTGGATAGCTTGTTTCTCTTGGCTTTCTTTTGTAACTGGCCTTTTCTGAATAGGCCGGGGAACTGTTTTTGGTGACGACGGCGAGTGATCCAACTTTTCTTGGCTGCCGTGCTGCCAATCTTCTTGCCAGCATTCGGACCCTTGCGACCACTTGTGCCTCTAGTAACCGTGGTGCGAACAGTACCTTCTATTAGGGTCTGACGTACATTGGGCAGGGCCATGAACTCAGAAAATAGATTCTCGGCTTCATGGTTCTTCTCTTCGAGGACAGCATCTACCATCTCATTGAGAAGTGTCTTGGCTTTGCTTTGCTGGGAGTCTTCGTCAATTACTAGCTCCTCAATGTTGGAGAACTCAATCGCACCCTCTTTCATGACGTAAGCGGCACGAACGAATGTTCCATCCTGAGTCTCGTAAGTAACTACTTCTGGGTCAAAAAACCGCAATTCTAGATTGCCGTCACACTCCAAGACGCTAGCCAATATATCGGATGCTTCTTGCAGTTCGACCACATTCGCTGAGAGGGAGTCTTTCTCCGATCTCTCAAATTCGTCAAACTTAATGAGTCTTCTCTTCATAAAGGTGTTCTCCTGATCGATCTTCCAAAGACACTGTATATAGTTTAGCGTCTACCATTTTTGGTCTATTTGCAGGCAGTCCTCACGGAAACTGGTTACGCCAATTACTATATAGTATGCAGCGGAGATTAAAATCAGGCAGGCTATTATGAAAACATTCAAGCAGTACGTGCGTGTTAGAGAGGGTAGCGGGGATATACCATTTGTGGCAAAAGACGACCCCGACAGTGTAGCTACATTTGCTATGGACGATCAACCCGAAAGCCCACTCGCCAAGATTATGTCTATTGTATGGAGCAAGTATCGCAACCAGATAGAGCCACTAATAGAAAAGCTCGCAGAAGAAGATCAAGAACTGCAAGCGGCTTATGAAGAAGTGAAGGACGACCCTTCGGCTAGCGTAGATCGGCCACGGAAGACTAATAAGGGCAAGTTCCCTAACGATGACAACGAAGTGCGTATACCCAAGGCAGATGCCTTGAGTGGTGAACAGGAATAAAAAACGCCCGGCTTTGCCGGGCGTTTTGGTTATTACATGTTGCTGAAGTCTATCTCTTCTCGATCCTGTTCTTCCTCGTGACTTATGATCTCTAGGTCGAACTTCTTGATGTCCTTCGGGTCTGGGTCCGGCAGTGTTATGCCGCTTTTCTTTGGCGGACCTTGTTGTTCGCCATCTAGTGAAGGCGGCGGCATTGGAGGCATACCTGGGGCACCACCAGGAGGGGTAGGCGAAGTACCGGCTTGATCCGGGGCCAGCATTGGGGCCGGTCCACCGGTCTCGGTCCCCATTTCGGCCTCTCCCTGTCCGCCCGGTACGCCGATACCCAATAGTTGCGGGTTCTGGGCGAGGACTTGCAGTTTCAGGTCTTCGAGCTTCTGTATCTTGATCCTTGCCAGCATCTCCTGGGCTTCTACCTCTGGGTACTTCAGCCACTTCGTATAGATGTCGTAGTCAGACATCAGCAGTGATCCCTTCAGGCCGTTTGCGTTGTTGATTCTATTGGTTGTTACTTCGGCCTTGCTCAGTTCTCGCCAATCGGATGGCGGTGTCATTTTTATTTTCAAGTCTTCGTAGGCTTCTTCTGGATAGCCCTTCAGATGCAAATGGCGGATAGCGATCTCTAGGAAGCCATCCTCCAGGTGAGCCTGCAATCTCTCGACGGTTCTGGCGAAGCGAACATCCTGAGCGGATAGTGCGATTCTGGTTGTGTTGGGGTCACTATTCGACAGGTAATTGAGCGGGAAGTTGAGAGCAATGAGTACCTTATTCCTGAAGTATAAAGCATCATCGATCTCGCCAAGGTTCTGTGCCCCAGGTAACGTCTCTATTCTTGTGTTGGCATTGGGTCTAATTGGAATCCAGTAGTCTTCATCTGCCGCTGGTGCGTGCCATTTTTCATCCACGGCACTGGCACCTTCGCCGCCTCTTCCAGACGTGACTTTCTTCTTCCTGAACTGGTCCTTCATTCGCTCCATAAATGCTTCGGCCTTAAATGGAGGCAACTGACCTACATCAATATAGAAAACCCTACGCTCAGGTGCCCTGGTCAATCTATAGACCAACATGGCGTCTTCCATCATTCTCAACTGGTGGGCCGGTCCACGAGCAGGTTCGATAAGTGATCGACCATATGGGTAGAAGTCTTTTCTATCATCACCGATCTTGAAGTGAATGATTTCTTCTGGTGTGAATCTAATGGCTTTTTGTTGTATCAACTCAGCGTCTGTGGCCTGAGTGATAGGTGCCCTGGTTAGTGCGTCGTAATCCGGTCCTTCCTTGCCCTGTTGGAATTCAACTAGTCTGCCTTTGGTGGTTTCTATACGGTAGACCGATTCCACAGGCAATTCCATCATACGGACGATGCCCTTTTTTGGCTCATCTGGGTCTATGATGAGTTCGGCGAAGTAGTCGCCCATGCTATAGGTCTTCTTGGCAATCTTCCAACCGTTCCGGTTCAGGTTCAACATCTCACGGTGGAAGAAAAGGAAGTTCAGGTCTTCGGCTATGTCGGCATTAGAGCATTCAATCTCGAATATATTGCCCTTGTCGTTCTTCTGGCAGTTATGCATGACCCCCCAATCGGTGCAGAAGTTCTCATGGTCTCTCACCGACATATCGAAAACTTCCATCTCCTCGTGAGGCGAAACACTGATAACTCTGCGTACCTTCTCCAACGATCCCAGGTGTTTGAGTTCTTTGAAAGTGAAGCCCTCTTCGTGGAACCATCTCTCGATGGATTTCCATTGGTGTCCCATCAGTTTGGCTATCTCTCTAGCCGTAAGGCCCTCTGTAGCCATGCGGCAGGCTCGATTGAGCCTCTCATATCGCCCTTCGCTCTTTCCTAGACGCCATTCGTTGATGATTTGGTTTTGGTGTTTCCAACCATCGTTGAAGGTGAATATGCGTGGGAACTGTTTGATCTTCAGATCGTTGTGATAGATGTTTGGTTGGAGCCTATAGAAAGGCATTAGTTGGTCGCCGTATTTCAATTCTCCAGCTACAATCCAACGGCGACTAGCCAATAGAATTCTGTGGTCTGGGGTACATATGAAGTAGCTGCCATCATCTAAGCCGATCTTCATGGTCTTAGCTGTCTTGACGAGCCTTGGGTCATATGCCCAGCCCAATGTGTAATCGTTCTTCTCAAAATCCCAGCAGTACACCAGGAAGTCTTCTTGCTTCAGCTTCCATCTATCAACCAACGTCTTGATTGGGAGGAAGCCGTCGAACAAAGTTGCTATGAGGGTAGACCCAGCTACACACGATTCGTCGGCGAACACAGTAATAGCTGTGTCGATCTCAGCTATGTTGAGGAGCCGGTCGTATTCTTTGTATCTGCTTTGGCGATTGGTGATGCTCGATAGATCAATGAAGTCGTTGCTGTCGTGAAGACGGATCAATCCACGTCCACCGCCCCAGAAGCTACCATCCTGTCGGATGTCTGGAATAGCATCGGGGAGAACTACGCCGGCACCGGACACCGCTCGCTTACGTTTCCTACGTCTAGCGATAGGGTCGTCTTCAAAGCTGTAGGTCCATAACTTGTAATAATCCCACCAAGGCATAGTATTTTTTTCCGTTTAACGTCTCCTCTAGCTATTAGGCTTGGAGGCAGAATTACTCTATTTTAGTTATGAAGCAGACGCTTTTTGTTGTATCGCATATATTTGCAGGAGCCGAACTACTTGCCGACACTCTCAATGCCCACCCCAGCATCCAGGTTTGGGCATCGGGTATCATCTACGATTTGCCTGAGAAGATCATGTTGCTTGGTCGGGCAGATCACAAGGATCATACCAGTCGAGCTATTTACGGCGATCAGCTTTTCTACAACCATTCTTTCTACTTGAAACCCGCTTACGGTTTCTGCAAGTTCATCTACTTCATTGATTCTCCCAAACCCTCCATAAACCTAATGCTCTCTCACCGATACTACACGTCGGCGGATCAAGCCAGTAGATACTACAGATTCCGTCTCCGTAGAATCTTTGAAATGGCTAGGAACACACCTGGGGCTGTGGTTTTAACCAAGGACACGTTTTTGGCTGGCAAAGGATTGAACCTTATAGAAGAGTATCTAGATTTGAATACCCCTCTGCCCGTTCTGACATTAGAGCCGATGAAGGTAAAAGACACCCTGTTACCATCCGAATTAGAATCGGCAGAGAACGCCTTCGAGCGTTACTTATACCGATTCAAATCTATGTCCGTGCGAATGCCGAACTAGCCAAGCATCAAGTTGCCCTTTTTCTGTTCAGCGAGTCTGTTCCTTAATTCTGCCAGTTTTTTATTCTCATCGGCAATCATGGTGTCTAAGGTTTTCATCGTCATCTTGGCGTTGAAAGGATTTATCAAACCAAGCTGTAGGTCGAACTGCCATCTCTCGGCAGCAGTTTGTTGAGGAGTCTGGCTACGAACTCCCCTGCGTTTCTCTACAGTCTCTAATGCCGTGATTGCTTTCTGGATGTAGGTCTTCACTTCGCCGACATCATTGTGATACGACAACTCATTCAAGGCTCGGACGAGATGTTCTTTGGTTTTGATAGTTTCGTTCTTCATTACCAACCGAACTCCTTTAGTAGTTTGTCATTCTTCCTTCTAATATCCCAAGATATCCCTGGCAGTATTGTTTCTGGGTCAGGAAGTAGGATCGGGTCGAAGGTATCGCCACTTGTCGCCCAATCTTCCGGTCTGCCCTCTAGAATTTCTCTTCTGATCTCCTCGTATATCTCGGTCTTGAATATCTTGACCATTTCTTCTGGAACTTGAGACCCAATTGGTATACCTCTCATGCGGGAATCACAGACGAATAACGCCAGGGCCATAGCCATGATTGCGTCGTCGTGACGACCTTTCTGAGCCTCTGCCTTCTTGCTTTGTGGATTGTAGATGAAGGTGTTCATCTCATATACAAGGCGGTGGCTGTTGATGCGAACGCTACTATTGATGAGCCTGTGTTGCATCGTCTCAAGGATGATTGGTCTGGCCGTTCTGCTCGGTTTGATACCCGGTATGCCTTGCCGTCCTTTACTCTCATCGAAGTAGATGTTGTCGTAGGCCAAATCATTCTGCAAAGCACTCAGTACGGCACCCCCTTGATTCATGTTTTCAACCACGATCAAGGCAGTGTTATAGTAGTAACCTATTTCGTTCAATATCTGGGCGAAGATGTGGGGCGGCACAAGGTTGCTATAGAACTCGGCAACTTGTTCCAGAGTCGAACTATCGATAATCTCGAATGCACTGTTATCGTTGGTTTCACCCATGCCCTCGGCACAGTCAACGCCGATGATATACTCGTGCCCTTCGACCGGTTCTTTGAATATCCACAAAGCCCCTTCGTCCCAATCGCTGGCCTTGCGGTCCTTGACGATGTTTCTCCATTTGGCAAATGCTTGACGAAGCGGGAAACAGTCCTTTGTAATTTCCGTTAGTTCTTTGATAGCCTCCTGTGAGAAGTAGGTCTCACCAGAGCCAAGGAACTCACCCAATACCTCCTGCTTCCAACCCTTTTCTCCAAGGTTGGCCTTTGTATCAGCGGCCCATATCGGATCGTTATACTCCGGGTGTTCCTTGTAATGTAAGTCGATGACGTTGAACGGATTTTCACCGGCTTCGGCCTCGTGGTACATTTCCTCGTACCAGTTGCCCATGCCGTTGACCGTAGAAATGACGATGCAGGCACCACCGGTTGCGATAACCGGATACATGGCCTTCCAGTGCTTCTGCATATCGGCGATAAATGCCGCCTCATCAATGATTAGAAGCGTGATAGACTTACCACGAGCAGCTTCCGGGGTGTAGAACCAAAGATTGGAACCAGTATCTCTGAATTGTTTTTCGTGTTCGTTGTGCTTACCCATGTCTGGCATCATCCACTTGGGTAAGTAGTACATTGCCTTCTTTGCAATCTCTCCAGCAGATATAGCTTCACGGTCGGTCTTGGACATGACCATGATCTGCTGGTCCGTCTTAAAAAGACATCGCCACAAAGCCCAGAGGACCGATACAGTTGTCAGCCCTCCCTGACGGAATTTTCGCAGAATGTTGAATCTGTTGGTGTATTCGCTTACTACTCGTCTTTGGTATTTATAGAGGACAAAAGGAATCAAGCCGTGAATCGGGTGTGTGATCTTAACGTACTTGTGGCACCAGTAGGTGAAGCTGTTTGCACACTTAATCGTCTCTTGAAGCTGCCGATGCGGGTCATACGCATTTACTTGAGCTTCAGTTTCATGTATAATTATCTCCTGCTCGAAGGCGTCGAACTCGTAGTAGTGGGAGTAGATTTCTTTCCATTCCTTTGTCGCCATGAGTTCATAGACACTATGATGTTGTTTGTAGAAGTCCTCGAACTTCTCGGTTGGTACGGGAAGATCGTCGTATTCTTCTGGGGGTCTGATTTCGGTATCCATATTCTCCTTTCTAATTGCTGTCTTATATATGGCTTTCGTTAATAAACACGGAGAAGCGAGATGAAAACAAAGAACCTTTTGTTGGTAGTTGCTTCGCTTGGTATTGTGATTGGCGTTGCCGTCTGGTCAAAACAACGACTGGTTCAGCAGCCGGTGCCTCCTGGTGACAGGATCAGCAAGTTGCCGCCTTGGGAGGAGCCGTGGAAGAAACCCGACGTGAAACCGCCAATGGATTTCACGGTCGATCAAGCCCTCCAGAGTATCAACGAGGCCGAGATCAAGCAGAACCTCTACTATCTCGCTTCCCCAGACATTGAAGGGAAAATGTCAGGCAAGCGAGGCAATATAGTTGCATTTGATTTCCTCAAGCAGAAATACGAATCCTACGGGCTACAGACTGAGTACCAACGGTTCAAGATCAACCGGGTAAACCCTGGCCCAAAGAACGAACAAGGAGACGACTATACACAAAACATCTTTGCTTGGATTGAGGGGAGCGACCCCCGCCTCAAAGATGAGATTGTTGTAGTTGGGGCACACGCAGATCACATCGGCTACGGTCCCTCAATGAGCCAATCTCCCAGCCGTAGAGAAATTCATCCTGGGGCGGACGATAATGCCAGTGGTACGGCTGCTCTGCTCAGCATCGCTAAGGCATTTTCTATGTTGAAGGGGAAGGTTCGCCGAACTGTAGTTTTCCAATCTTATTCGGCGGAAGAAATGGGGTTGATTGGCAGCCGCTACTATTGCGAAAATCCAATTTTTCCACGAGGTAAGCCGGATATCCGCAAGCACGTTGCCATGTTGAATATGGATATGATAGGCTACCTTGGCAAGACGACGTACTACAAAGCCAACTTCCAGCTTACCGAAAGCTCCATTGACCTGAACCGCTATGTCAACGAACTATCTGGCAAATATAGTTTTGCTAAACGAATCGCCAGCAGAGGGGGCGGCGGCAGTGACCACGCCAGTTTCTACAATAAGAAAGTTCCAGTTGTGTGCCTACACACCGGGATGCACCGAAACTACCATACGCCGGATGACACCGCCGATAAGATCAACTACAAAGGCATGGAGGACATCACGAGGTATATGTTTGAGTTGGCCTACCGGGTCGCACAGGCCGAAGCTGCCCCTAGCTTCAACCATGCTGGTTACAGGCCGATGCCCTATGACCACGATCACGACTACATGCCTTTCAAAGAATAGGAATGATCGAACGGACACTATAGTAAGTGATAACGGAAAGGATAGATTATGACATTAGCCGAATTGATCGATAGACTAAACGGCGATCTAGCCAGGGAGTATGCTCACTGGCACTTTTATATGAACGCCGCTCTCCGTGTTACCGGCCTCCACCGGGAAGAATATAGTGAATTTTTCTTGAAGGAGGCCGCAGGGGAGATGAAACATATAGAAGAATTTGGTAGACTCATCATTGGTCTCGGCGGGGTGCCAGTCTCTATGCCTGATCCTGATATGTTTGTCAACAACCTCACCGATCCCAAAGACCTCCTTACCGAAACGCTTTGCATCGAGGAGCAGGTGGTCCAGCATTTTGTGGATCGGCAAGACGACGCAGCAAAGCTAGAAGAGAACGGCGGCATGGACCGAGTACACGGCAGACGTGTAGACGTGTTTCTGGATGACCAGATTTTAGATAGCCGTGCCACGGTCGATCACGTCCGTGAGATTCTCAAGGGGGCCTAACAACGGGGTAGTGATGCCGACCGAGAACGAGAAGAAGTATGTTCTGACTTTAGATTGCCACACCGAAATCGTCAAAAACAGCGTAGCTGCTTTCGAGATACTTCAGGGCTATGTAGCGTCCAAGAATGGCATGACCGCAAGGATCAGATCGAGTAGGAAAGTTGGGAAAGAGAGAAGGAAGCATCATTTCTGTTTCAAGTACAAGGTCACATCTAGGCTGATCGAGATAGAGAAGAAGATAGATCAGCGGGACTACGATGATTTGTGGGAAATCGCCCTTAACAAGATTTGGAAAATCAGATACAATTTGCTCCTGAACACAAGACGGGGCGAAGAACATTTGTGGGAGGTTGACTTTTTTCTAGACGAAGACGGCAAAGTCTATTTCGCTATGGCCGAGTTCGAGATGGAGGAAGGCAAGCTAGCTCCCGACTTCGTACCGCCAATAATCTCGAAGCACGTAGTCTTCGAGGTTCCACTGAACGACGGGCGGTTTAGTAGCCGCAAGTTATCCAACCAGCAATATGCATCGACACTGCTCGAAATGTTGGGAGTTAGATCATGCCTAGACAACAAACCCCTCAACACCCTATAGCGAAGAAAGCACCAGTTGCTCGCTTCTACTATAAGGGCAACCACACGCACCCTGTTCGGCGAACCGTCCTTATCATCGAGAGTACGCCCAGATACATTCGGGGCTACGAATTGAGAGAAGGATCGATCATCCGAGACTATCAGGACGCTCCGATCAAGAGCTACACTCGAAAAAAGATCGCCAAGGTCAGAGACATTGATCGCCGACGTGTAGAGCGTCGGCGAAACCCGATTTCATCCAAAACCACGCTGAAGCGTGTCACCCTGCTCGATCTGGTCCGTATAGGACCATGATAAGGGGCTGTGACAGAGAGGCACCCCGCCGCACGAAAGTGCGGCGGGGTTTTTTGTTGGACTAACTCTATTAGAAAGGCGACACTTGATGGTATATAGAAAAAAAGAGGATACTAGGCTATGTCTTACTTTCAGAATCCGTTTCCCTCAGATTACAAAGGCAGTTGGAATTTAGGCGATAGACAATACGCCGTGAGTTTCGAGTGCCCCAAGAACGCAGGTCGAGGCGACGAGTTTGCGATTGTCTGGAAGGATGGTCTCTATGACATGAGCGGCAACGATGCGGCTGGCAATCCACGTAACACACTTGTAATATGGTTCGCCATTGATGCCGGGACGTTCAAGAATTGGGCCTCCGTCAGCATCAATGTGGCGGCTGGTGCTGTGTCCGCCTCGGCGGTGACACCAGCCGAGATCGTCGATAATCTCAACAACAACGATACATTCGCTAGTTTCTTTACTGCTACTTTAGAAAAATTTGACAACGGCGAGGATCGTATCTCCATTCGCCAGAAACTCCCTTGCACCCGTTTGAAGTTCTACGTTCAGAATGGTAGGGCTGAAGAAGCCCTTGGCTTCAATGTCCGTGCCGGTATAGCTGAATTGCCAACGTATTTCTCTAGACACACCATAGCTAATCGCTTTGCCTTTACTGACTCGGTTGGTTTATTGATTCAGTTGGATGCAGCGAATGCCGTAGACGCCGACCTGATAAACAATGCCGTCGATGCGAGAGGTAATTCACTTGGATATAGTTCTGGAACGGTTCGAGCGGATTGGGAACTGCTGGCTGGCCGCTCTGGACTCTTCCTGTTCAGGAAGCAGACCGTGGACGGCAGCGACCGACCGACCGTGGTGATCGAATATCACGCCGGGTCCAAGGTCGGTGCATTGGCGAAAAGAATTACCTATACCTACAGTGGTGCCAACCAGACCCCAACTAATCATACAGAGGAACCTTATACTCTACAAAGTGGCGATTTAATAACTCCAGTCTAATCTAATCTTAGAATGTGATTGGAAAAAAATGTCTGGGGGATAGATAGGGGAAGCAGAAGCTAGCTTTCAAGCGAGGTTAAATATGAGTTGTAACGAAGAAGTTAAAACAGTAGTGGAGAGAATCCAACTAGAAGACGGGAGGCACGCCGAAAGACACGTCACGGACGACGGGGAAACTCGTGTTGTTGAGCTTCACGCTGAGCCTAAGCGGGATAAGTTACTGGAAAAACGCATCGTTGAGAAGCGTCGTAACGTCATCTGCGAACGTACCATCGAGTCAGTTGATCCGTCTACCGGCGAGGTAGTCGAGCAACTGGTTGAATCAATTGACCCACCTGAGAGTAGGATGCAATTGGTCAAGCACATTGCCTTGGAACAACAGGGTGTCTCGGCCCTTGGCGTCAAGAAGGAAGACTGCTCTGTTACCAGAGAAGAACTCATCGACGCCGTTGTATCTGCTGTCAGAGCTATCAAGGAACATGAGAATGTGGAGCCGCCACAGCAGCCCGCACCCAAGGCCGTCAAAGCCCAATCGGTTCCACAAGTTTCGGCCTACCAAGAACTCGTTGGTGAAAGGGTACTACAATCGCAGCAAAAGACACCAGCAATGAATCTGACGTTGCTAATGATAATTGCGGCTCAGGTGGCGGCTCTGGCGTACATCATGTTCATCATGTAATGAGTTTCGGCGATTGTCTTCTCTACAATCTTCCTTGGTATGACAAAGAGATTGTACTAACCGGTGAAATACCGGTTGCGGAAATACTCCAGGTAAAAAACATCGAACAATCTAACAAGCCCGAATCAGGAGGAGATAAGAAGGTGGACAGACGTAACGTTAGATGCAGCATCTATCACTTACAAAAGATGTTCGATGACGAAGTTACGTTATCGAACAGGCTGCCGGATCATTGGCATGTCGCCAAAAAAGAAGACGGCGAAGTTACTGCATTACAGAAACTTGGCAGGACAACCAGGATCAAGAAATCAATCCATGCCATAGAACGACCACTAGATGAAATCGCTCTGTTAGAGAAGCCAGTTGAAACTTTGCACATACTGTCAACTACCGCTTTGCCACTAAATGTTACTATACAGGTGAAGAAACGTAGTTTCCATCAGATGCAAAACTCGAACGTGTTGCAACTAATGCTTCCATCTCCTTGGATTGACTGGTAAACAAAAAGGGCCTCTCACGAGGCCCTTTTCTATTGGAAGTTCCATCTGTCTTTCATCTTCTTCAGCCAGTTGGCCCGCTTCTTCAATCCCTGCTCATGGCGTTCGATTTGTTCTAGTTTTCTGTGATCTCTCTCAAGCTCTTTGGCTCTCTTATACAATACTTCTATCTTTGATCGCCACTCTTCATCTGGGGCATAGGCTTCAAGCTCGCCAGCGACTTCTTTGTAGACCATATAGCCTTTGTAGTCCACACGAAGCTCACTGCTTTCTTCGTAATACTTGATCTCCATGTGGATACCACGACTCAGCCCGTCGAATAACCAGCCGACGAAATAGCTGTTCATGACTTTACCATCAGGCAACGGATTCCACTCAGGCCCGTCCGGTCTTTGATCGCCTGTTTCCCAAGCCTGAATCTGGCGATTGATATCTTCTGGCGTGCCACTCTTCAACTCGAAAGGATCAACTTCCTCGTAGATTCCGTAGTTGAGATAGCCCGTATCTAGAAATGGCCCGCCCTCGCTTTGAGCGACAATGGGCACTCCCAAGAATCGGGCAATCATTCCCAATTTACCATTGAGACCCATGAGATTATCTCTCGTGGCCTCAATGGTACGTTGTTCTTTGATCTTATGTTCTTTATCCATACATCTCCAGTTATCAAGAATATATAGTTCGATTCACCGGCATAATGGAGGAACTATGGCAGTAGTAATCAAGTACCAAATGAATGATCCAACAACACCAGACCTAGTGGCAGAGATGGTGTTGCCGCCTATGATCCCTGGGTATTTCTTCCGAGTCATTCCAATGCCTACTGTAACCCCTGAGTCCGGCACGAGGGAGGAACAGGGAGGTAGAGCCTATATCGCTGTGGCAAACGTCACCGCCCTAGCCACACAAGCCATCGGGCGGTTCAAACCAACTGCTCCGCTCAAGTGGGCCGCAACCAACTCTTTACTGGTGAATATTAGAGCAGGCAAAGACCTGAACGCCTATTATGATAGGCTTGGATGCAAGTTCTTTTTGGTCTTTGATTCTGTCACCAACAAATTCCTGTGTACTTGCGATTCAATGGATGTAGTTACCCACGAGGTAGGACATGCCATACTAGACTCTATTCGTCCTGATTTTTGGAGCGTTCAAGCTCTTGAGGTTTGGGCGGCACACGAGGCCTTCGCTGACGCTACGGCTATAGTTTCTGCCATTCATTACGACAAGTTGGTGGAGAAAGCTCTTGCGGAGACGGGAGGCGATCTTAGGAAGTCTAACGTCATCTCTAGATTAGCGGAGGAAATTGGTCAGGTGGTGTATAGGATCAGCCCCGATAAAACACACCTACCAAATTGCCTTAGAGATGCAGTAAACACTTTCAAGTACATCGATCCCCTCAAACTCCCCAAAGAAGGACCAGACAATCAGATCAGTGCTGAATGTCATAGTTTTGGCAGGATTCTACTCGGTGCTTGGTACGACATACTTATCGGCATATTCGAGAAGAAGAAGGCTGATGGCATGGCCGCTGTTCAGGCACTACAAGCGGCTAGGAACACAGCCTATGATTACTTGATAGATGCCTACACCACGGTGCCGCTCTGTGCCAAAATGACCGAGGCGATTGGCAAGTTGATAGTAGAGTCTGCCCGCACACATGACGATGGCAAGTATTTAGAACTAGTCAAAGACGCACTCTACAACCGTGATATCTTGAAGAAAGAAATTAAGATGCTCTCCACTACCAATATCAAGGACGTGGAGGGCAGCGTGAAAAAGAAGGGCGATTACAACGTCGTTACCGTACAATTTCTCAAGAATGTCAAGCTAGCAAACAAGTACGTTTACAGCATGTATGTCAAAGGCACTGACCTGAACAACGTGAACGTACACGTTGCGGGCGAGAGTCTTTATATCTTCAATAAGGACGGCGTTTTAGTCGAGGAAGTTTCATCGTCCGAAGACGAGGTATACGAAGCCGCAATGCAGTGCGTCGGTTTCATCAAGGACGATAATGATGTCGGCCCGCACCCAGATACTAAATGGGAGATCAAGGATGGCGATCTGTATAGAACACTAATTAGCTAACAAAAAGGCCCGCCTTCGGCGGGCCTTTTTTATCTTCGTATGGGGTTTCTTGTCGGGTTCCCCTCGTCATCAAATTCTATGATGCTAACCTCTTCATCTACCTTCCTGTACATCAATTCGGCATAGGGTTTGTCGCCCATGAAATTGATTCGACAACGCAGGCGAGTGATGTTAGGCTCTACGTACTCGACGTGAATCTTGAAGCGGTCGTTCTCTCCAGCTATGATATAGACGCTGTTGGAACTTTCCTGCTTCTTCTTAATCGGGAGACCCATTTCTGTGAGTGCCCGACTAGTAGCTCTGGAAACGGAGGCATAATCGTTGGCGTAATACTTGGTTGCCTCGCCGTTTTTCCAGTAGATAACGCCAGCAACTATAGGGCCGATGAGAATCTCTGGGCCGCCTCCGCAACCTGCGGTTCCCAAGATTGGAACAATGGCTAACAAAAAACACAAAAAAGTTACTAGCTTCTTCATACTTACCTCCTGTAGTATAGGGGCTGTTTTCAAACTCCCCTGGAGTATATACGAAGCTGAGTTCGCAAAACAAAGGAGCTTAATCATGTCCGAGAAAGACACCCTTTTGCACGAGGTTGTTGGTGACGACGATCTCATTGAGACGGTCGAAGACGAGGACTTCGATGAGGATGACCTAGAGGACGACGAGGATGATCTATATGACGAGGACGATCTAGATGATGAGGACGATCTAGATGATGAGGACGATCTAGATGATGAGGACGATCTAGATGATGAGGACGATCTAGATGATGAGGACGATCTAGATGATGAGGACGATCTAGATGATGAGGACGATTGGGACGATTGGGACGACGAGGACGACGACCTCGATAACGAGGACAATTGGGACGACGAGGACTTCGATGATTATGAAGACGACGAAGAGGACGACGACCTCGATGACGAGGACGACTAGATTGGCGACGTATGAATCTGGCGATAGAGTATTTGATAAGGTCAGGGGCGGCTAGGGGTTTGTTCGAGACACCTTGCTCTTTGTATATCGTGGGACGGTATGAAGCTGATAAAATAGCCATTACGATAGACAAGGGCTTCACTGTCAAGCATTGGCTGCTAGATCAGTGTGGCGAAGAGAACGTCTTGCCGCCCATGACCGAGTATCGTGTCGCCGATGTATTCGAGAGTGATGCAGTAGTCAAACCCGACTATTGCTTGTTGGAGTTTCAGGAAGACCCCATTCCATCTGGGAAGAACACGTATCGTGAACCTATGGCAAGCGATGAGTATTTTTCCTATGCAGATCGTTTCCCCATCTCATCAAAGCACGAGATAGCCAAGAACTGCTGGCTCTGGCGATCATTTCGCAGAATCTATCTCTCAAGCATCAGTCTGCCCTCGCCTTCATTGTGTGGGTTCTTTAGGGTTTCTAGCAAAACACCAGAAGAGGTTGTAGAAGATCAGCAAATTTTTACTGCGGAGAACTATCCAAAGTTCTGGAAATACTGGTTGATGTGGACTAGACACATGATGCCACCCAACAAATTTCCTGGCGAGCTAATTTTCTCTGAATCCTATTCCCTACCATGATAGCCAGGAAGAGGTATGAAATCTTTGGGGAAGACTCGACTTGGATTTTCCGAGTCAAAGATTGGAATGCTTCTGACGGCACCGCCTTGTGCCATAATTTTTTGAGGGATGATGTCATTATCTGCATAGATTACTAGCACCCAGTCGTCCCATCTTCGATTGAACTCTTGGACTGTACTGGTCTGTACTTTCAGCGAACGGTCACTGTTATCGATCCACTTGGCTACATTCTGCTGCTCGTCGTAGTGTACACAGACCATAGCGTGTCCAGGGACACCAAACAAGGCTCCTCGGCCTTCAGCCATCGCTTTCTTCATTAGAGCTATGCTGGCCTGTCGATCCTGCCCTGCAACTTGCTCGAATTTGACGCCAAGTTCCCTGAGTTTCTTGGCGGCAGAACCCGGCCCAGAATAACTTTTGCAGTCCGACCTACTGGTAAGAGGCGGGTTCATTAGCTTGGGTTCTTCGGCCCACCTTCCTAGCATTTCTATAGAAGACCATACACACTGAATGCCGGTGTAATTCCTCACACGGCAGTCCATCGGAATCGGACTATGTAAGCCATCCGGCTCCTCTTCGCCGTAAATAGAGACGTATGACTCGGTATAGGTTGTCGTGATTTCAGGCCATGCCGGATTGTATTGCGGGCCTACCTGCGGCGGGGCCGCAGCGAACATCACCAAGAGGCTTAAAAGAGCAGATAGGGCTACTGCTAGAAAGGTATTTGTCCGATTCATGACTTCCTTTGCTTTTTCTTCATGGGCATTCGTTTCTTATTTTGGGGGGTCGGAGGAAGTTCTTTGGACCCACAGCCGTGATGTGTTGGATTGACAAATAACTCAGGCCGTTCTCTAGGAGCTTCGAGGCCGTTAATTCCAGCCCCTACTTCCTCAAGCCATTTCTTAAAAGAGAACTCCAGCATACCTACTTATATACTGCATGAGAAGCAAAAGCTGGATGTACAAACCGTTCGTAAATGTGCTGAGCATAGAGAAGGTGGACCTAGATGGTACGGTGATCTGGCGGAAAGAGAACCTGCACAATATCTTTCACATTGACGGTGAAGAGTACATGTTGAAGGCCCTCTTCGCCGGATTTACTATACCTGGAAGTTATTATTTCGGTCTGGATAACAGGGGGTCGTTAGATGACTCAGATACCCTAAATATCATCGCCACGACCGGCGACGAACCCACTATAAACGGATATAACAGACAGGCAGTTGGATCGGGGAGTTTCACAATTGCTGTAGTAGGTAGTCACAACTTGGCACAATCCCCAATCGTGACCTTTTCGGCAACAGGTGGGAGTTGGGGACCGGTTAGCAACCTATTCATGGCTACTACCAGTGATAACCTTGGGCACCTGATTTCAAGCGTGCCACTCTCTCAGTTAGTTACACTCGACAACGGCCAGTCGATCAATGTGAGATTAGGATTGTCTCTAAAGGATTGCACGGCCTGCTAGTTGATGTGGGCCACATTACTGTCGATAACGACCTCGTTGGCTTTGCCCGTCATGACGAAAAACGGCTGCCTCTTATTGACCTTCCCTTTGGTTGGCACATTACATACTAAATTTTCGACAAGCAAGCATTGCTGGCGATAGTGCAGGCTAATGATCGGCCTGCCTCTTTGTTTGCTAGCCGGTTTATTGTAGTGGAAGAAGAAGGAGTATCTCACGCCAGTGACTCCATCATTTCCTCCATAGTCATGATCTCGACATAGTGAACTATGTTGTTCACTTTGTCCTTTTCCTTCACCTTGTTGTACTCTAGGAACCTTAGATACCTCGAACCGCCATCCTCCTCGTCTAACAGGTTCTCTGCGGTCGGCGGCTTTTTGGTTTTTTTATAGTATTGTTGCTTCAACTCTTCGGGCAGTTGCCGCCACTTCTCGTCGGGTATCTTCTTTGGTGGTTTGTAGTCTTCTGGGAGTTGCGGCATGTTAATCTTATAGCCACGATTTTTCCGTTTAATGGGGTAGTGATCTGACCGGTTGGTTAGCTCATATTCACAGAAGACCTCTACCGCTGGCTCGGAGGTAGACCCTTTCTCGAACCAAACCGGTACGCTGATGCCAACCACCTTTTGAGGCTCGCCTTTGGCGAGACTATACCTCTGTTCTTTGGTGAGTGAAATGTGGTGCGAAATCGATAACGTAATCATGGAAGGTTCCCTTTTCAACAAGCTATATAGTTAGAGCCACACGGAGGTTTATTATAGCATGAACGGTAATTACTGGAAAGCCTTTCTAGGGATGTTGACTACAGCATTCGTCACGTTGCTGGGAATGCATAGTATACTCGCCCCTAAGCCGGACAAAATTATATCTTGGAGCCACTCACACGGCGGCGTAGCCCCTATGCCGCTTGTAGAAGACAGCGATCCAGTTACCGCTTCTATAAGAACCGGGGCACCAGAAGAGCAGCGAGGCCCCGAAGTTAGAAAATGGGTGGCCTCCAGCTTGAAGATCAGCGTTAGAGGGGCTAGTGGATCGGGAACTATAATCTTCTTTGATCAGAATACAGGATACGCCTATGTAGCCTCTTGTGGACACCTGTGGAGCGGCACCAAATCAGCAGAAGACCTTAAACGAAATCCCGTAACTTGTGAGGTCATAACGTGGTATCGTAACGAGACTAAGCTAGACAGCCCGAAAACTTACAAGGCCGAAGTTTTGTTTTGGAGCAATAACAGAGGATATGATACGAGTCTCATTAGATTCAAGCCCGATTGGGTGCCGCACTATTTTCCAATAGCTCCGGTCAACCACCAAATACCGGTGGGCACCCATGTTCATTCCTGTGGTTGTGACGGAGGCCGAGAAGTCGCACACTACGATGTCGAGATCGTGGGCATCCGCAGCGATGATCTAGTTACTAAATACAACAGCCCACGGCCTGGAAGATCAGGCGGCGGTTTGATGGATGATGCAGGTTTTTACATAGGAACTTGTTGGGGTACATCCGATACTAGCGGGTCTGGCATTGGCTATTTTACACCCCTCAGCAGTATTCACAAGGTATGGACTCAGAATGGTTTCGATTGGTTACTGAAAGTGCCGAAATCGGGATCGGTTGCTAGAGAGATTCCGATCAGGGATATGCTGGAACCAGGGCGACAGTTCCCCTCTGACTTTATACCAATCCCGGTAAACCCGATGCCTCTTCAGTATCGAGGAGTTTCCAGAGTGGTTGAAATGCTATCAAGAGTTTTACGTCCTTAACAGCACCACGATCTCAAACACACCCGGAGGAGATGTCCCAATCTCAATACCAAGGGGAGTAGTATTTGTCATCGCCAGTAGAAGTCTTTTTGGGTTGGAATTTTATTTTCATGCCTGCATAGTCCTTGGCTACCTTTTTCCAGGCTATAGTACGAAGAGCCGAGGAACTGTCAGCAACAGAAAACTTCTTCTCAAACTCGTTAAATTGCTTGATTGACTCTATACAACACAACTGTCCGAGGTCCAGTTCTAGTTTGTAGATATGAGTGACATGGTTCAGACGCAGTTTCGACCAAGATTCATTTTCGTCTAGAAGGTAACTTGTCCATGCTTTGCCGATTGAACAAATTGCCTTTATCTGAGAATACGATCATTTGGTCGTAGTTCAGAGTTTCGCAAAAATCTAGCAGAATTTTGTTCTTCTCTAGTTGTGTTAGTGCATCCGGTAGAACGGGCACATCTTGACGTAATCGCACCTTTCGCAGTGCTGGCCTACGTTTCCCCATGCTGCGTCCGGCTCGGTCCCCTCTATCTGCTTGTAGACTTCTAGAAGCTCTGACTCTGCCGCCTCTAATGACTGTTGACTGTACTTCGCTCCGATGAGTTTGGCACCCTCCAGATAGTAGAGGGCACACTTGATGTTGTCGGCCTTGACGTTGAATTCTCGTTGGACTACCCTTGCATACGTCCGCAACTGTAGATCGCTGAGAATGGTCAGGTTGTTTTTGCGAAACCTGCTCTCCTTGGAAGTTTTGTAGTCGATGATGAAGTAGTTGCCGTCTTTCTCGATGAAGCGGTCGATGAAGCCAGTGACGAAGCGGTGGTGGGGCGGGTCTAGGTCGTAACGGAACTTATGTTCTGTCACGCCGCCAAACCCGATTTGCTCGGTTAGACGCTCAATGGCTCGGAGATGAGATGGCATCCGCTTCTTGTACTCCGTTGGTATCTCGCTCGGACAGTAAGTGTGGGGTCTTCCATCCCTACCTTCTTCGATGACGACATTACCGCTGAGTACGTCGTGCGTCACGTCCTTGAGTAGTCTAGCACCTTTAGCCTCGACGTAGTTCTGGGCTATCTTGTGGATAACCTTGCCATAGATGAAGTAGAATGGCTCCTCCCCAGGAGGGATGGCCCGCAGGTGGTATCGAAACTTGTACTGGTATTGACACAAATCCCAACACTGTTTTCTACTTACAGAGATGTGTTCTATATCCATTTTTTATCTCCTTGCACTCAATCTAACGATTTGATATAGTCATGTCAACTGAAATTTCAGTGGTGTTATATGTTTAGCAAAACGTGTAAAAAGTGTGGAGTTGATAAGCCTCTAGTTGATTTTTCCCGTCTATCCAGATCAAAAGATGGACTAGATAGACGTTGCCGAGATTGTAATCACGAACTTAGGGGCAATAAAACTAGATTGAAACCGATTCCGATTGATTTGTCGAAAGAACAGACTGCCTATCTAGCTGGATTGATAGACGGAGAAGGGTATGTTGGATTGGCGAAATCCAAACGGTCACAAGGAAGGTTCAAAGGAAATCATTATATGTTTCCAAGGCTGGTTATCACTCTTACCAACCCGGTAATGCACGAGATTAGAGAAGAATTCGGTTTTGGCCGGGTGCAGTTCGTTAAGCGTAGAAAAGAAAATAACAAGGACAGATATGATTGGCACATCTCTTCTAATCAAGCCAGAATGCTTCTTCCCTTGGTACTGCCATTTATGAGGGTTAAGCAAAAACAAGCCAAACTGTTGCTTCAATACCTCGATCTGGCTACCAAGAAAGATCGAACTCAGTTTTACCGAGACTCCGTGGATTTGGTATACTGCGAGTTGCGGCGGTTGAACAGAAGGGGTATTGAAAATCCAGACTGAATCGCATGGCTCCTAAAAAGAGAGAACCTGATGAGTGATTTCCCAGACGAGAAAAACAGACCGTCGAAGGGAATTCCCGGCTATCCAGGGATGGTTGGCGACATGGGCGGAAAAGGAGCCTCCGCAGGAGCGGCACAACCGAAGAAGATGAAGTCTAAAATGAAGAAATAGCATGGCTATCGACTTCGACAAATTCCTGAAGTGGGCAGAATCTAGATGGGATGGCGATGTCGTTGTCAAAGGCAACGAGATCAAGGTCAATTCCATCTTCTGCGAAGACTTCAAGCACCATCTCTGGTGCAACCCAATGGGCGGCAAGAAGGAATTGCCCAACGGTGCCTTCCGATGCTGGAAGTCAGACCGGCATGGCAGCCTCATTACGCTAGTCATGCTTCGTGACAACGTGACTTACCAAGAAGCGTTGGACATCTTGGGTGCCACAGACCTCTCGATGGTAGAGCTTGAAAGAAAGCTCGCCGAGATCATGGGCAAGAAGGACGAGCCGGAATTGCCTGTGGGCGAACGGGGCCTGCAACTCCCTCCAGAAACCTACCGCATCGAGGACTTGGACTCAAACAATTTCTTCCGTGTCGAAGCCGAAGTCTACATGTTGAGCCGTTGTCTGCCTACAGAGGGATTGTACGTCTGCTGCGGCGGTGAGTATCAATATAGAATTGTCATTCCTTATTACGATAGAGAGGGCAGGTTGATTTACTTCAATGCCCGCTATCTTTCCGAAAGCGATAAGGTTGCGAAGTACCGTGGTCCTGATAAAGAAGTCGGTGTGGGCAAGGGTGACGTGATTTACATGCCCAGGTGGTATCTTCCTGGCGGCAAACTATATCTCACCGAAGGCGAGTTCGATGCGATGTCGTTGTTGGTAGCTGGTTTGAATGCTGGGGCTTTCGGTGGTAAAACCATTTCAGAGCAGCAGGCCGAATACCTGCGTGGCTACATTCCGGTGCTGTGTGTTGATAATGACAATGCTGGAAAGGCTGCACTACCCGACATTAAAGATAAACTGACTGGGTGGGGTTTCACAATGCGTTATGTGCGTCCACCCTCGCAGTTCAAAGACTGGAATGAGATGCTACAAAAGGCGGGACCAAATCTCATCAAAGCTTATATCGAGAAGTACGAGAAGGACTTTACAGAGAGTGATCGATTAGAAATGAGGTTCAGCCAGATACCTCCATCTGACCCGATCAAACTAAGGAAATATCAATGAGATTATTGAACAAGATGAAGGGTAAAGTGGTCACGGTTTTCACCAAGCCCATTAACAGAGACTTCAAAACCGAACAACCTGATAAGTATCCTCAACAGTTATACCACTACTTTGTGGGCGTGTTGGAAGAAGTGGATGATTGGGGATTGACGATAAGACAAGCTACCACAGGTCTAGAAAGTTTTTTCTTCAAAGATCAAGTCGTAGCAGTCTGCCAGGAAGAGTTACTTGATCCAGAAGACCCCGTACACAAAAAGGCCATAGAAAAGATGAAAGCCGCTGCGTCTCAGCCAATTAAGTCCAAGCCTGAGCCTAGCAAAACTGTGAATCCAGCGGCAATTCAAGAGATGTTAAAGGGCCTCAACGATCAGTTTGGCAGGCGTTAAGCCCGCAGCAACTTCTTGTAGAAGGCTATCTTTTCAGTCCAAGGAAGGGAGTCTACTTTCAACTTTGGGATGAAAGTGTCCTGCTTTCCTTTTCGCAGCAACTCTAGGAGGTAGTTCTTCTTCTCTTCGGGCGTCATCTCTTCGTAAAGATTCCGGTTGAAATTACTCCAGACGTCGTGTGACTCCAACCTATTCAATATGTCATCGACTTCAGCATCTACTTCCTTCTCGGATTTGCTCGTCTGCCCACCTATCGGCAGGTCGCTTTTCTTTTCTCTAGTTTTGATGTAAGCCATTAGCAAATCAGCAGCTTTTGGCGTGACATGAAAGATCGTGCCGATGTAGTTCCTCAATCGGGCATTTGCCCAGATGTTTTTGAGATCATCTGGAGCTTCCGGCACAAGGCTCTTTGATTTCAGGTATTGGTACGCCTTCTCCTTGCCAGCTTTACCATCCTTCCATTCCTTGTGCCTACGCTGCTGCAATGGTGTTTTCTTGGAACCAGACATCTTGCTTTCGATTGTTTTCAGCATGTCTGCTCTCTGATCCCAACTGAGCTTCATGCCTTCTAGTTCCTCGTCAGACAGCTTTCTAGTACCATACAATACGGCTGCGGAGTCATCAGGTGTCGTTGGTGTCGGCAATTCTCTTCCAACGTCTTCGCCTTCCGGTGCTGGAGGTTTCTCTGCAACAGGTGTTGCAGGCGTTGTAGGCGTTACTTCCTCTCCCGCTGGCGGGACGACCATTTTCTTTTTCCTTGTCCGCTTTGGTGACGGTCCTGGCAAATCCGCATCTGTCTGTGGCGATAGAGCAGGCTGTAGTCGTGATGTTGCATCATCGGCTGCTGGTTCATCTTTTGGCGTGGGTACTACCGGTTTTGGTTTACTGCCATCTGTTTTTTCTGCCTCTGGTGGGGTTATAGGAGTCGGTGCAGCGGTCCCGCCACTGCCCTTACCCAACTCATAAACTTGTTTGATGGCGTTGAACACGGCCTTGCATACAGCACTTTTGAACCCATCAATTAGATTCTTCAGGTCTGGCATATCGGCGAGCGATGCTTCGATGAACTCTTGGCAGATCGCCTTTGTGAATTGCTCTGCAATATCTTCGGCCTTATCTTGCATCGAGGCATATTCTACCAACTTCAATCTATCTTTGGAGAATGTATCTACCCAATCTTTGATATACGGAGCGTAATCTGGATTGTCTCTGTGATGCCCATACCAGAACCATCTGAAAATACCCCGAATCCCTCTCCAGGCCGGTAGCTTTGTCCACCAAGGCTTGCCGCTTTGCGTCACAGCAGAAGTAGGGACTTCGGTGCCGTGTACGGTTCCCGTCTTGCTTGGGTCATGTGTATCAACTGGTGGAGGCGTATCGTCTACCGCAGGAGTTGGCGTAACCGGCGTGGGGGCAGGAACATTAACAGGTGCCGGTTCCTTTTCAGTAGGTGCTGGTTTCCTTTGGTCTAATCTTTTGAGACGAGCTTCCAAATCTTGTTGCAACTTGTCGGTTAACAGTTCAACGTGGTTGACAAGGTTCAGATATATGTTCAAATACGGTGGTTTAGGTTGAGCCATTTCACTCCTTAGACGGCATATATTCCCCGATTTTCTTCAGCGACATGATGCAGGAATCAAAACGGTGGAATTCACTAGATAGGTACTCCATCGTGCGTTGTTCGAGTTCCTTCACTCCAGACTGCTCTACCTCGAACACAATCGCCTTGCCTCTACGACCGACGACCTTGTATCCGTGCATGAGCAGGTACGCACCCGCACCCAAGTCTGTCACTTCTTTGTATACTACTGGTTCTGTCATTTTCTTTCCTTCTCTTTCTGATTAGTTGGAAGCCTCGGCTGCGATCAAGCAACCCCTGGCTACCGAATAAAGCGTGTCCGCAGGCTTCAATACCTTACCGATCTCCACGGATAGCTTTGCGTTTCGCAACGCCTCCTCGAAGACCTTTTCAAACCCATTGGGTGAGGCAGTGCCTCCAGACACGACTACGTTCACCGGATGATCCATACGAGCCTTATGCCCGGCATCATCTAGGCCCTTCTTGATTCCTGCGACCGTCTTCTGGATCATGATCTCGTATTGCGTCTTGATCGCCTGTAGCAACAGCGAATCGTTCGACTTTGTGAAGTCGAGCTTTATTTTTTCTTTGTTGATGTAGGTAGCCGTCTCGCCGGTAACTTTGGCGGATTGCTTGTCGATCCAATCACCACTATTGACGATAGAGAATTGGAAAACGGGGGCACCGAAGATGGCGAAGCATAGATTGACCATGCCTGCACCAAAAGATACGCCAATGCCACTGTATGCGTCCTTGGCTAGCTCGGCGTAAACCAATGCCAAACCCTCGTTAATTGGTCTGGCCTCGACTTTCTTCCCTGAATCTGATGTGTATGATTTGAAGACTAGCTCCAATACTTTGGAGTGGTACTCCGAATCTGTCTCCTGGTTTACAGCGTCAGCAGGAACACTGTAGTAAAGAACTTCCTTGTCATTCTTGATTTCATCTAGCAAACTGTGGATCATGATAGTCATAATCTGTTGGGCGTGCTTTTCCTTGGGATTCAAGCAGCCGTCCTTCATGGGTCTCTTCAACTCAATCTGTGGCATCGTATATGCCATGTTGACTGCTGCTTCGCCCAGAGCATACGCTACCCCAGCATCCGGCCTCTCGATCAGAGGGACGCCAGCATTCCGCATCATGTTGAACACAAAGCGGTTCTCAATGGGCATCTCCAAGAAGGCGTTGATCTCCCTCTTGTGAATGATATTGCCCTTGTCGTCACGCTGGGCACAAACCAAGTTGAATGTTCCGCAATCAAAACCTATAGCCATTTCATTCTCCTACTATCTTGCCAAATTTGATTTTTTCTATACCCTGGAGGTCTGGCATCATCCAGTCAATACTTTCTTTCTCTTCCTTGACAGCCGGTTGAGCCTGTGCCTGAACTTGATCTTGTGGTTTGGCGACTACCTCTGCCCCTAGCGTATGGAGGTTGATATTTAGCTCCAAGGCTATAGTGACAATGCATTCACCTTCTTTCGTTACAACCTTCGTTACGACAGGCTGTTTTAACACTTGCGGCATGTATTATTTATCCTATAGTCTCCGAATACTCAAACCGATTCAAAACCGGAAGAGTCCTCGACTTATTTACGTTGCCGTCAAGCATTCTTCTTATCCCATCCGTTATCATCTCGCCGGTTAGTTCCGTCAGACAGGGCTTAGGGTGTTTTGTGCTTTTTGGACAACCACCCCAATCATAGCAAGGGCCACAGTCCCAATTTCCATTGTCTCGGTGTAGTTGAACTAGGTTGAACTTATAGTATTTCCCGTACACTTTTCCATCGAAAGCCGTAAAAATACCAGTCAATGGTTTCCTGATGCCCCCGGCAAAATGGAAGGCAGCACTGTCTACTGAGACAACGTAATCAACCGCATTTAGAATCGACATCCATTGCCTGATCGTCAGCCCTGTGAGTACAGGCACCTTCAAAGCCTCTAACTCCGCAACAGGCCGGTCGTGTAGCCCCAGGACTGTGAGGCCCTGAGATCGCAGATAATCTACCGCTGCCTTTTGCTGATGCATCAGTAGGTTTTTCACCGTCATCGCAGATATAGGGCAAAAAGCTACGGTTTTCTTGCCGTTGCAGTGTGACCCTACTAGCTCCTCGCCGAATGCCCGCTCCTTGGAAGTAAAGCGAATGTTCATGTTGTGGGTTTCTAATTTTAGCCCACAGTGATTTGCCCAGATATCACTTCGATGTTTGTCGGAAAAAGGAGCCTTGGCCGACTCGTAACGGTGACAATTGTATGTTGTATCATACCAAATCAGGTAATCCTGCACCGAAACCGACTTACAGTTTAATATCTGGTCAATATGCGGATGATCTATGACTGCCGGGAAATACATCTCAGGCAGAGCAAAAATCAGCCGACATTCCGGCATCACCCTCTTAAAATTCTCAAAGATCATCCTGTGCATCAAAATATCTCCCAGCCCTCCTGCTGCCCTGACTATCAGAACCGTGTTTCGTTTCTCATAGAATTGTCGTAGCGTAAAGGGTTTGGGAGGAGTTATCTTGTGCGACAGAATCTTCGGCATACCGTATCATAGTTAAACCAACAAAAAACCCCATGCAGCTTTGCTGCATGGGGTTTGTTTACTTAGTTGAGTCTAGGTTAGCTCTTGTTCACAGAACGGATACCCAAGATGACCTGGACCTTGTTGACGTTACTGGCACCGGAAGCACTGTTGTCGAACTCGATCTTGGTGACGACTAGATCGCCATTGTCGAAGACCTTGGTGCTGGCCTCTTCCACAGTCAATACGGCGGAAGCACTGCCGTTCAAACGAACCTTGACCGGGTTGGCAGAATCGGTGTTCTCGATCATCACGAATGCAGCCGCACTGCCGTAGGTAGCTACGATGTCTAGTGAGTTGCCATTGCTCGTGTAGGTAGAATTAGCGACAATAATACCGTCGCCAGCGTTACCAGGAAGCCACGTCACAGGGTAGTTACCGGCATTGCCGTCTTGATCGTTGTATACGCTGCCGTCATCGGTTACTACTTCAATGAAAGCCTCGTTCAACGGAACCTGTGGGTAGGCGAATCTCTTCCAGTAGTTCGAGTCCGTGAAGGTCTGGCCGTCCTTGAGTAGTCTCTGAGACTTGCCTGGACCCATCACGAAGATACTTCTCTGGATGGACTCAGCGAATTGGGCACCGGTAGCTGGATTCATATCCAACTGGCCCTGATTCATGTTGTTTAACTTAACCTTAAATACGCTCATTTTTCTCCTCGTGTTGCAGGTAAGGTCGAATGTTCCTTAATCTTCACTCGTATATATTCAAGGGTCGAACAAAACCGTTATAGATTTTTTCCAATACGCCTCTGTTGGGGAACATCTTTCTATAAAGCTCTGTGCCTATGCCCGTTGGGATTAGGTATGTCATCAATCCGTGGGCCGCTGACGAGTAAAGGAACTCAGATTCCACACCTGCAACACATCCGACTCCTTGTGGTTGATCTATTACGACCTCGTATCCCATTATCGAGAGTTTGTTTTTGAAGTAAGGTATGTCACCTGGGTCTAGATTCTTTGTTGGCAATATTCCTTTGGTCCAAAGAACGCATCTAGTGTTTGGTTTGGCAATGGAGGGAGGAGGCGGAAACTGAAGAGAGGATTCTTCCATGATAGTTAGAACGGGATGACTCATCAGGTCGCTCGTCATTTCTCGCACATGTCCAAATTCTCGTTTTGTATCTTTGTAAATAGACCAGGGCCAAGTGTTAGATTGGTTGCTGAGTAGGTGATAGAGTTCGTCTTTGCACGACAAATGGATTTCAAGTCCGGTTAGTTGTTTTTCTATATGCGGTCTTAAATAGGATAGCTGGACGATGTATTCGGCACAATTTCCAAAGTACCCTATGCAGTAACGGTCCTTGGCTTTCAAATACTTATCGAAGGGTATAGGCATGTCTACCTCTAACAACCAAATGGTCAGCGAGGCCGTCGCTGGGATGTCACTCTTCTGCCAGCAGTTCGGCAAAATGGACATCCACACTACTATAGTTTTGGAGGAGCTATTTAAGGAGTTGCTACAACACCATGAGAGCGTTTCTGTACCTAGCGAGGAGAGACAAAAAAGGATTCAAACTACTGAGCGTCTTCAATTCAGAGAAGAAGGTTGGTCCAGCGAGGGCGTCGAGCATTTCAGACTTGAGTTTGCCGAAGAATCTGGAGGCCCAGATACAGCAGAGCATCGACAAGGATGATATGTTCTGGGAACCTTGGTTGGAGACGGCAAATAGTTTCAACGATCTAAAAAAGTCGCTACAAAACAGGGGCTATACGAACCTGCCTATTCACGACAGTCCAAAACACGCCAGCGTCAACTTCTACTTTTCAGATGAAAAGAAACGCAAAGACAGCGAGATCATTCCAGATATGTCTAAATTGGATAAGCCGAAAACTATGGTGAGAAGAAAGAGTAGTGGTTAATCGACTCTTCGTATACAGTGGCGTGCGATGAAGAAGGTGCCTGAATCTACCTCGATGAGAAAATTCTTGCCATTCACATCCACGACGATGCCGCCTTCATTGATGAAGTCTAGGGCCAAGTCTTCCGCTTCTCCGTTCTCTGGCACCATACGGGCGATTAACTTTCTCTCGCTGACCTTAGACTCTACCTGTATCCCGATCAGGTCGCTTGTCCTCTTGGGCTGTCCTTGTCCTTCATGGCCGTCCTTTTGGAACTCCATCCATTTTTTGAAATCATCTAAAGAAAACTTAGGTGCCTGCATCTTCTTCCTCAAAGAATGACACTACTTTGTCCTCGGTTATATATGTAGCATTCTCGTACTTTGCTCCACTTGAGTGGTCCACAATCTCGATTCCTTCTTGCCTTAACCAGTGCAGGTTGCCGTCTATGATGTGTTGCGACATCAATTGTTGCTCGTATGTATACAGCCCATTCTCTAACCTGACCGAAGCTGGCCGCTCATCCACGAACGAAGCATCACAACAAAACAGCATGAGCTTTCTTACGCCGAATCTATAAGCCAGTCCTACGGCGGCACATATCGGATTACGGTAGTCGTCTATCTTGTAGGCTGGTTGGAACCTAGTGCCTGAATACAATTCGGTTGATACAGGACTGTAGGTGTAGATGTCTCCTTTGTACCTCTCCAAGAACTCCGGGCAAGTCCTCGAAGAAGCAACGCACCTGGGGAAAAATCTTTCCTTTGGTAGATCGGATAGGCATTCCCGATAGGGATTATTGACAACATAGAAGTTGATTCTTCTGCGGAGTTCAACCGGTGTGGTCTTGTTCGTTAGAGTCCATTTAGACAACGCACCGTTGACAGCTATGATGGCGGCATTATGGTCGATCCCAGCCAGGAGTTTCTGTTTCTCGGCAAAACCATACCCATCTGATACAATCACTATTTTTTCTAGCGTCACGTTCTCGGTGTCAATCCGCAGATATTTCTGTTGATGCGAGAAACTTTCGTTCTCCATATACAACTGGTAGTCTGCGTTGGAGTAGAGATGCTTGTTGATGTCTAGAAAAGGGGCCTTGGACTTTGTGAAGTTCCTCACCCATACCATGCTGGGAGTCAGCAGGTACTCGTTATTTAGAATTTTCTTTGTTCTCATCATTTCGGACATGGTACGATAGCGAAGCATGGCAAGTCCTCCCCCTCTGTGTTCACAAAGGAACTGCGAGGGTCAAACTGCAATGGTATCGGACCACCCTTGTAAACTAGTGGTATTTCTGGAATTTCGGGCATCTCGAACCGTGCCACAATTTCTCTTGGGATGTCGTGTACGATAGAGATGACATCTGGTATACCAACTACCCTGATCTGCTCTGGTATTCCAGTGGCATCGATCAAGATACTCTTCGGAATCTCGCCGAGAAGTTCAACTTTGATGGAGTGAGGTATGTTTAGTTCTCGGCTAGCCTCGATTAGTATACGCTCTGGCAAAGGAACGGCCTGAACCACATTCACTATGTCCGGGATCGGTATTTGCTGCTCAATCACGATCTTCTGCGGCAACGGTTCAATAGGTCCGACTATGTGGATGTCTTTGAGATTAGTTACCGAAATCTCATAAGGCAGTGTGTGCGTAACTTTCACATCTGGTATCTCAGGCACAAGTAGTTTGATTGTATCTGGGATGCCTATGTTCAACGGCTCAAGTTGTAGGTCGCCATTGAATCGGCGAGCCATCTCCTGATCTTCAAACTCCTCGCCCACACCAGTAGGGAAGGCCATGAACGGAGATGCCGAAGGACATTGCACGGTAACAACACATGAGACGGTCGGCGGGCTGCCCCAATCAACATTCACATTAGGAGGCGTACCCCAACTAACGTTTGGGCTGGGCGGTGTTCCCCAATTTACGGTTACACTTGGAGAGCTGCCCCAACTCAGACTTACAGTTGGTGGGCTACCCCAATCTACACTCACAGCGGGAGCGGTGCCCCAATCTACAGAGATTGGGCTATATGCCGGTCCTGTAATTGAAAACGGGGCATACGTTGGGCCAGAAATCGAAAACGGAGAGTAATTTGGTCCAGAGATGCTAAATGGACTGTACTCTGGTCCTGTGATGCTGAATGGACTGTATGCCGGTCCTGTAATTGAAAACGGGGCATACTCCGGTCCTGTGATCGAGAATGGGCTGTACTCCGGTCCTGTGATGCTGAATGGACTGTATTCTGGTCCTGTGATGCTGAATGGACTGTATGCCGGTCCTGTAATTGAAAACGGGGCATACGTCGGCCCTGTGATACTAAATGGGCTATACTCCGGTCCTGTGATGCTGAATGGACTGTATTCTGGTCCTGTGATGCTGAATGGACTGTATGCCGGTCCTGTAATTGAAAACGGGGCATACGTCGGCCCTGTGATACTAAATGGGCTATACTCCGGTCCTGTGATGCTGAATGGACTGTATTCTGGTCCTGTGATGCTGAATGGACTGTATGCCGGTCCTGTAATTGAAAACGGGGCATACGTCGGCCCTGTGATACTAAATGGGCTATACTCCGGTCCTGTGATGCTGAATGGACTGTATTCTGGTCCTGTGATGCTGAATGGACTGTATGCCGGTCCTGTAATTGAAAACGGGGCATACTCCGGCCCTGTGATCGAGAATGGGCTGTACTCCG